AAGAAGGATACTACTGGTTATTCATCTATAAGAAGTAAAGATGCAGTGAAAAAACCACCAACAGAAAAACCAAGTCCATTTGGGTCACACTTTAAAACATTCAAAAGTAGAAAGACTGGTAAGAAGACAGTCATTAGAAAGATATAAATAGTATTATGACTAAAAGATTAGAAACATTACTTCAACAATTTACATCCTTAAAAGAGGATGCAGTCGCATCAGCGGAACTAAAAGCAAAACAAGCAGAAGAATTGGAACGTCTTAAAACAAAACATGAGACCGAATTAGAAGCACTTACTGATAGACACGAAAGAGAGAGTGAGAGACAGAAAGGTCAAGATGAGAAAGAAGTAAAGGATGACCAAATCAAGGCAAAACGAGACGCTGATAGAAAGGCAAACGAAGAACGGGATTACAAAAAAGAGTATGCGAATTATCACTCAAAACCCGACCAAATTAAAAGACGTGCAAAAAGAAACGAAGCACGAAGAAGTCTAAAGGACAGAAAAGATATAAAAGGAAAGGACGTTCACCATAAGGACAACAATCCTATGAACAACGATAAGTCTAACCTTAGTATTGTTTCTCAAAACTATAACAGAAAAGAACCAAGACTTAGAGAAGAAGACTCTGTAGAAGAAGGTAAATATGTCTCAGATATTGGTGATATTATTAACGTCATTTTCAAAAAACTTAAAGATAAACTAGAGACAGAATACAAAAGGAACCCTGAAAAAGGTCTTGGTATGATTAATACCGTAGGGGCATTTGTAAATCATAAAGTGACTGATAAGAAACAACAGAAAAATAGATTGTTTCTTAAGTTTGGTGATGTACAGGAAGTTAAACAGGACAAAGATATCAAAGACCGTGAAGGTACACAACCATCTAAGTATTATGCAAAGGATGCTGATGGTGATGAGATGTCCAAATCTACCAAACAAAAACGTGCCGCTCATTTTGCACAGAAGAAAGATGGCCCAGCGCCAGGCGATGCAAGTGCAGAAACAAAACCATCAAAACACACCAAGAAATTTCAAAAGATGTTCGGTGAAGATGCTGGTAAATCACTTGCAAAGAAAGCAGACAAGTCAGGAATTGCTAAAGGTATTCTACAACAAGTTTATAACAGAGGAGTCGCCGCTTGGAAAACTGGTCACAGACCAGGCACAACGCCAGAGCAGTGGGGACATGCTCGTGTTAATTCTTTTATCACAAAAGGTAAGGGAACTTGGGGTGGTGCTGATAAAGACCTTGCTAAGAAAGCAGGTGGTTAAGTGACATTTTGGTTTGTAGTATTGATAACTATATGTATTTTATACATGGAAATGGAGAGTAGACATGACAGGAAATAAACATGATAACGGTGTTCACGAAATAGGAACAGACGAAATCCGTAAAGCATACCAAGAAGACACGCCTGGGCAAAGTGTAGAAGAATACTTGTCACAGATTGCACTCGTCAATGAAGAACAAAAGAAGAAGACAAAGAAACACTTCAGTCAAGTGTTCCAAAACCCGTTAAAAGGATTCCCGTACAACGAAGAAAAAGTAGAAGAAAGACATTCAGATGAAATGAGAAAAAGAACTCAGTCTCAACAAAAGGCACATCAAAAAGCAATGATGAAGTCTGCAAAGAAGTCAATTAAAGACTATGATAGAAAAAATAAGAAATAATGAAGACTTTCAAAGACCAAGCTCTTATCGAGACACTCGATACACTACAAGAGACTAATACTAACATCCTTGACAATCCATTCAGGTTGGGTTCCTTAATGTTCTTTGAGACCATCAAAGAAGCACGAAAGTTAGTCAGTGAAGGACGATATAGACTCACAGAAGTCGATAGACATATACTAGAGACAGATATTGGAGATTTTGAAGTATATGAGGGTAATCTAGTACCACTCGATTGTCCGATGATAATAGAAGAGGAAGAAAAGAAACAACCCGAATTAAATAAACCAAAAGCAGGTGGCCCTAAAAAATACTATGTCTATGTTAAAGACGGAGACAAAATTAAGAAAGTGACATGGGGTGACACTACAGGGTTAAAGGTGAAACTTGGTAACGAAAAAGCACGTAAATCATTCGCTGCTAGACACAAGTGTTCACAACAAAAAGATAAAACCTCTGCTGCCTATTGGGCATGTAGATTACCATATTATGCAAAACAGTTAGGACTATCCGATGGAGGTAGTTTTTACTGGTAGGAATACATTATGACCAGTGACCACCCATATACAGAAACACTTTACGAACAACATGGTACTGGGTTACCATATATAATAAGGACATTCTCAGAAACAGTCGATGAAAATGACCTCATTTGGCATAGAGATAGAACAAATAGAACACTTCGAATCCTTTCAGGTACGGATTGGAAGTTGCAATTAGATGATAAATTACCTGAAACACTTGCTACTGGAGGCGAATACTTTATTCTCAAAGAGACATATCACCGATTAATTAAGGGTCATGGCGACTTGGTGGTAAGGATAGAGAATATATAAATAATAGTACTATGAGTTATAACAAAGACAACTGGAAAGATAAACTAGACGAAGTCCGTAACTTTGGTCGAGAACCTGCTGTAGTAGTGGAAGAAGTTCTTGATAATGATACAGTAATCAATAACGAGATTGAGGAAGAACTTAAAAAGTTTTTCCAAGAGGAAGATACCACCACAGAAGTAATAGAAGAAGATGTTCTATTAGAAGCATCTGCTGGTGAGATGATTGATAAGTTATTCAATCTAAAAGGTGATAAAGATTCACAATACGGTGTTGCAAAAATGTTAAACATGACTGGTGTTAAAGTAGTTCAAGCAATGCAGAAACAAAATCCTGATGGGTTTATGAAAACTGTAAAGGCACTAGGTAAAGACTCAAAAATTAAACTTGCAACAAACAATGCATTAATGAAAATGTTCAAAGATGCTGGGGTTAAACCTCTTAAAGATGAAGTTGAAGTTAAAGAAGAAAAACTTTCAGTAGAAAAAACTGTAGAAAAACTTGTAGAAAGAAACATGTTAGGTAGATTGGCAAAATCTTTACGTTTGGATGAAGAAGGTAAAGAGAAAATGTTCGACTACTTCGAAAATGGAGAATTAAAACAATAATGAAATTCACATCTATGGGTTTATCAGAAGACCTAATCAACACAATGGAAGCAGTACTTGCCATGGAAGGCGATTACGAAGAGTTCTTTCAAAAAGCACTTAAAAAGTTTGGTGTAGACTCACCAGCAGATTTTAAATCAGACGAAGAAAAGAAGAAGTTCTTTGACTATGTAGATAAAAACTACAAAGGGAAGGACGAAGAAGTCGAAGAAGGAAAAGTAAAACCTGTAAAAAAGTTCTTAAAATTGGGTGACTGCTCTTACGACAAGAAAAAAAAAGTTAAAGAAGACAACAGTCAGGGAATGGAAGACTTTGTAGAATACAAGTACAAGTCTGCATCACTCAATAAAATCAAACAAGACCTCAAGAAATTGATGAAAAGAGAATCAGAGTTTAAAGATTCTCAAAAGTATGGTAAGATGTTGATGAAAGTTATGGATAACGTTACTCTTGTTAACGATGACGGCATCCCACATATGACACCAAAGTTCAGTAAAGAAATCATTGCTGCTTATAACGGTGACACAATGTTTAGAGAAGACGTTGCATCAATCATCATTAAACATGATGACAATCTCGCATACGCAATATTCGGAGTATAAATATGAATCTGTTTCATGAAGCAAAAAAAGTTCTAGACAAAGATGGTAAAGTAAATCCACTTGGGCCATACGGTAAGATGAAACTTACTGGTCAAGAAGTTGCAAACTACTTCAGAAAAAACAAAGTATCAGATGCAAAAGTCAAAAGGGCAGTAGAAGTTGCACTCGACATGAGTGGTGCTATGGATATTGCATCTAAAGAAATTAAGAAGTTCTTTGGTGATAAGATTCTCAAATCAAAAGAAGTACAGACTGCACTTAAGTATGCAAACGAAGAAGTAGTATCAGAAAGTGCAGAAATGGTAATCCATGCTGATGATGCAGTTCAATCAAATCTTGTTGTCAAGATGGCAAGTAAACACGGACTGAAATCAAAGAAAACTAAAATTTCTTGGTCAGGTAAAGACGGAGTTGTTGTTTCAGGTGATTCAAATAAACTCAAGAAGTTTATGTCTGCAGTTGAAAAAATGTCAGAAGGAACTGTATCAGAAGGCATGAAGATGAAAGACATCATGCGTAAACATAAGAGAGAACTTACTAAAGCATACAAAAGTGGAGACTTGTCTTTCATGTCATCAGCAGGTAAGAAAGCAGAAGATGACTTAATGCAGTGGGCAATGGATAACGGCGAAGTCAAAACTGATGACCCCGATGATTTTTTTGATTGGTTATCTCGTGACCTCGAAGACATAGTCAAAGGTAAAATCAAAGAAGAAAGAATAAACGAGAACTACAGAGTTCTTGCAAAACATGGTATGGGTACTGAAACAAAGAACTCAATCAAAGTAGGAACAGAGATTGATTATTATCGTGCTGACGGTGCTAAGTACATGGGTAAAGTCACCAAGATGACTCCAAAAGGTTACATTGTTAAAGACGATAAGAATGGTAAGAACTACCAGTTCACTTATCACGATAGAGTTAAAGCAAAAAAATATCTCAAACAGGGTGACAACATACAAGAAAAAGTAGAGTATGCAGAATACAAATTCAGAAACAAAAGAGATGCTCAGAAAGCATTGGACTACTTTAAAAGTCAACAGTTAATCAAACTAGAACTCAATGATGACGGATTAAGTCAAGGCGAACTCGCAGTTGATGCTGGTAAGTATGACATGTCTAAGTATCACAAAGAAGTGTTAAAGAAATTTAAACCAAAAGTTCTAACAACAGAAATGTCATCTGCACAACAGGCAGCAATTGCAATCGCAAAGAAAAAGAAAAATGAATCTGTTATGGATGCATACAGAGACATGTGGGAAGAAGCAGTTGCAGTTATTTTATTGGATGAACAAGTTGCAGACCTCACTGTAGATATAAGAAACAAATTATCAAAACCAGCAGACCAAAACAAACATGCAATGGAAATTGCAAAACAGGCAAAAAGATTTGGTTTAAAAAGTTCAATGATGGGTAAACATGTCAGACTTAAAGGTGGTAAAAAGGCAGTCAATGACTTTCTAAGAGTAGTTATCGGTAAATCATCATATGGTGACCCAACAGAACAAGATACATCAACACCTCAGATAGATAAAATTTTGACTAAGGGATTGAAGTAATATGAACTTAATGGAAACCTATAGAAGTATCGTAGAAGCAGCACCAAAAATGAAAAAGTTGGGCATATACGGTTCAGAAATCAGTGGATTAAAATACAAGAATGGTACCTATACTGCTAAACCAGTAATATATGGTAGTAATAAGTTAGGATTTAAAGTCCAAAATGAGTTTGGAGACTTTGAAACTATCGACCTTAAAACATTCGCCAAAAGGTTCGGATAATGGATAGAGTAGACGCCAGATATAAACTCTTTAAAGAAAAATTAAAGAAACTGGGATATGCTAAGAAAGAGGCAAAAGAAACTAACGCTGTTTTAGAAAAGGCGGGTGACTTTGGTATGATGTCTGATGCTGGTAATAAGAAAATTGCACGTGCTGTTAAACAGTCTAAGTCAGAGAAAGAACTCAAACAAAAGTTAGAGAAAATTTCTACAATGGCCGGCGGAAAGTATTCTGAAGCATCTGAAGATGAAGTACTTGATAGGGCAATTTCTGCCTTCCAAGATACTGCAATGGGTTCACAGGCATGGGCAGATAAAAATATCGTTGTCCAACTTGGTCAATTTAGAGACCATATTAAGGACGGAGAAGTCTCCACCAACGATAATAAAAAGACGAAAGTAAAGAGAGATGATGCGGTAAAGGTTTATGATACTTTAATGAAGGTTAAGGCCCCTATTCGTGATAAATACTCTAGACTTTTACAGAAAGACGCAAAAACGTTTAAAAAGACTTTTGATGCTATATTGAAAGTCGCAAACAAATAAAGAGGAAATTAAAATGGCATTATGGGGACATACTTCAGGTTCAGAATCAAAACCAAATTGGTTATCTGATGCTGATAAATTAAAAACGGTAGCAAAACCACACGGTTGGGAATTAGTTCGTAAAGTTGGTTCAAGAACTTTGACTGAAACATTAGTTGCGATGAAAAATCTAACAACTGCCTTGGGTGCTGCTAACTTAACTGATATCGATTGGAATATCACTGCTTTTGACAAGTCAGAAGGTGGAACACTATCTGTTACTGCAACTTTTAACGAAGATGTAGACGTAACTGGAACACCACAACTAACTGTAGTTAACAGTGTTAATTCTAACCACACATTATCATATGCAAGTGGTACAGGTACTAACGAATTGGTATTTACACTAGTTATTGGTGCTGCTAACGCTGCTACTGATGCTGATGATGTACTTTCAATTGGTGCTAACGCAATTGCATTGAACGGTGGAACAATTAAAGATAAAGGTACTTCAACTGTATCTACAATTACTAACGTTGCTGGAATTGGAACTGCTGCTGGTACAATTACTGTAGTTGCATAAAACAATAGGGAAAAATTATGAAGAAATTTAAAGACTTTTTAGATGAATCATATATGGACGGCGCTGGTCTATCTTCAGAGAAGGTACCATTTGACGTTGATGATTCAGTCGTTAAACAAAAAGTTAACGCTATCTTAGGACACACTGCAACAGTTGAGTTCATGAATCCACTTGCTGCTTTGCAACAGATGGAATCTAAACTTATGCAGTTGGGTATGACTAAACTAAGAAGTGTTGGTGAAATGGGTGTTGTACAGAACGAAGAGTTCGATGACGCTGGTGAGATGGATTTAGAGTTCACTAGATATGAGTCATTTGGTAAAACTGTAGACACACCAAACGATGAGTTCGAAGAATCATCTAAATCATATACCCTAAAGGTTAGATACGAAAAACTAGAAACTGGTTCATTCAAAGTTTACGGTTCATTAGTATAAAGACTAGTTGATACAAAAAGAGGGACTTTATGTCCCTTTTTTTATGGCTGAAATCGCCTATATAATTGTATATTATGAAACTCTTTGATACCCTTACAAACAAAAATTTTACTGCATTCGCTCAAAAACACTATGACGACCCACAATGTGAGACCATAGAAGACTTTGAGGAAGATTTGCGTAGATTCCGTTACCTTAAACGTCTCTTACACAGATACCATGAAAATGGTGAGATGAGAGAACGCCTTATGTTAAACCATATCATTACCATATTCAATGTATTTGGTTTTGATGCATCAATGAAAATGTTGGAGTTTAAATTAAAGGATGAGAAATATTGGGTATCTGTTAAAACAATGTTACTCTATTTGGGATACATTGATGAATCATGGTCACCCGAGATGCCTCTTGACGATGCACTTGTACAGAGGTTACGAGATTTATAAACGCTCCCATAGCTCAGCTGGTAGAGCAACTGATTTGTAATCAGTAGGTCAACCGTTCGAATCGGTTTGGGAGCTCCACTATTTTGAATACATAAATAGAAGTATGGCGAACTTAATAAACACACTTATAGTTTTTAGAATCATTAAAATGTTAACTCAGAAATGGGTAGACACGGATGCATATAAACTTGGTTTGATTACCAACAAGGGTAAACGAACTGAAAAAGAACCAAAAACATCCGAAGAGAAGAGTGCTTATTCCATGCTACACAAACTTGTCTTTAACTTAAAACGAATCATAGAAAAGGTGCCTTTTGGTAAATCTAGATTTGCATCATACGCTGTTGCAATCGCATTACTGAAAGAAGAGACAGGTATCACTGCAGAACAAGCAGAAGAATTGTGTGAGAAGGTTTATAGACACATCAAAGATACAGGTGAATTTGATGTAGACGACCTACATGAAGCGAATCAAGTTATGACACTTGACGTTGGTAGACACTACCACCTTAGAAGAAACCTAGAAGAACAAAACGGTGTAACTTATCCACAAAAGACCCCTATAACTGTTATCGCAGAACACTCAATAGTGTTTGGTGTTAACATCTATATCGCACAATGTGGAGTAGAAAGAATATTGGTAACAGAAGATGACGTTTATTGAGGCAGTAGTAAACGTAGACAGTCTAAAACATACAGGGAAGACTAAGAAACCCAAGATAGAAGAATTGGGTGAATTGTTCGACACTAAAGTTTTGAAGGAGTTATCGCTAAAACCGAATACTGCCAATTCTAGTCCACAAACCATCAAAGAACTCAAACAGATGGTTGGTATGATTCAGAAACTTACAGATGAACAGAAGAAACGTTATCTGAACACAGATGAAGACACTTCATATTATATCAAAGAATACATGTCGAACAATGATTTGGCATATACAGATGAGGATATAGAAAAAATCACAGATAGTGCAAGACACATTGGTAGACAATTTAAGAATCAATACATGAGACCGAGACCTTTTGTACTTGCAGAGAAACTAGGTATGGAAATGGACTATTTCAATACAGATACTTCACAATCACCATCATATCCTTCAAACCATGCCTTACAGGCGAGAGTAGTTGCAAACTACTACTCATCAATCTATCCCCAACATAAATCTGAATTGTTGGCAATGGCGGAAATCTCTGCATTGGGTAGAGTCCATGCTGGTATCCACTATCCTAGTGATAAGATAGCAGGATACCAACTAGCGGATGCATGTATGAAGTATTTTAAGTATGATATATTAGAGGATGCGCCCTTGAATGCTACAGGTACTGCAGTTGCAACAGATGTACCAGTGGTGAAGAAGAAAAAGAAATACGAACCTGCCCAACTCTTTGACCTAATCAAAAGAAATTCACAGGTATAACTATGTTGAAACTATTAAATTACTTAGCTCTAATTACATCTATTGTAATCGCTGGAATTGCTGCATACTTCTCAGTCATAGGTATGGCGACAATGTTTGCTGGTGCATATCTAGGAACAGTCGTAATGATGACTGCATTGGAATTTGGTAAACTTGTGACTGCTGCTTATCTTCACCTCGCATGGGAGAAGATGAACTATCTAAAATGGTATCTACTAACTTCAGTTGTGGTACTCATGCTCATAACATCGCTTGGTATATTTGGTTATCTATCTAAGGCGAACATTGAAGTGTCACTAGTAGGTGATGGGAACAGTTTAGAACTATCCATACTGGACACTAGGATTGGTGCAGAGAAAGGTAAGATAGAAAGATATCAAGATAGAGTTGCAAACTTAGACCTAGTGTTATCTACTGGTAGACCGCAAGATAGAAACTATATCAACAGACAACAGAGAGACGAAAGAAACCAAATTGCAGAAGATATAGATACAGCGATCGGCTTGATTACAGAATACACGGAGGACAAACTTCCGATTCAACGGAAACAACTTGAACAGGACTCGAAAATAGGGCCAATCAAGTATGTTGCAGAAGTTATATACGGTCAAGAGGAAAGTGTCAAGTATCTTGACAACGCAGTTAGGTGGGTGATTTTTGCACTTATTTTTGTGTTTGACCCACTTGCAGTGTTACTTTTGGTCACTAGTGTTGCACTTATTGTTGATAAGAAACCTACACCAAAAAGAAAAACTCTACCAGCACAGAAAAAAAAAGTAACCGCAAAACCACAACCAAAAGTAACAAATAAAATTGTATTACAGGTACCAAAAGACAAGGTTTTAGACTTGTCAAAAGATAAATAACAGTGTACACTAATTAGGAGTAACAAATGACAGATTTAAATTTAGGGGAAATGACCAAAGAGGAACGTTTAGAGTTCTATAAAGGTGAAGGCAAACCAGTTGAACCCGAAGGATTCAATGGAAAGGATGCAACAGAAGAGGCGGTAAAATCGTATGAAGAATCTCTTGCAACTAACGAAAGACAAATTGCATCTTTAGAGGCAGAACTTGAAGTACTTGCGGAAATTGCTAGAAAAGAAGAAGAAAAAGCAGGTAAATTCGCAGTCGAAGAAGACTAGTATTTACTAAATAGATAGTAACATTAATTTAGGAGATTAACATGCCAGAACCATTATCGCCAATCCCAACGATTGACAACCTAGCAGAAAGGAAAGCATGGTTTGAGTCAGGTGACGGAATGCCTGTTCAACCCGAAGGTTATGCAGACTTACTATCGGACGACCCAAAAAAGGTCGCATACGACAGTTCAGTCACAACAAACACTGCTCAAATCGCTGAAATTCAAGCACTAATAGACGCCGGATAAATCCCAAAATCCACTTGAAATAACATGCATTCAGTGATATACTGAGTGTATGTTATGGTTAGAGCGAAAGTACCTCTCTACAGTTACACCTCATCTTGAGGTTTGTAAATGGAAGGGAGACAGTACATTAAATCACAGATGTCTTTATTGTGGTGATTCCCAAAAGAATCGCTACAAAGCACGAGCATATCATTTTTTAGTCGACCAATCATTCATATATAAGTGTCATAACTGTGGTAAATCCACATCATCAATGACGTTTTTGAAAGACCATTTTCCTGTACAATACAAGGAGTATGTTAAAGAACTTCTACAAGAGAAACATGGTAAGAAGAATACCAATCAAAGAATGCCATCATCGAATGCATTCAAGTTTAAACCCAAGACTACTGAAAGTCTAAATACAGATGCAACAAAAATGACCATTGAGAATTTGAAGTTTATAGCGAAACCAGCGATTGAAAGTAAAGTCGCAAGGGAGTACCTAGACAACAGAAAAATTCCAGTAGAGTCACAAAAAGAGTTGTGGTTTGTTGATTCTGCACAAAGTCTATCGTTCTTGTCAGATAAATACAAAGACAGACCTCTAGGAAACAATCCTAGAATTGTATTGCCATTCATCAAGAATGGGGAACTTGTTGGTGTTAGTGGGAGAGCAATCGATGACTCACCATTAAGATATCTAACAATGAGATTCCGAGATGACGATTCACTCATCTTCAACATTGATAAAGTGAATATGACTAAAACTATCTATGTTACAGAAGGGCCACTAGACAGTTTATTCCTACCAAACAGTATTGCTGTCGGTGGTAGTGACTTTAAAAAAATCGACAATGCTATAAAAGACAATGCAATAATAATTTATGACAATGAACCACGAAACAAAGAAATTCTAAAGAAAATTGATGGGGTAATCGATGAAGGTTACCGTGTGTGTATTTGGAATGATAAGAGAGTAGAAGGATTGAAAGATATAAACAATATGATAATGAGTGGAATGACAAGCGAAGACATTGTGTCAATTATAGATAACTGTACAACCGAAGGTCTCACTGCAAAACTGAAACTAAAGGAGTACAAGAGAATATGAATGCTATGATTAGAGTATTAAAATCAGATGGTTCGAAATCGGACATCAACCTAGACAAGATTCATCGTATGGTAGAAAAATCATGCAGAGGAATTACAGGTGTGTCAGAATCATTGGTTGAAATGAATAGTGGACTTCAGTTTTTTGATGGTATCACCACAAAAGAAATTCAAAAGATTCTAGTGAAAAGTGCAAGTGACTTAATTACACTAGAGAACCCCAATTATCAATTTGTTGCAGCTAGATTACTACTATTTGCAATTCAAAAACAAGTGTTCAATACCAAGTGGAAAGATTCAGAGATATATCCACCACTGGGTGAAATCATACATAGAAATATAGACTTCGGTGTGTATGATGATGTTATCATCAATTCATATTCTACTGAAGAAATTAACAGGATTGATTCTTTCATTAAACATGGAAGAGATACAGACTTTACCTATGCTGGTCTACAACAAATAGTGGACAAGTATTTGGTACAAGATAGGTCAGCAAATTTGGTCTATGAAACCCCACAGTTCATGTATATGTTAATATCCATGACACTGTTCCAAAACTATGATAAAGACAAAAGGTTAGACTATGTCAAAAAATACTACGATGCAATCTCAACATTCAAAATCAACATCCCAACCCCTATCATGGCAGGAGTTAGAACTCCTTTACGACAATTTGCTTCGTGTGTGCTTGTCGACACAGACGACACTCTCGACAGTATCTTCTCAAGTGATATGGCCATTGGAAAATATGTTGCTCAACGTGCCGGAATCGGTATTAACGCCGGAAGAATTAGAGGAATTGGTTCAAGGATTAGAGGAGGCGAAGTCCAGCATACGGGCGTCATCCCATTCCTTAAAAAATTTGAATCAACTGTTAGATGTTGCACCCAAAACGGAGTAAGGGGAGGAAGTGCAACAGTTCATTTCCCTATCTGGCACCAAGAGATACAGGACATTCTTGTACTCAAGAACAACAAAGGTACAGAAGATAACAGAGTCAGAAAGTTAGATTATTCTATTCAGTTATCAGAGTTATTCTATAAGAGATTTTTAAAGAATGACGACATCACATTGTTCTCACCCCACGAAGCTCCTGGGCTCTATGAAGCATTCGGAACACCCGAGTTCGATGAACTCTATGAGAAATACGAACGTGCTACATCCGTCCCAAAGATTAAAGTGAGTGCAAGGGAACTAATTACCGATTTGCTAAAAGAAAGAGCAGAGACTGGTAGAATCTATATTATGAATATAGACCACTGCAATACACACAGTAGTTTTAAAGACAAAGTTAACATGAGTAACTTATGTCAAGAGATTACACTACCGACAGACCCAATCCAACATATTGATGGTAAGGGTGAAATCGCATTGTGTATACTGAGTGCTATTAATGTGGGAATAGTAAAAGCGGACGAAATGGAGAACTTGTGTGACCTCGCAGTGAGAGGACTTGAAGAACTGATAGACCACCAAGAGTATCCAGTAGAAGCAGCTCGAGCATCTACTATCGCCCGTAGGTCATTGGGGATTGGTTATATTGGACTTGCACACTTCCTAGCGAAGAACAAAGTCAAGTATGGCGACCCCGATGCACTTAAATTGGTACATGAACTTACAGAGTCATTCCAATACTATTTACTCAAAGCATCCAACACTATTGCAAAAGAGAAAGGTGCTTGTTTAGGTTTTGGTGGGACAAAGTATTCAGATGGTATTTTACCCATCGACACTTACAAAAAGGAAGTTGATGAATTGACACCACATGTGTTAAACCATGATTGGGAAACGCTGAGGGGTGACATCAAAGAATATGGTCTTAGACACTCTACACTAACTGCACAGATGCCAAGTGAATCATCAAGTGTTGTATCAAATGCAACAAATGGTGTAGAACCACCTAGAGATTATCTGAGTGTTAAGAAGAGTAAAAAGGGTACATTGAAACAAGTGGTACCACAATACACACACTTGAAGAATTCTTACACATTACTATGGGATATGCCAGATAACACTGGATATATAAATATCGTAGCAGTGATGCAGAAGTTCTTTGACCAAGGTATTAGTGGTAACTGGTCATACAACCCCGAAAACTATCCTAACAATGAGGTTCCTGTATCAGTAATGGCGAGGGATTTTCTAACCACATATAAGTATGGTTGGAAGACATCCTATTATCAAAACACTATGGATGGTAAGACTGAAGACGTTGTCGGAGACGAACCATTGCAACAAACCAATTATGAGGGAGATGATGAAGACTGCGAAGCATGTGCGATATAGAAGTAATCGACAATATGTGTCTGATGAAGATAAGACAGTAAGAATTAGGTCAGTAGAACCCGAATCTGACGGAAAATACGTTTTTGGTCACACCAATGAAGCGACCATGTCTTTCATTGAGAATAGATATCTGATTCTTAGAGACTTTATACCACAAGATATCATTGATATGACAATGGACACGTGGAAGACTATCGAAGGACAAGAAGACTCAGTACTCAAAAGAGAAGGCGACATCATATTTGAGTCACCTACAAAATCATTAGGTAAGTCAGTCGCTGCTTACTCATTTCCGCCTGCAGTAGCATTGCATAGATGGTTGTGGGAGAACCTAAAACCAGTATTAGATTTTGATTTAAAAGAAACCTATGCATACAGTAGAAAGTATGAACGAGGTGCATATCTAAAATCACACATGGATAGACCATCATGTGAGATTAGTGCTACTCTTTGTTTGGACTATTCATCCGATGATGGGTCACCATGGTCAATATGGATTCAGAATGATAAGAACTATCTTGGAAAGGACTTTGGTCATGACGAGATGTTTGAGATGACACAAGCACCACGTCATAAAGACAGGACTGGTACAAAGGTTACACTACATCCAGGCGATGTCATGTTATATCAAGGGCCAAATTGTCCTCATTGGAGAGATTATTTTGTAGGAGAATTCTCATACCATATGTTTTTACATTTTATAAGACAGCCAGGCCCAATTGATGAAATACCATTATCTACTGAACCAATTGCTCCTGGCCAATTTTGTGCTCAACATAACAATCTTACGTGGGATGGGAGAGAAAATAGATACGGTAATGAGAGTAGCAATAAAAAGAACGAAAGATTCGCTTCGGCAAACAAAGCATGGCACAATGCATCGCCCGAAGAAAGAGTACTATGGTCGAATCGTTATGATTTCGTGAGAGCAGAAGAGAAGAAAAGGAAAAAAAGGAATAATGACAGTATTTAACAAGAACAACATAGACTTTACCAAAGAGAAATTATTTTTTGGTGAACCACTAAACACACAAAGATTTGATGAGTTCAAGTATCCTATATTTGATAAACTTACACAGACACAACTAGGATTCTTTTGGAGACCCGAAGAGGTATCGCTACAGAAAGATAGGAGTGATTACAATTCACTGAACGATGCACAGAAGCACATCTTCACATCCAATCTAAGATACCAAACACTATTGGATAGTGTACAAGGACGTGCTCCATCAATTGCATTCCTACCATTTGTGTCATTACCCGAGTTGGAATCTTGTATCATTACATGGGACTTCATGGAGACTATACATTCACGTTCCTACACTCATATTATAAAGAATGTTTATAGTAACCCAAGTGATATCTTTGACACTATCTTAGATGAACCTGCTATTGTTGCACGTGCTGAGTCAGTAACTAAGAAATACGATGAGTTCATTGAATTAGGTAGACGTAGACTATTGGGATTGAAGGTAGATGACTATGATTTATATAAAGCATTATACCTTGCACTTATAAGTGTAAACATTCTAGAAGGGATTAGATTCTTTGTATCATTTGCATGTTCATTTGCATTCGGTGAGTTGAAACTCATGGAAGGAAGTGCAAAGATTATATCTCTAATCGCAAGAGATGAATCACAACATCTTGCAGTGTCGCAACACATACTCAAAGCATATAAGAATCAAGAGAATGATAAACTTATGCTTCAAGTGATGAAGGATTGTGAATCTGAAGTGTATACTATGTATGAGGATGCAGTCGCACAAGAGAAAGACTGGGCAGATTTCCTATTCCAACATGGGTCAATGATTGGTTTGAGTACACAACTGTTAGGAAACTATGTTGAATATACTGCTAATAAGAGATTACGTGCAATTGGACTGAACCCTATATATGATATCAGTTCAACGAACAATCCACTACCATGGACATCACATTGGTTCAACAGTAGAGGATTACAGAATGCACCACAAGAGACAGAAATAGAGTCGTATGTTATCGGTGGTATTACACAAGATGTAGACGACTCAACTTTTGAGGATTTTAAACTATGATTGAGATATTCGGAAAAACAATGTGTCCATTTTGCGATAAAGCGAAAGCTCTATGTGAACAAAAAGGACTGGAATATACATATTCACAACTGGGTGAGGACTTCACTAGAGAAGAACTCTTCGAACAGTTTCCAACTGCAAGAACGTTTCCACAAATCAGAGTGGATGGTCAAGCGATTGGTGGTTATGATAAACTACTTGAGTGGACACGATACGGAGACGTATTGGCGGACTAATGGCAATGTCAAATGAGTACTATCTATATCTACCTAAACTAAGTGACCAAGATGTTATATGTGAGAGGTGGAAACACCTCTTTGGGATGATTGATAGAGAGTATCAAACTGTACGTATATACACTGCTGGACTTGAATTTCATACAGATGAAGCGAAACACCCATTACCATATGCTGTCTATAATGACAAGAAGATGTCATTTGAGTCTCTTTATGAGAAAATTATGGTGAAAAGTGAGAAAGATAATACAGGATGGAGACCAAATTATGACAATTAACCTTGACAATGGCCACAACTTTTTAGTATCATGTAACAGTTGTAAGAGTGAATTCGAATGCTTTTATGATATGGATGAGAATCACTATATTATAGCACATTGTGTGTTCTGTGGTTCCGAAATAAGTGAAGATGAGGTTGAAAGAATTGATGACGAAGAAGATATGGTTTGACAATATAGACGTAACCTTTAAAGGACAAATCGCAGAGAAGAAACGAATCTCTAAATTTGTACGTTCTACCATACACTATTTTATGCCACGTCTCAGGCGGGACGTAGAAATCCAAATATCATTTACTAAATCTATACCCGATGCACTAGGATATTGTCTTGGTGATAAAAACTTCATTGATATAGAAATCAGTAAAACCAACCCAATGACTGGTAAACCACAATCAATGTCACAGATGATGATGACACTTGCACATGAACTAGTCCATGCCAAACAATTCTTACGTGGTGATTTAACACCATCTTTGGTGAACTACAAAGGTAAGAAATACAAGTTTACACCCTATTCCCGTCAACCTTGGGAACGTGAAGCATACAAGAAAGAAGAGATGATATATGACCTCTTTTGGTCAAAATGACCTTGACAATGGCCATATAAATCGAGTATACTATACGTATGGAAAATAAAAGAGTAAAGAGAATCTTCATCGATATGGATGGAGTACTAGCGGATTTCAACACTGGAGTTGAAACATTGACAGGGAGAGAGTTCCCTAACACCGACCAAGGTCACAATGATTACGACCAAAGGAAGGAAGAGTTAACGAACAAGAGATTGTTCAGAATGTTACCACCTATGCCAGATATGTATGATTTGGTAGGATATGTAAGACACACTGGATTGCCATGGGAAATCCTAACTGCAGCAGGTGTCATCAACAGAGAGTTGGTAGTGTTCGATAAGAATGAATGGATTAAGGAACATGTGAGTCCTACAGTGGTAGTCACTTGCACTATGACTGGTAGTCAGAAAGGTATGTTTGCAATCAAAGGAAGTGTCCTTATTGATGACAGACAAAAGAACCTTGATGCATGGGAAGAGCATGGAGGAATCGGTATCCTACACACGAGTGCAGAAGATACTATTGCTCAACTTAAAGAACTAAGAAAGAACGACTAAAAATAGTCCTTCGTTGACCCCTAAATATAAGACTAGCAAACACTAGTCTTATATTTTATATTATGGGAAGGTTAATTATGTGGGAAAAATTTAAACTATGGGTGAAGATGATTCTATCGCCCCTCTATGAAATCACCGTATATCGACAGTCAGAACAGACTGGTCAGATGTACAAATCGCAATATGTTGCACGTAAAATCTTCGTGCAGAAAGAAAAACATCTTAAGTTTAGAGACTTCGATTCTAAAAAGACAGTAGAGATACGGTCAGCGAGTGGACTCGACTATAAGATAGAGGAGAAGTAACATGAATCAATTTTTCATTGGTATCATTATCGTACTCAGTTTAGGTGGTTACTATCTGTATCAACAAAATGAAGTGTTGGTAAAGAATAACGCTGCTCTTGAGGTTGCGGTAAAAGAACAACAAGATGCTATTGCATCGATTAAGGAGAACTTCGAAAGACAATCACAAGCACTATCGAATCTCACAAGACAAAACGCACAGATTGAGGCGGATAAGGCACAATACCTTTCAATCTTAAGTAAACACAACTTCGAGAAACTATCCGTTGCAAAGCCTGGGTTGATGGAACTAAGATTCAACAAAGGCACCGAAGAAGTAATTAGGGGGATAGAAGATGATTCAAAAGCAATTAGTAATCTTGAGTCTACTAGTTCTAACGACTAGTTGTTCATTACTTCCACAGAGGGAAGTGCAGATAGTATCTAAACCTGTAGAGATAGATATTATACAACCAACACTACCAAGACCACTTGAACTTGGAGTTCCTAAATGGTACGTAGTATCAGAAGCACGTATAACAAATCCATGTAAAAGGACTATACCATTCGAACCTAAGAGATTCAATGACGAAGGTGTAGAACAACTCAAAAGACCAAAGACATGTGATTTACTCGAAAGGGAGAATCCCGATTGGCCAGTTGGTTACACATACTTAGATAGGTTCTTGGATGAAATGAAAGCACAGAACAGTGGTGATGTGGTTTTTGTTGCATCTACAGTAGGTGATTACAAAGTCATGATACAGAACAATCAAGAGATTAAGAGATACATCAAACAACTCGGTGAAGTGATTGTAGTGTATCGTAATGTAACCATGAAAGATGGTTCACAGGGTGTAGTAGCAGAGGTGCAATCTAAGTGACCCATCAACCCCAAAAGGCATCAATCTTCCCAGTCTTTCCAATCTACATGTTGCATGGAGAATTGGAAGCAGACCACCACAAGGTAGCAGAATCGTGTAGAAGAGCAGTCGCTAAGGTCAAGAGAAGACGTAAGGGGAATACTGCAATGGATTACACCACATACTTTGATGGTGATATCCGTGAAGAGATGCAAAAAGAGTCGTGGTTTATAGACATGACAAACAAACTTAAAGACACATACATCGATTATATAAATGCCACATACGGATGTAGAGTGGCACATTTGTCAAGACATGATGTACATTTCTTCTGTTGGGTCAACGTCTACAATAAAGCACATCACCATGAAATGCATAACCATGTCAACTCATATGTGAGTGGTACTTACTATGTTAAGACGGATAGTGACTCACAACCAATCAAATTTGTATCACCAAATGCAATGATGGATTTTGGATTACAAACAGTTGCAAACCCATCCCCCCCAAAAAATTACATGCCACAAAACACGTGTATTCTTGGTAGTGGGATGCATGAATCTGAATTAATGTTTCACCCACAATGTGGTGAGTTTTTGATGTGGCCCTCAGCAATGTTCCATTCAGTACCACCCATCACAGATTTTAATGAATTACCCGATGATTATGAGAGGATTTCTATCTCATTTAATTTAGACCACGCTAGAGAGAATTTGGAATGCAAGGAACTTGGTGACCAATTTCACTATAGCACAGTACATAAGGAGGAAGACCCATGGGACAACCGTTCTCAATAGATAAGATGTTTCGTCCATCGCCACAATGGAACGTTCAATACGATAAAGAAAACCAAGTCATCACAATTGATGATTTTTACGAAGACCCCGATACAATCTATGATTGGTTGACAAATGCGGACTATCCTCTATGGAAATACAGTGAAGAGATAGAAACACTTAATGGTAAAGTGTACAATGATTGTAGAAACACACTAGCAATCTCACATCCAACAAGAATGTGGGAGATGAACATAGAAAGACTCAGTCAAATATGTGGTAATGTATGGTGGAAAAAAGGATACGAAACTGCACAAGCATTCGAATGGAATATATTTCAAACCATTGAGTGTTTTGATAATAAGATGCAACACTACCCACACGTTGATTCGCCATTAACTCAAACAGATGAAGCATCTACCATCAATGTGTTATGGTATATGGATAAAGAAGAAAGTGGTGGGACTGCAGTATACAATGGTGAGTGGATTACTAACGATGAGAGACATAGTCTCCTATTCCCAGTAGAAGACCAATTTGAGGTAGCACACATGATTCCTGCTAAGTTCAATAGATGTGTCATGTTCCCTGGCAATAGATTGCATGGAGCATGGATTGATGACTACACTAAATACACTGGAGATAAATGGAGAATAAGTCAAGTACAATTTCTCCACCCACGTAATAGTAACAGATAATTAAAGGTAAAGAAAAATGTCAGAAGAATTTGTAGAAGCACAAAATTTAAACTCATCATTCCTATACATAGGACATGGAGTAATCGACCCCGATATATGTGAGGAGTTCATCAAGATGTGGGAACTCGCAGAATACACAGAAATAACATATCCAGTTGAGTCGAACAAAAACATAGTTGAATGTGTTAATGAGGAAGAGAACGATAGACTGAAGTATGTTGACCATATGAATAGGGATATCTATTCTATCGGTGAGAGCAATCCACACTTCGAAATGGTTGAGGAAGTGATTAGACCATTACTACCCCTTACACATGATTTAGATGAAATCACATATATGAGTATTATTGGTTATCCTGCTAATACTGCTATGCCGATGCATCAAGATGATGCAGATAGTGCTGATACAGCAACCCTCGTAGTACCATTGAATGACGACTTTAGAGGTGGTGATTTCATGATTGACGACCACGTCATCAAACCATATACTGGTAGTATGATTGTGTTCAATAATTGTGTGAATAGATTCCATGGTGTTAACCCTGTTATCATGGGTGAGAGATTCTCATTATGTGTGTGGTTCACTAATCCCGAACAAGAAGTAGAACATGGTGGAACAGAAATGCCAACAGGATATGTCAGTATGGATGAAGATTCCGATAGACTGCCTGAGACAAATGAAGACCGTATTGCTCGGTTAGAGGAAGATTCTACTACAGAACAAGAGGGTAGAAAGAAATTTAATAGCGTCATTATAAATGACTAACACGTATCCATGTAGTGTGTGCGGAGTATCCATCAATCATGAGGATATAAAGTATCACACTATGGACACTAGACATGTGTTTTGCGGTGCAGAATGCAGTCTAAAATATCATGAGGAGAAAAGGAATGCCACCAGTTAAATTCGGCAAATCACAAACCATCAAAGATAGGAATACTGGTAAATCTACCATCAAACACGAGTACATGAAAACTCAGAGTACTTCAGTCTTGATAGAGAAATACAACAATTCCAACACTACAGGAAGACTCAAACAAAAGATAAAGAATGAGTTAGTCCGTAGAATGGGACAGGGTGGCAAAAAGATTGAGTTCGTCCCTAAACCAGTTGCACTTTGATATCGAAGGAACAACTCAAACACTATAACGAATGGGGGTGGGTACATCTACCTTCTGTTATACCGTCTGATTTGCTGTCTATCGCACGTAAGGAAGGACTTGCACTCAGACAATGGATGCTGGACAATAACATGAAAGGAAAACCATGTTATTATGGGCCAGAGGTACACTGGGACGGAATAGCATGTGCTATGATGTACGAACAGAAACTAGAGAAATGTTATAAGGCACCTTTTATGAGAGAGATTGCAATCACACTACTAGGAACAGATTTACCACATCTGTTCAATGACCAAATGGTCTATAAGATGGGTAAGGGAATCGATGATGATTTCGCATTTGAACCCCATTACGATAATCAATACGGGAGTAATGCTAATAATGCAATACATACTGTAAACTGTTCATGGATATTAGATGACATGAACTTTAGGAATGGTGGACTTCAAGTCAAAGACACTGAACTGAATTATAAGTTTAATGCTGGAGACATTGTTGCCATCAAAGGTGATACATATCACGAGAGTACACCTAACATGACAGATGAACCAAGAGGTCTATATGCATGTGTGTACACCGAAAAACCCATGAAGATGGATGCATTCTACAATGGGATTTTCGACAAGGGGCTATAGCTCAGTAGGGAGAGCGACTGGTTTGCAACCAGTAGGTCGTGGGTTCGATTCCCTCTAGCTCCACCATGACAAGAAGAGGAAGAGTACAATGTTGTACGCAGATTATATGTTTGAAGTGAATGAGAATGGTATATGTTTCACCGATAGACATAAGGATGAAATGTTAACCACGGAACAAACAAAACTGGTGGTAGGTGAAACACTCACCGTTCAGTTGGATGAGTTTGACCGTATATGCTTAGTGAGGCAACATGCTAAAGGAAATGAAGGAAACTTTCACAGTTAATAAAATCTATCAATCGAGATGGGTGTGGTATCACACTATATTAGCTGCAGAGATATTCTTAACCAACATATTATTGATTGCGATATTGGTCAAACTCTAATCGCCTATATAATAATGTTACAATGTTGTAACATTACTGAAACACTTAAGACACAAGACTAAGTACCTATATGGGAAGTGCAGTTGTCGGATAGTTTCAAACATAACAGGAGACGAAAATGTATTATTACACATCATTGTCTGCCTCGTATCTTAGGACACAAGCAGACAAATTTAATGATTTTATGAAATCAGGTACACTCAGTAGAGTTATCGAGAATTCATTTAAATAACCACTTGACAATTATCCCATGTGCCCATTATAATGGGTATATGGGATTACCTATATAAATTAGGTAACTAACGAACTATATTATTTTACAGGAGAAATATATAATGGCAATTCAAATTATCACCTCAAAAATTGGTGATTCTTGCACAACTGAGGATATCAACAGATTACACCTCGAAATGTCACGTAAGAGAATCTTTACGATGACCGCACCAAACCAAATCATCAACCTTCATTGTCTTACGGACGATGCTACGGGATTGCATGAAGATATCAAAATCATTGATTACGTAGAGAACGAGTCCATCACGGATGTTCGATTCAATATGTTGCAATTCATGGATTCGACTAACGGATTCGACCCACATGACAAAATCATTTTATGGGATGCAATGTTACACCCACTTGATTTATGTCAGACTAGGGTGATTGCTGGATTCCCACCTGCTGGTGACCATAGAGAAGCACTAGACTTCATCCCCGATATGGACTTGGAACTTGGTATGAAAATCAAGAACGACATGCTTCCGTTTTTACAACTTGTGACTAAGTGGTGGGATACAGAAGACTTAGGATATGAGGACTGGTACGTATCATTCAATGGTAGTGACTGTTCGCATCTTTGTCGTAAATTTGAAGAAGACCCAGTAGCGGCACAATCCACATCATTCGCAGAGTTCCTATCAACAAACTTCAAAGGAGTATTGTTACCAACAGAACCAGGCGCATTCTCTCCTTATTACGTAGGGAATAAAGAAAAGACCGATGAGTTAAACACTCAGTGGGAAACCAGTGTAAGACCTTATTTCCCCGATGCATGGACAGGACATGGTGGTGAAGAAGAAGCACCATTCCTCGAATGGAATCATGAGTATAGGGACGTAACAAAACAGGTCAAATTCCTATACCTCGACAATACAGAAAACAATATGAATCCAAAAGATGACTGGTATCTTTTGTTGTGGTTCCTGTAAACTACACTAATACATCACACGATGTCGTGCAAGGGTTCCTCTCTATAGAGGAATCCGAACACATTGCTAGGGTACTTAAACGTTCAGAAAGAGACGTACTGAGACTACCCAATCCCGAATGGAACGATTCCAATTACCCACCTTTAACAAAACAACACGTAGTCTATAATTGGTTAACCCATCCCGACATACGTCCGTTGAATATACCACAACGCCTGCTCGGGCTAGACCTATTCAAAGATATAAACAATCTCACACTTCAATGTTGGGGTAACATATTAAGACAAGGTGAACACATCACTCCACACCAACACCACGAAGAAGACAAAGAACCCCTATCCGACTTTCACAAAGATACCACACCACAGGAACGAGCCAAAACACAACTTGTCCCAATGGTCGCAACCAATATATTCCTAGACGGAGTAGAACCCTCATACACTCATTACGAAGATACCAAACAAACGCTCAATATTAAGGGAGACTTACACATAGTAGGTGCATACCACAGACATGAAGTCAAGACCAACGTATACCGTACACCACGCTACTCGCTGGCCATGGATATCTATTTCAGAGATTACACCAAAGGATGGGATACGATAGAAAAAGGATTCAGTAATACTAAGAGGTTTGTTGACGTTTCCCGAAGTAACGTCTAATCGTAAAGACACGTAGATACGCTACTATGGTCATGAACGCAGTAATCGTTGTGCCGATAGTAAACGCAGAAGTCATCCCTATAACATCAATACAGATAAACAATCCGATTAGATTCAGAGGATAGTTAATCAATAGACCAGTAAAGACTGTAGTAAAGGTTTCTTTGTGATATCTTCGAGTTTCTTTGTTCATACCTTAGTATAACACGCTGAGATGCCTTTGTATAGTGGGTTTTGAATATAATTGTTTAGAGCGGAATCAGAGTATGAATATAATGTGTGTAGTAGTGTGCAGAAGTGTGTAATTATATTCGTATTTGAGTACGATGGGAGAATGTGGAATAAAGTGGGTTTTGGTGGTGCTGTTCGGGGATACAAAACCTATTTTTAGCGGAGAGTCAAGCATGAGAGCATGTTGACAGCGACCCACAAACGTGATAAGGCAAGGCGCTCCCACGCAAAAAGACTTGACAATGCCCCTCACTTTCCTCTATACTGTATTCATCAACTACGGAGACACACACATGATTCAGTACATTGACATTAACACCTACCAAGGTTCTATCCCCCACCTACATGAGATGGTTGAATTCGAGGCGAACAGTGACCCTATCGAAGACGGTATTGTCCTCTATGGGTTTGATGAGATTGGTATGGGTGGATTCAAAGACCCTCAACACGCCTTTGTTCCCTTCTTTATGTGTAACTTGGAAAGTGTAAACCCTTTCTTCTGAGATGCCTTGCCTATAAGGGTTTCAGAGGCGCCATATCTTATATGATAGGAATAAGTCATATAACGTAGAAAGTATATCAGATAAGATATATAAAACTTGACAATGGCCATCACTTTTTCGTATAATGGCTACATGATAAAGAAATTAAGAAATAACGGTCTGCTTGATGCGGACTTCCTTCAACCCCTACTATGTCTTATGGTATTAATCATCCTAGGAGAAGTGTTATGATAAAGAAAGATGGTCACGGACTCATCGGTACTCACATCGCAACAGGTATGGGAGTGGAGATTAATCTAACCAAACAGGAGATGCTTCTTGCATCGGCACCTAAGAATATCAATGAGTCGTGGGAGAAAGCCATGGAGATGGTCAAAGCACGTCTCGGTATTGAGGTCATCGGTCAGATAGAAATCGAACAAATTGTCATAAATGGGGTTGCCAAGACCTTCCATTAATGGTATAATTACTGTGTAACAGGGAAAAAAGAAGTTAATCTGAGAGTTATTCTTTTATTATGTACCTATGTGAAGTCTCAGAGGGTCATGTCCGAACATGCATAGCGGGATGAGAAGCCCGCTGCTCTACAACGCAATAGCTGTAGGGCTCTCAGAGCGCCTTAAATGGCGATAGGAGAAGTACATTCTGTGTGTCTCTGAGCGTCTGAGCTGCTCTCTAAGCGATTGCGTGTGTAGGGGACTATGAAACGCCTTAGTGGCGCTCACAGGCTAACGCAAAACAGTGCTGTGGGACTCCTAGAGAGATTCGAAGTCGGGTCATGCGCCCCACTAGATTTACTTTAAGGGTTTTAAAACACTTCAGAGAAAAAAATTCTCTGGCCAAAAATAAAGATTGAGAGGATTTTATGAAAATTACTGGAACACACTTAGGACTTGCTATCCTTATTACCTATTTTGTATTGCAATCTACACTAGTAGAAGCAAAAGACCAACTCCGACCCGATGATAATAGATTCGGAGACGTGAGAATACAGGAGAATGTCTATCAAGGGACTGTTGTCTCTGTATATTCTGTTGTGATTAAGAAAGATGAAGAGGGATATTCTCTCTATGGTGGTCTCATAGGCGGTTATCTAGCACGTGAGAGTATGAAAGGTAAGGGTGAGTCAGAGGAAGTCCTTGGTACACTCGCAGGCGGACTCGTAGGGTCTAAGATTGGACGTGAGGTGAATAAATCTCGCAATACCGTGGATGGTGTACAGTTAATTGTTGACGTGCCAGGCATCGGTGTTAAGTCTATTATACAGCAGAAGACATCTGCATTTAATTTTAGTAGTGGTGATACAGTTTATCTTGTCGGCACTCGAAATAATCTACGTGTATTGAAAAAAAACCCCTAGACGTAGTAGGGTATACCATGTATAATGGTATTATATTAACCGAAACTGGTTTTATTACACTGGTGACTCATAAGGCACCTTCACAATAAATCAGATTCACATTTAAGGAGACGAATATGTCTTATATTAGTACAAGTGATGGTCTCGATACTTTAAAATCGACCTTGGAATCCCTAAACCAACAAAAAGAGGGGAGTGCCTTTTCTGCAAAAGGCGAAATAGAGGTTTCGTTTGGTTTTACCTACGTCAGTTCTCTGTTTGTTTTAGGTAACCGTTCCTATCAGAGGGAAAGGGTTGCAACAATACCCTTCAAGCAGGGTATACTCCAAACTGTTTTAGAGGATTCCTTTAAGAGGATTCCTCAAATACACATTCTTGTCAAGTTTGATGAGGATGGTAAGGTCATCGCACTTGAATTGATGGATGGCCAACAGCGTTTCTCCAGTCTACTAGACTTTTCCAATAACGAATTCCCACTTGCACCGAATTTAACAATCAATGGTGTGAAGTTGGGTGGTCTATACTTTAATCAGTTAGACGTTGACATGCAACAGTTCATATTAAACCACTCAGTTGACGCTGTGTGGTATATGAATCTCAAGAAAGAGCAAATCTCAGAGATGTTTGTTGATGTATTGAACAATACAAACGATATGAAACCACAAGAGAAGCGTAATGCATACCTAGGTGAGTTCCCCGAGTACGTAAGGGATACCTCTAGGACTACGCCTAAGGGGTTGCCACAGACGTTCAAGTTTAATCCCTTGTTCACACGTGCAATCGACTCTAAAGGTAAGGAGACGTTATCTCATTTCTCCAAGAACTTTAAACTCAATGCAAGAATGGAAGTAGACCAGTGGGTCTCGCAACTTGCATACCTATCTTATTCGTCACATGACTGGACGGATGGCATCTCGCAACAAGCACACTCTAAGTGGGTCAAAGAAGTGACTACGGGTACGGGTGCTTATGCGGAGAAGTTTACGGATAAGAAGTTCATGGACAAGTTATTGTCTGTTACCAAGGAACTGGTACAGAGTGTACCCAGTGCAAAGAAAAATCGTTTGACTGCAATGTTTACTCACATGATGGCGTTGTATTACATGGACATTACTGGGAGATTAAATTCAAAGGCAAGTGTCACCAAGTCCGTCTTTGCAAATAAGTTTATTAGTGTCATGGAAGAATGGAGTGACAAAGACAAAGCACTCTTCAGAGACGAAACGACCTACAACGGCAATCCTATGCCACCGGCACTGGAACTCTTTGGTGGTTACAACAAGAATGCAATCATGACGATTAAATCTATTCTTGATAAGTCCGACCCTGTTGAGTATGGGGTGACCTTTACCGATGATGCTTCTTTTCCAAAGGAGTGGATAATCAAGAAACTAGAGGAACAGGGTGGTGTTGATTATTACACGGGTCTGCCTCTTGACATAGATAATGCAGAGGGTGACCACTATGTTGCAAAGTCGCAAGGTGGTAAGACTGAATACTCTAACCTTGTAGTGTGTTCCCGAAGTGTTAACAGACAAAAATCAAACATGAGTGCAAAAGCATTCCTCGAATATTGCGAACAATTTAAACTGGAGAAGTAATTATGGAAGTTATGACCTACACCAAGAAAGCAACACTCGAACGTCTTGAACGACAATCCGCTGGAGAGACAATTGAAAAACTTGTCAATAAAATTAAAAACTGGCACTACGATAGAAACCTTATTGATGGTGCTACGGATAAAGACCAAGTGTGTAAACTCATTCAAGAGGTGGGTGAACTATCTGATAACGTTTGTAAAGAACGTGACGTTGCAGATGACATTGGTGACATCATGGTAGTGTTAATTAATATTGCCGAACGTAATGGGTTATCTTTACGTCATTGTCTTGAAGTTGCATACTCTGATATTAAAGACCGTAAAGGTAAAATGATTGATGGTATTTTTGTAAAAGAGTCAGATGCAGAATAGTAATTTAACAAGTCAACGTTGGAATCCGCCTGCTGATTGGATTAGTGAGGCGGGTTTTAATACCCACTGGTTTGGTTTAATTGATTTAATTATTTCACTTAAACATCAAGGTGTACAGAATGCATCTATGATTGAGATAGGAACTAACCGTGGTGAGAGTACAGCACTCTTTGCCATGAGTGGTTTATTTAAACAGATAACAACAATCGATATTGCATTTAAACAACGTGCATACGATACAAATATTTTTAATAATATTAAATACTTAACGGGTGACAGTAAAACCGTACATAGTATTTTTTATAATAATTCAATAGATTTTATTTATATTGATGGTGACCATTCTTACGAAGGTGTTAAAGCAGATATAAATAATTACTTTAACAAACTTAAAAAAGATACTACATCTTTTATTGGTGGTCATGATTATACAAATGAATGGCCTGGCGTTGTCTCCGCTGTTGACGAGACGTTTCCCGAAAAGACGAAGCAGAAATTTAGTGACGGTTCTTTTCTTATTAAAATATAACTAGGAGAATATTATGAGATTTAATATACCAAACCCTAACGTTGTATCTATTGGAGGTTCACAAAATGAAGAACCGCAATCGACACAATATCAAGAACCCAAGATTGTTAATGAAGTTGAGTCAACTAGACAAGTGGCAGAAGAAGAAAGACCAAATCAACCACCCGCCAGAGTTAGAGATATCGAAATCATTAATAATGTTTTTTCGCCAGAGTGGTGTGATGAACTTGTTTCGTACATGGAGAAGCATCCATCAATCGGACAAGGAAGTGTCGGATACCAACAAGGAGAAGAAGAACGAGGACGTATCAACGAAGAAATAAGAAACTGTACAACTGGTTGGTTGGATGTATCATGTGATTATTCTAATCAAATGTTTAATGAAGTGTTACACCAAATGAAAATGACAAACATGTATACCTTTGGATTTGATTTGGAAAACATTGAAATACCACAGTACACTCGTTACGATTATGTCGAAGGTGGTGCTGACCAACACTATAACTGGCACATTGATTCATACCTAGGTGGTATGGGTACACGTCATGACCGCAAACTGAGTGCAAGTATTCAGTTAACAGACCCTAGTGAATATGAAGGTGGGGACTTGTTAGTTGGTGATGATGCTCGTATGGTAGAAGACCCACACATGGCAGAGGCAATGAGACAAAAGGGAACAGTAATATTCTTCCCATCATTCCTTAGACATTGTGTTACACCTGTTACTAGAGGTTCACGTAGTTCCCTAGTAGTATGGGGTGTTGGCCCAGACTGGAGATAAGATAATGGTTGAATTCAACGAAGAAGAACTTCAGAATTCAAAACGAATATTTAAAAGTGCAACCCCTAAGTATACCATTGATTGGTATGTGAAGTGGGTTGCATCTGCTTTTGTATTAGTTGCAATGTCAATCCGTGGAATACCCGAATTACAAATGTATGATTTGAGTCTTTCCATTGTTGGTATTTTTCTATGGTTAATAGTGTCAGTGCTTTGGAAAGATAGGGCATTGATTTTATTAAATGGAGTGGGCCTTTTGTTCCTTATAAATAATCTAACAAGAGCAATGCTAGGACTTTGATTATGGAACTATTGACAACTATCTTTACACTACCATGGACAATCATGTCTGTGTTAGTTAATCTCTTTGTATGGTCATCCATCGTAATACTCGCTGGTAGACATATCGAAGAATTCTTTAAGGAGAAATAAAATGGGAACAGAATTAATACTTGTACACATAGTGTTTATTGCATCATGTGTGTTTTTCAGTTACAAAAGTGGCGAACACAGTGGTAGACAAAAAATGTTACAAGACTTACTAGACTCGGAAGTTTTAACAATTGAAAGTTTAGAAGCACTATACGGAAGTGAACTAGACAAATAACAACAGGATTAATAATGAAAAAAATACTTGGAATTAATATTTCACACGATGCCGCTGTTGGTACCGTGGAAGGGCCTAAGGTAACTGGTTCGTTTGATGAGGCAAGATACCGCAGAGATAAGTACTGGTGTCCCGATTTCGACCCCGACAATGATGAGACGTGTCTGTACGATAGTATAGATGTTCGTGCTGGAGATGTCCATGACTGGGATGAAATTATATTCGCCTCTTTTGATAGACGACAGTGTACTGTTACAATCACCCCCGATAAAAAACACCCTTCCGGCAAACACTCTATTCAATTAGATAGATTGAAGACAAGAGAATTTTTGCAAGACTTACAAAATTCCCCATTGGGTACATCACGTCTAGAAGAGTTGCAAGAGAAGTGGGGTAAAAAAGCAATTGACTTTAGACATGAAAACGAAAATGCAGATGATGATGTCATAGACCAAATTCGTGGACATCAACTTGATAATCGTGCTTGTTACTTTGTAAGAGAACATCATCATCTATATCATGCATATAATGGATATGCTCTTTCACCTTTCTTTGACAAAGGTAAAGGTGCTATCACTATAGTTTGGGATGGCGGTGGTGGTCAACCATTGTATTCTGAATATCCAGGCTATCAAGAAATCGAATCAATTTATTATAGTGACCCATCAAGAATGGGTGAACTTAAATGGCAGAAATTATCTAACATTAGAATGATGGATGATTTGCAAACACACTATTTCCCAAACGAGATGTCACAGTCTACTTGGACTATAGAAGATAAGACAATCAATAAGAAGGATGATAATTTAAATTCATCTGCAGTAGAGTATGTTCTCACATCTAAACCATCTAGTGGTATGAACTTTAGTAATATCAGTGCCGCTCTTGGAACAGATGAAGAAGGACGTGCTGCTGGTAAAGTTATGGGTATGGCATCATACTCACCAACAGATGCTACGTTTAACGTACACAACAAATATTCAGTTGCACAACTAGTTGAACAGACTTCGTTTACGGAGTCATGTAAACTAATTGACAAAGCAATAGAGATGTTCCCAAAGTGTAAGAACATAGTGTTAAGTGGTGGGTATTCTTTAAACTGTACAAACAATTACAAGTACTTAGAAAAGTATCCCGACTATCAAATCTTTGTCGACCCTATCCCACATGATGGTGGTACAGCAACAGGTGCTGCTCTGTGGTTAGAAGAACACTTGAGACACGAGAAGTTAGGATTAGTAACAAATGACGGATTGGGCGATGCTACTGCCGAATTAGAAACAGTAATAGAGGATTAATTATGAAGACAGCAATTATTAGAGATTTAGATGAGGTCATCGACCTTATAGTCGGCAAGGCACAAATTGTCGCCATCTTCCAAGGTGAATCAGAATGGGGCCCACGTGCTCTAGGCAACAGGTCTATTCTATTTGACCCTAGACATCCCGAAGCAAAACAAATCGTCAACAACGTCAAGAGGCGTGAGTACTATCGACCTTTCGCTGGAAGCATCATGTTAGAACATGCTGAAGAGTATTTTGAGATGTTGCAATTACAGGAATCCCCATGGATGTCATTCGCTATCAAAGCAAAAGACAAAGCATACAAAGACATTCCAACACTAGTACATGCAGATGGTACATGTAGAATTCAAACTGTTACACGTGAACAGAACAAGAACTACTATGACCTTATTGAGAAGATGTATGAAGCGACTGGTGTACCAATTATCTTTAACACTTCATTTAACTTAGGTGGTGAACCATTAGTTGAAACTATTGAGGATGCAATCAATACTTGTAACAAGTCAGAGATTAATTTCTTATACGTTCCCGAAGACCAAGACATTCATATTCCTTATGAATCATTACATCATAAAAACATGAGCGAAATTATTAAGGCGAATAAGAGCGAGATAGCCTAAATATTTTAATGATTGAAGTAACGGATATTGCCATACAAAAACTTATCGAGAAACAAGTTGACAAAGTTAGACTTGGAGTTACTGGCGGTGGATGTAGCGGATACGAATATGTCTTTATCAGAGACGAATATAAAGACGGTGACCTAGAAATAGATTACGGTAAGTTTAAATTTTTGATAGATACAATGAGTCAACCATTTTTAAATGGAATGACATTAGATTATGAAAAACAAGGATTGAATGAAACGTTTACGTTTCAGAATCCAAATGAACAAGCCAGTTGTGGTTGTGGAGTGAGTATTACATTTAATGAAGACATCATCAGCAAAAGCTAAAGGAAGAAAACTACAACAGTGGTTTGCAAAGTTAATGGTGGATACACTAGACCTTCATGAAGAAGATATAGAGTCTAGACCTATGGGTTCACAAGGGGAAGATATTATAATGGGACGTGAGTCACGAGAGAAGTTCCCATACAGTATTGAGTGTAAGAACCAAGAAGCAGTAAACGTATGGAAAGCATATGAACAAGCTTCAGAAAATTGTAAAGGGTATGAACCACTAGTGGTCATAAAAAGAAATAGAAGTAAACCATTAGTAGTGATTGATGCAGAACACTTTGTGGATTTACATAGAGAAAAAGATGAAATCATTTAACGAAATAACAGAAGCAAGAGATGAGGATAATAATAAGAAACCATATCGTTTGGTAGTCCTTGTTGAGCGTCCTAAGAAAATTGCTCGGGATGGCACTTCTGCAAAACTAGTATCCAAGGCAGAGAAGTTAGGAATAGAATGCTACAACTGTAGAATCAATGGTGCTTACATTATCAGAGAAGACGATGGTAAGATTACAATTCATAACGAAGGTGACGACAAGGGTTTTGAATTAGACGAGGATACAATCGTTTTCATACGTGGAGACGTGACTAAGAAAGATTCCTACATGGATTTGATATCGCAGATTGAGAGATACGGTATCCCATGTAATAACACACGTGAGTGTATCGAAGTGTGTTGTGATAAGTTTAGAACTTATCTAAGACTACAAGAGATTGGTATGAACCAACCTAAGACTGTACTGATTCCAAATGATACACCCGAGGCAGTTGATGCTGCCCATGAAGCACTAGACAATAAATTTCCAATGGTACTTAAAACACTTAGTGGTTCTAAGGGTGTTGGTGTTCTGTTAATTGAAACTGAAAGAAGTTTACAATCGCAGATTAGTTTGATTTATAAGATTGACCCTTACACTGATATCCTATTACAAGAATACATTGAGTCCGACTATGACGTAAGGTGCGTGATAGTGAACCAAGAAATTGTTGGTGCAATGAAACGTAATAAGATTACAGACGACTTCAGAAGTAATGCATCACAAGGTGCAACAGTTGAGTTGATTAAAATGACTGAATTGGAAAAACAAGAATGTCTTAAGGCTGCAAAAGGTGTGAACGGTCAATGGGTTGGAGTGGATTACATTCCTGCTAAGAACAGAGAGAAGGACACACCGTACATTCTTGAAGTCAATCATAGTGCTGGTAGTAAAGCAATCTCTGAAGCAATCGAAGAAGACATTACTAAAATGGTTCTTAAACTTTACTTTGACAGAGACATGTGGAGGAAGGAACCTAAACAGTGTGGAGTGTTAGAGTCCTTTATAGTTGACGGTCAAGAAATGACTGGTAAGTTAGATACAGGAAACTCTACTTCAGTATGTTCTTTACATGCAGAAGATGTGGAAATCAAAAACAAGAAAGTCACATGGAAACTAAATGGTGAGACACACACTAAACCATTACATAGAAGTGTTACATTACAAAAACCTGCTGAGACAAGACCAGTAGTGTTAATGGACATAGAGTTTCTAAACACTGTATACAAAGACACTGAAGTGTCATTGGATTCAAGAGGTAGTATCCCCCTTCTCATAAACCGAGACTTTATGGCTCGTGCAAATGTTATGATTAATTGTTCAAGAAAATTCATGTTAACAAACAAAGGCAAAGATATTTCAGATTAATCACTTGACAATGCATATTACTTAATAGTATACTTTTTATTATGACACAAACAAATAAAATATCTGTACAAGAAAGAATGCGAATGAAAGCACTAGATGCTTTTGATGAAGTAGAATTTCAAATCGACAAATACCTAGAGAATGGTAAGAACTCATTCAGTATGTACAAGTACTTGCAACAACTAGAGTATAGTGGAAAGGTTGTCGCCTACATGAAAGGTCTTACAAATGAGTTGACCTTAGAGTTAAAGAATGAAGAAGGTGATGACCAATTAGATGAAGGGTATGATTTCTTCACCGCCGCTCAAAAGAAAAAGTTTATTAAGTGGTTAGATAAAATTGAAGAAGACATTCAAAAGTTTTGTGATGAATACAAACCAGTTCGTAAACCAAGAAAACCACAAACACCCGAACAGATGGTTAAGAAACTACCTTACTTAAAACAGTGGGAGAGTTACAAGAGCATCGAACCAGTAGAGATTATAAGAGCAAAAGGATTATACACTTATAACACTTCAAGTAAAAAGTTTACTGCCTTCGAAGGGTATGGTCTCAAAGTCAAAGGTTCTAAGATTATTGATTTTGATAAATGTTCAGAAAAGACCTTGACAGATAGCAAGTTACTTGATAGGCTAGTTAAAGGTGGTAATATAATTGCGAAAGGTTTCATTGATGAAATCCCTAGGTCTAAGTTGAAAGACGGAAACCCGCTCATTACCAAAAATACATTATTATTAAAAGTGATTAAATGATACTTATAGACTTTACACAGACCATCATTGCTGGTCTAATGGCACAACTCAAAATGAATGGTGGAGAAGTTTCAGAAGATATGTTAAGACATATGATTCTAAACTCAGTACGAAACTATCAAAAGAAATATGCACGTGAGTACGGAGAGATTGTTCTTTGTACGGATGCTTCCCATACATGGAGAAAGGACTTCTATCCACTATACAAAGCGAATCGTAAGAAGACACGTGAAGCATCTGATATGGATTGGGGTATGTTGTTTGAAACACTACAGAAAGTAAAGGAAGAGATTAGAGATAACTTTCCTTACAGATATATGTACGTAGAGAAGTGTGAAGCGGATGACATCATTGCAATATTAGTTAAACATGCAACAGAACCTGTACTCATTGTATCAGGCGATAAAGACTTTCAACAGTTACACCATTACGATGTGAAACAGTGGTCACCTAATCTAAACAAAATGATTCGTTGTGAAGACCCTAGTATGTTCTTGAAGGAACATATTCTAAGAGGCGACAAGTCAGATGGTATTCCTAATATACTATCTAACGATGATTGCTTTGATTTGGGTATCAGACAAACACCACTGAGAAAACCAGTACTTGAAAAGTACCTCAGAATTAGCATTGAAAAGGACGATAAATACTATCGTAACTACTTAAGAAACCAAACTTTAATTGACTTGGATTTAATACCCGACCACATTGAAGAATCTATCTTAAGCGAATTTGACAAAACCACGATAGTTAAGGGCAAAGTTTTTAACTATCTCGTATCTCATAGATTAAATGAGTTACTTAACCATGTAGAGGATTTTACATTATGACAGAAGAAAAGAAAAGAGGAAGAGGAAGACCAGCAGGCGCTCCCAACAAACCAAAACTAAAACTGATTACAAAAAGACAAGACTTGCTTCCAAGTGCGGATGCATATGAAATCTTTTGCCAAGCAGATATAGTTGCAAAGAAAGAACCCGAACTTGCAGTACAGGGTTTAAAAGTATTCAACGAGAGGAATGCATCAATTAAACCAATCCTTATGTGGGTGTACAGAGACGACATTCAAAGTAAGTTGCCAGAAGGAACAACACCTTACAATGAAAATGGCGCTCCAGCATCCGACCTCACTGAAACTGCACTTAAGTTTGAACACAAGAAGTTTCAGTATTTCGTAACAGAACAAGTGCCACCTGCTCGTAGAGAGACAATGTGGATTGAACTGTTAGAAGGTATTCCAACTATGGAAGCAAAAATGATTGACTTAGTCAAAGACGGTACTTGGCCTTTCAAAAATGTGACGAAGGAAATCGCTAAAAATGCGTTTCCCGAGGACATAAGATAACTAAATATTAATGTGGTTCGAGACTATACATAAAGAACTAGAGAAGTTTATAAGACAAACTTCAATATGTAAACTTCTAGTCGCACACCGCCCCATGGGTTAACCCCCACAAAAAGGATATATTATGGCAGAACAAAATCAACCCCCATCACAGTTTGCTCAAGAGCAGGCCCCCGAAGTTTTAACTGAAACTCAACAAATACAAAAAAGAGTCCAAGACTTTAAGGTACAACTCGCTCCGAAGTCAGCACAAGCAGTTAGTGGTATTCTAGAAACTGGTCTAGCGAAAGGACAATACACTTTACAAGACTTAGACATGTTAGTTGTAATTCGTGAAGAACTTACAAAAGGTATTATTGATTTTAATACAACTGTTCAGATTGCTGAGGCAAGACTTAAAGAAATTCAACAAGAAGAATACTTGCAGAGTGCTAACAAAGAAAATGAAATTAATCTTCTGCATCAGCAAGCACTTGCAGATGAGAGAGTTGCAAGGAAGAAGGCAGAAGAGGAACTCAGAGTTCTCAAAGACATTTACGAGAGTCGTGTTAAGAACACCGCACCTGCTCCAGTTGAAGTAAAAGGCAATGCACCTAGTGTAACAGGTGAACCACTTGCAGAACGTCAACCAGTAGAACCACCAAAACCAACGGGTAAAACTTCACCAGCATTTGCAGCTGCTCGTGCATTGAATCCTGTAACTGCAACACAATCACAGATTGATGAGTTCAGACCAAGTGGTACAACTACAGAAGAATTTATTGAGGAAGTTGAAAGAGTTAATGAAGTTGCTATCGCAGAGGAACTACTCACAGACGAACCAATCTCAGAAGATAAAGAGTTTGTAGAAAAAGTTGAAGAGACTAAGAAGTCCTTTGCAGAGTGGACAGAGGAAACAGTAACTGAAGAAGACTTTACTGAAGAAGAACAACTAGAGATAGACTTCGCAATTCAAGATGATATTGACGAAGAAGAGTTTAACAATTCATTTGTTGACCCAGTGACTGCTGGAAATGCTCCAAACATAAAAGCACAAATGCCCGATACACAACAAGTGACTGCACCATTAGATGCAAAACAGTTTGACACCGAAGAAGAGTTACTCGCAGATATGCAAGAACGTATTGACGAGGCAACTGAAGAAGCAGAAGAAGAGTACGATGAAATTGTTATTCCTAGTTCAGACGAACTGAACAGAATGACAAAGGCAAAGATTGTCGAAGTTGCTGATGTATTGAATGATAAATTTAATGCTGGATTTAATGTGACTACAGAAGACACTAAGGCAAAGATGATTCTTGATTTCCAAGAACAGACTGATGCCTTAATTGCAAAATTGCAAGATACTGGCGAGTTCGTAAGTGCAGACAATGAGGGTGAAAATGATTCCACAGATGTCAGAGACGGTGGCTACTTCTAGAGACTCAGTAGTCTTACCTGTAGCGATCGGCCAAATAAGTAATCAATATGTAGAACACTTTGAGAATATCAAAGATGATGTTTTACGTTTTAATTTACCCACAGAATACACAGTTAAACTAGGAACGAGATACGATATAGATGGTCTGTACTTATACACTAAGGACGATGTTATGCTTATCTCATCACTAGACTTAGGTCTAGGACAAGGAACAGATAATATAAGACTCGGCACCTTCTTAGCAAAGTCAAAAGGTAATCCGACATCTTGTATACTTTCAATACATGAGGACGACCAGTGGTTAGCAGTTCCTAAACACTTTAGTCCATTCCAAGAAGGAGAGGAAATAAATTATGAGTACATTGAACAATATGAAGAAGATGGTGAATGGGTGGAACGACACCTTAGAATCACAAGGAAATAATAAGTGTCCGAAAATAGAAACATCCCAATTACAGCAGTTGACCAATATGATTTTCTCGAACATCGTAGAGGACAAGAACAGAAACACTGGCAGAGAAAGAAAGGCACTCTAACAGAACTTGACTCTATTCTTACTGTAGAGATTAACACCACAGAACTCTGTAACAGAACATGTGTGTTTTGCCCAAGACATGACCCTAAAGTATTCCCCAATAGAAACTTACACTTAACCATTAAAGGTGCAACCACGATTGCAGAAGAACTTGCCGACAATGGATTTAACGGTAAGATATCCTTTAGTGGATTTGGTGAGAACTTACTTAACCCCGACTTCATAGAAATCGTAAGAGTGTTTAGGTTTAACTTACCTTATGCAACACTAGAGTGTAACACTAACGGCGACAAACTAGATTCAGATTATGTCACAGGTTTGTACAAGAGTGGATTGGATTTGCTCTACATCAATCTGTATGATGGTATTCATCAAATGGAAGGTTTTGATTACATGATGGCAGAAGCAAGAGTGCATGAAGACCAATACAGATACAGAATGCATTGGGGTGACTTTGAGAAACACGGACTGATACTAAACAACCGTAGTGGTGTAGTTGATTGGGTTGGTATCGAAGATGATAGTGTAGAGAATCTAAAAGGTAAACCATGTCACTACCCTTTCTATAAAATGTTTGTAGACTGGAATGGTGATGTGTTGTTCTGCTCTAACGATTGGGGTAGAGAACATGTCGTAGGTAATCTATTGACCATGTCCTTACATGAAGTGTGGTTTAGTAAACCGATGACAAAGATTCGTAAGAGATTAATGAAAGGGAACAGAGAGATGTCCCCTTGTAACAAGTGTAGTGTCGATGGGAGTTTATTTGGTAAACAATCATTTGACCTAGTAAAGGAATATTATGAAAATCCTAATAACAGGTAGTACAGGTTTAGCAAGAAACATTAGTGACACTTTTACTTCTACACCATTTGCTGGTGGGATGAATATCGTTAACGAAGCACGTATTGAAGATTTGATGCTTTGGGAAGATTGGGAATGGCAGGAATACGATGTGTTTATCAACAATGCTTTCGGCGCTCCATTTGACCAGTGTGACTTGCTGGAAAAATCTTTCAATGCATATCGACATGATATGAAAAAGATTATCATCAACATATCTTCACGTGCCTCACAACCAAACATATCCAAAGGTTACAAGTATGCAGCTGCAAAAGCGGCACTCAACCACATGTCTAACAATTACACATACAATTCAGATAAGAAGTGTAAGATTACTACTATGAATTTAGGTTTAATCAATCATGAATTGCCTTCATTATCATATCAGTCAATCTCCAATGCTATTTGGTACCTTGCAACGTCATATCCCGATATTGAGATTCCCGAAGTGACTATGCAAGCACATGCAAACTATAACGAAGTGCAAAGTGATAAAGAAACTCTCAGAGACATGGAAAGATTCACTAAATAGTACTATGAGTATAGAATATAACGATTTTGGGTTCACTGCTATTGATGCAGATGAACTCGCATCCATCGATACAAAGATTGTTGAGAAAACAGTCGCATCCGCAACCGCCATTGCTAAGATGGACGATTTCATTCGTCCTCTTTTGGAGAATCTTATGAAAGATTCCGATAAAGACTACATCTACTGGCCCAATCGAGTTGAAATTCTTCGTAAGAAGTTAGACGAACTCGATGAAATTCAAAAAAGTTCTTAAAAACCCCTTTACATTGCCCCTCGCTTTTAAGTAGAATACACTAGTTAGATAAATTAACTGTGTATTTACCAAAAGGAGAAAAAAATGATACAAAGTCAACACGAACTATCCCCACATGAACGAGCGTACACCGATTTAGGTCGCAAAATTATTCAAGAGTGTGAAAATAATACTATTTTCCCAAAGGATGATGAAGAGTCCCTAACATTGTGGAACTCTGCTGTGACAGCTGCAAACAAATTCATGTCTTTTGGTACAACATGGTCAAAATTTAATGGAATTGATGACTTAAGTAAAAATGAAAGACTTGCAGTCAAGAAATATCTTAATGGAACAGCATGCGATTAGTAGTTGCAAGTTATGGTGATGTTGTAATCACCCAAGACCGTCTAAATGGTTACAAGCGATACATTGTTGACTGGCAGAACGGTAGTAAACAATTGTTTAGTGGGTTATATTACACATTAGATGATGTTAAGGAAAGAACAGAGAAGAGGATATCTTCTTTACCGATTTAAATAGGGGTGCTTGACACTCGGGTAGGGACAGGGTCAATAAAAACAAAATCTACAACTTATTATACGATGTTTGTTTGAGACCCATCCCGCCAGAATTTTTTTATTAGGAGTATATTATGGGCATGACAAGCCATTACGCTGGTTCACTTCGATACAGTATGAACGGCAAAAAACGAAAGACAAAATCTATGCGAACTCGCACAAAGAGGATGTCAGATTTTAATTGGGATACCCCACTCGTGGAACCCAAACCAGTTCGAGAGACTAAGGAATATCCTTCCGCTCCACTTGGTCTTCCGAAAACAAACGTAGACGATTCATGGAAGGTAGAAGAGTCTAAAAACTTCACAATCGCACCCGCTTATAATAAAGGTGCTTATCAAGTCATCCCACGTGATGACGTTAAACATATAGGAAAATAAACTATGGAAAATTTAAACTTAATTAATTTTATGTTCTCAATCTTGGCACTATTTGCCTTTGGATTCGTACTGGTGGGCGCTTGGTTGCTCGTAGATGATTCATCTAAGATGTTCAATTTGCGAAAAGATTTGAAACGTAAATATCCCGATATGACTAAGGGTCAACTTCAAGCTCTGGCACGTCACCAGTATGCTCAGTCCTTACAGGACAAAAAATAAATTTGACAAAGCCCCTCACTTTTTTATATACTATACACATAGATTGAAAAAGGAGATACAAATGAACGAGTTAGAAAAAAGAAATGTTGCGGAAACCAAAGCTATTGAACTAGTAGAACTAGTTGAGACTTTATGTGCAGATATTACTACTGCAATACACGAGAAGTGGGAACACACTCGTGGTGTAAAAACCCACGACTTTTCAATTGGAAAGAAATACATTCGTGTTTATTCAGTAGAGGATGGTCAACCTCGTTCAGTATGGGGGTTCATCAATGTGGGCAACGATAAGTTCCAAGTTGGTGATGTGTTAAAAGCATCGGGTTGGAATCAACCCGCTCTTAATTCTGCCAGAGGTAACTTGTACGATGGGTATGAAATAGCAAAAGGATATTCTACTCACAGAATATTTGGGCCAGATTACTTAATTTGACAAAGCCCCTCACTTTTTGTTACACTATGTGTATAATATAAATTTAGGAGAAAATATTATGGGAATCAAACATAAACAAATTTTAGACGGTACTGCAAGATGGTACGTAGTTACTACTCAAAATGTTGAGGAGTACGGTGTGAACTTTCACAAGTTCAAGGGCGGTTCCGAGTACGTGATTGGTTTCCATGTTGAGAAGTGTATCTTCGAGGAGAACGCATATGGTGAGGGCGAACACTCATATTATGAGGCGCCGTCTCTTACTGAGGCGTCAGTTGCTGCTCTCGTGATGAAACACGTGAACAGGTACAACGGATTGAACGGTTCGTTTGATTACATCACTAACATTGAAGTGATTGATTCGCCTTTCAACACACCCGACCACCCAACGTGGGGTGGTGATGCGGAAACTCTCATTGAAGAGTTAGATGCAATTCACGATAGTAAGGTTGCTAACGGAGAACTTGATGCTCCGTTTATGGAAGAAATTTATTCGGAGGCTGTATAATGTATAGTATTAAAGAATTTGAAGTCCTTACACTTGAAGAGAGTGTAGGTGGTACATCACTAAAGGGAAGCATCATAACCGATTACAACACTTTGTGTAATGTACTTGGTAAACCAACCTTCACAGATGCCGACCCTAATGAGAAAGTTTCTTGTGAGTGGTGTCTCAAAGTTAAGTACTGGGAAGAAGGTGCTCATGCGGACGATTGGGAATACGCTGATGTTACAGTGTATGCATGGAAGTATGGTTACATTCCAGTTGAAGAATGCATATGGAATGTTGGCGGTAACTCTTGGGAAGCTACTGATTTGATTGAAACAATTTTGGCGGAGGACATTGCTAATGCAGCTTAAGGAATACAAAACTATGGAAGCGGAGTATGCTGGAGGCATTACACTTCAATTCAAGTTTGAGAATGGGTACGGTGCCAGTGTAGTGAAACATGATTTCAGTTACGGTGGTCAAGATGGTCTTTGGGAAGTCGCAGTACTTGACGAAGATTTACAGATATGTTACCATACACCTATAACACAAGATGTTATTGGTTATCAGACGTGGAAACAAGTCGAAAAAATTTGTGAGGAGATACAATCATTATGACATTTACTTTTGAACAAGCAAAACTTATTGCATCCAGTACTGGTGGAAAGCTCAGTGCAGATGATGTGATGAATCTTGCAACTTATGGAACAACCAATGCTATGGACATGGCACCCGAAGAGGTGGGCGAAGGTTGTCCTTGTGGGGTGAAAAATTGCCCCGATGAATACGACCATGTCACACATGGAGTATAGCATGAAATATTTGTTAAGTTTAATATCCCTAACCATATTAGTTGGTTGCGGAGGCGGTGGTGGAGCTGCTGGGGTCTTAACCCCTGTAGTCGCTCCTTCTGGCATAACCTATTACACAGGTTTTACCACAACCACTTTAGATGATGTCACTAACCAGTTTGTGGTTATTGATGGATACATCGAAGGTGCTAATGTGTTCCTTGATTGGAATTACAATGGTATTCAAGATACAGGTGAGGCATCAGCAAGTTGGATGGGTGTAGACCCTGTTGTTACTATTTGCACCAGTTACGATTCCCAAGGATGTATTGAGACTGGAACATATGACCCGCCAGATAATTATTACTACTTTCTAACAAGGGAGTCTGAAGAATATGCACCAAGTGATTTCAATGGACAGTTTCTAGATGACAATATATCAGATTATTCATCCTACTGTAAATCATTAAGACCAGTGATGTCTGTGGTACCCGAAGGTGCTTATGATTCTGATAGGGGATATGTAGACACTGCATACGAAATGATGGCGATGCCAAGTGTATTGGAGAGGGACATTACTAACGGAACTAACATCACTCCATTCACAACATTAATCAATCCCCTCTTTTCATCTTTGATGGTAACAGATTATCCAATTGATGAATCATGTAGCACAGGTGCTATATCTCAAGGCGAGAACATCGTCCAATCAATAGAACAGTACATCAATACATTTTTAGAAATGTACAATATCAGTTTAGATTTCTTCTATGAGGACTTCTTTAAATCCGAGGACGTTGCAAAACAACAATTAGCGATGGACATTGTTGACATCATATCAACAGTAACAACTGCTAAGGATATTTTAGAGGATACTGTTAACTTACCTTATAGGTATGTCTTTAGTGAAGGAGTCATGTCAGATGTTATGAGTGGCAATTTCACCACACTAGATTTTGATATAAATCATAAAATAGAAGAGTCACAAGTGTTCAACGATTTAGTGACTTACTCAGAAAGTTTGTATAGTGGCATTACAACAGACAAAGATGGTAACCTATATTCATATGAGGGAGACATCATCCCCATGTCATTTGGTAATATCTCTGTATCTGCTTCTAGTGTAGAAACATCCACAGTCCATCAAGCAACAAATATTATGGGAATGGATGACGTACATCTTTATTCTACAGTTGCAAGTGGTTATGATAATGGTATCCTATCAGATACTAGTTTTACTAGAGTGCAATTCTCCAAACCAAACTATTATAGGTCAATGCAAACCAATCAAAGAGGTAAACTTTTTTGGGTCACACATGACTATAGATTTTCTATTGCCTTTGGGCCTGGCAACCCTATGGCCAACTTCAATACGAATTCTGTAGTTAACAATGGTGACTTGAATACCGCTCAAGATATTTTAAATTCCATCAATAGTGTATCACATTATATAGAAGATGCTCAGAATACCATCTCATATTTGTACGCTGGTGATGAATTGCAGTATGCAAAAACAATTGACGGAATAGAATACACATATTCATACACCGTTGGTGGTGACGAATTCTGTTTGACATATGACACTAGTACACAATCAGAATCATTCAATAGAACTAATCCTTATGTACAGTGTTCGGAGTTAATACAATGAAAATGAGACACTTAAGTTTTTTATCAGGCGCCTTGTTAGGTTTCCTGTGTGGTGTTATGACAATGAAGGTTGAGGCGTCAGACCCCAACGGAGAAATCTATTGCATGGCACAGAACATTTATTTTGAGGCAGGTAATCAACCACTCGCTGGTAAGATTGCTGTATCGCAAGTAGTGTTAAACAGGGTTGAACATTATGCTTATCCCGATACTGTTTGTGGTGTGGTATACCAAGCAAAGTTGAGAACAAATTGGAAAGGTGAAATGGTTCCTAAAATCAACGCTTGTCAATTCAGTTGGTATTGTGATGGTAAGTCAGACAACCCAGTAGACAGTGTAACTTGGTTATCCTCTATGCACATTGCAAGAGATGTGATACAATCTAAGTATGGTGACATTACAGAAGGTGCAACACATTATCATGCAACTTGGACATTACCATATTGGGCAGACTCATTGAACGAGACTGTGGTTATTAACGAACACATATTTTACAAATAATTATGAATTTATTTTACTTAGACAAAGACCCCGAAATCTCTGCAACACTACATTGTGATAAACATGTAGTAAAGATGATTATCGAGTACGCTCAGATGCTATCTACCGCACATAGAATGCTAGACGGTACTCAGTATACCGATGCATCTAGTGGACGTAGAATCCAAAGATGGGCGCTGAATGATACAAACATGGAAGATGTGTTATATAAAGCATCCCATATCAATCACCCCTCTACTAGGTGGGTTCGTGAGAATGCAATTCAGTATCAGTATGCATATGATATGTTTACTGCACTGTGTGACGAATACACTCACAGATATAAAAAGATTCATGCAACTGATTTTAAACTTAGAGTATTACTTAATCAGTTACCAAACAAGATTGCACTAGGTGAATGGTCAGAACCGCCTCAGTGTATGCCAGACGATGTGAAGATGGAATCGACTCTCGATGCATACCATAAATACTATGCAGTCTACAAGAAGGAATTCGCAAAGTGGACAGAACGTGACGTACCAACTTTTATGAGTTTATAATATGCCAACATACGATTTCTTAAATACCGAAACTGGTGAAGTGACAGAACACTTCATGTCTTACACTAAGTTAGACCAGTTCAAAGAAGATAACCCCCACTTAAAACAACAAATATGCGCCCCTAGAATTGTAGGTGGTCATGGTGACAGAGTTAAAGCGCCCGATGGGTTTAATGATGTACTTAAGAATATCGCCTCCAAAAATATCGACACTCCACTTGGGGAAAGATATCACAGAAAAGATGCTAAAGAAGTTAAGACAAGAGAAACAATAAAAAAGCATATTGACATTCAAAGCAGAAAGAAGTAAAATAGGTATATATTATGATAGATTTACATGAACTAGAACTACTCGATATGAAAGCCGAATCGGTGGACGGAAAGCGACTTTACGAAACACCCGAAGGTAATAAGTATCCAAGTGTCACAACTGTAACAGGTCTTCTTAACAAAGAACATATAAAGTTGTGGAGAGCTAGAGTTGGTGAACAAGAAGCGAATAAGATTACCGCACAGGCGACAAAACGTGGTACTAAGATGCATGACATCTTTGAAAAGTATCTTAGACAAGAAGAAGAAATTATCTTTGATAACATTCTTCAAGAACAGATGTTCAATTCCGCTTTACCCTTATTAGATGAAATCCAGCCGATCGCTCTAGAAGCGCCTCTGTATTCCGATACACTTAAGATGGCGGGAAGAGTGGATTGTGTTGGTCTATTCGAAGATAAACTTACAATCATTGATTTCAAAACATCAAGTAAGTGGAAAGAAGAATACATGGCAAAACCATGGTTTATTCAGATGACTGCTTACGCTATGATGGTTGAAGAGATGACTGGTTATGAAGTTGAGGAGATTCTTGCTATTGTTGTAGTAGAGGGTCAAACAGGTGGTGTTCAGGCATTTGGGAGTTTTCCAAATGAACACGTTGATGAATTAGTTAGTTTACGAAAACAGTACACTAACTTATACGGAGTATAATATGAGTGAAGTGAAAGAATTTAATTTAGAAGGAGATTTCAATTGGAATAAGATAATCTCTAAAGGTGATGAGTGGGTTGAGTCTCAAGCATACGATAGTGCATATGATACACTATTAGAGTATCTTGGAATTGACAGTGAGGAAGACATAACAGAAGAACTGTTAGACACTGCAGACCACCTCATAGATTACCTAACAACACCTTATGCAGAAGGTGGTCTTGGTGTTCATGACACTAGTCCAACTTACTATGCTTACTATAGTATAGTTAGAGATTGGAGAGACAACTTAGAGTATGGAGACTAAAATGCAAATTGAAGTAGGAAAAGAATATACGATTTATCCCAAGTATAAAAAATCGTATACAGAACGTGAAGTGTTCAAGGACAATGATAGTGAAGATAGAGTTGTCATTGAAGCACTTTGGAGAAGTGGTGCATATATCATCAAGGTAACTAACGAAGAAGAGAAGGAAACCTTAGAAGCATATATGTCAGAAGGTGCAACTGGTGATATGGAACCATGTGAATTCGAAGAGAATGAATTTGTGGAGTCTTTTGATGAGTGTGGACGTGATGTTTATGTTCACCTTGCAGAAGGTAGTAAAGCAGATGAAGATTCAATTCTAGAAGCAGTCGAAGAAGAAGGACATGATTGGTTTTGGGATAATAACTATGATTCATGGGATGCAGAACACTTCTTTGGTTTACCATTACAGGTAGATGAGGTTGACCCCGATAACAGATATAACTTGAGGTTCTGATGATTACTAAGAAAAATTTTACAGAACAAGTTGAAAAACTAATTGTACGTGGAAGAGGTTGTGATGTAATGTCAGCAATCATTAAAGTGTGCGAAACAAACAGTCTTGAACCCGAAAGTGCTAAGAGACTATTATCAAATCCGCTAAAAGAAAAACTTGAAGCAGAGGCTCAAAAATTAAACCTAATCAATCGTGGCCAAGTGAGTCAGGCAAATATCACGAAATTTTATGAGGACTAAAATGAAAGAATTAATTAATGAGGTAATAACAATTGTTACTGCCACAGGTGAGTACGTTGGTAAACTGGATACACTCCAGCAAGACGACACTTCAGTTGTACTATCTAACCCTAGGATGATTATCCAAAACCAAGAAGGTCAAATGGGATTCGCTAGGGGAGTTGCTGTAACAGGTGAAGAGAACCCTAAGACAATGGTTGTGAAAGACTACATCTTTATGTGTGCAACCAATGACAAAGTCACAGAAGCATATAACACTGCTACTGGTGAAATCCATATCCCCGAGAAAAAGATTATTACTTAATGACATCTAGGGATGGATATGATGCATATACGTTGTACCTTGGAATTAAGTTACACTTCAATTCTAAGGATTATGACTTCATTAAATACAACGGAAAAGTACGAAGTGATATCAACTCTTTCCTAAAGCGGAAAGATAAGTTTCACTTTGGAAAACTTCACAAAATTTATAAAGATAACCTACAAGACTTCTATATCGCCAATCTATCTCAGAAAGATAGTTGGGCGGGAGACTTGTTAAACGAAGAAGCAGAACGTGTCTACGCCGATTGGAGAAAACGTCAACAGAAGTTGTCGTATATGTTTCAATCAGAAGTGTCAGATGTGTTACGTAAAAGAACAATACAAAAAGTTCTAGAAGTAAAGAACGGTCAGCATCCTTGGTTATTACGAGACTATCTAGCAAAGAATGTCTCACTCGAAACTCTTTGTATCATGGATGAGATAATCGGGTTCACTACAGATTGGGAGAGACTAATCTCTGAGAAGGTAGTGTACCCCGATGTCCATACTAAGATACGAAAGTACAAGACGTTTATAAGTGTAGACCATAAGAAATTTAAAAAGATTCTTTTGGATGTATGTTCATAAACGCCTAAATAAAATCGTCTATTATAAAAACCCTCTTGTATTATTGCAAGTGATGACGTATAATAGATTAATACAATGCAAATACAATGTTAATACAATAGGAGAATACAATGTCAGCATCATTAGATAAACTAAGAGCAGCTATGGAAACTGCTTCACCTACAGAAGGTGCAAAAAAATCCTACACAGACGACACGATGTGGAAACCCGAACTTGATAAAACAGGTAACGGTTTTGCGGTAGTTCGTTTTCTACCCACACCCGAGGGAGAAGAGATGCCATGGGTATCATACTTTGACCACGGTTTCCAAGGCCCAGGCGGTTGGTATATTGAGAAGTCTTTGACTACACTTAATAAACAAGACCCTGTGTCAGAATACAATACTCAGTTATGGAATACTGGGATTGAAGCAAACAAAGAAACTGCTAGAAAGCAGAAGAGACGTTTACACTATGTGTCAAATGTTTATGTTGTTTCAGACCCAAAAAATCCATCTAACGAAGGTAAAGTATACAAATACAGATATGGTAAGAAAATCTTTGAACAACTCAAAGAGGCTATCTCACCAGCATTTGAAGACGAACAAGCAATTAATCCTTTCGACCTAAGAGAAGGTGCGAACTTTAAGATTAAGATTAGAAAAGTAGACGGTTACTGGAACTATGACAAATCAGAGTTTGATACACCTGCCGCTTTGTTCGAAGATGAAGCACAGTTGAATACTATATATTCATCTGCTCATTCATTATCAGGCATAATTGCGCCAGAAGAGTTCAAGTCTTACGATGAACTCAAAGAGAAACTCGATAGAGTTCTCGGTCTAACTGGTTCAGTGAGTAATTCAACTGCAGAGTCAGTTGCGGAAGATATGGACGAAGTGCCATGGTCTAACGTTAACAAAGAGACGGTTGCAGATGAACCTGTAATCTCATCAGCGGAAATGTCTTCTAGTAGTTCAGAAGAGAATGATGCGATGGATTACTTTAAGAAGTTGGCTAACGATTAATTAGTTAGTTAACTACTTATAAATGGGAGTCTACACATCTATATCATGTGTCCATGCGAAGTGTAGACTAACTGAGACCGTAGGAATGGGGGTACTCAGTAAGGGAAAGGTAGTCGGGGTCAAAGCGGGACTATCGGTACAGAGCGGGATGCTGTAAAGTTGATTGGGGCGACTGTACATCTTTTTAAATAACGAACGGAAATTTTATGCCAAGTGTAACACCAAGAACAGATAAACGAAAGTCTAACGAAGAACCATTTGATAAGATGTTGAGACGTTGGAAGAAATCATGCGAACGTGCTGGTATCGTTCAAGAGGTTAGAGACAGGCAACACTTTGAAAAACCTAGTTCTATTAAGAATGAGCAAAAACAGGCAATCAAGCGTAGGAAAAAAATCAACGCAAAGAGGGCTGCTCAAAAAGGTTTTCGATTAGGGAGATAGATATGGTAGGGCCGAAAGGAGAAACAACTTACAACCTTCATAATGGTTCATGGGAAGGTGGTAAAGGTTCCCACACTAGAGGGAAGGATAAGAAATCATACGATGCTTATGCTGCTGGTTGGGACGCAATTTTTACTAAAAAGAAAGTAGAGAAGAAAGTAGAGAAGAAAGATGAAACAATTGAGGAGACCACAACGTCCAAAGACGAGGTACCACAAAGTTCTGTTTGAGAAGGATTCACCCTTCCGAGCTCAAACCATTCCTAATAAGAAAAAACGTATTCCACGTAAATCAAAATATCCTAGATTAGAACGCAACAGCGTATCCTAATTTCGCAGACGAATCATTATCATTAACAACAGGCATACTAGATATTGCATTATTAGTAACATTAGTTTGATTGTTATTCTGTTGTGTTACTGCAGTATTGATTGGTGCCTTTTCCGATTCAGTCTTTGATTCTAATTCCATTTCTCGAGCAGTCTTAACTCTGTCACCAGTCTCTTCATATTCCATATCACCAAAGAAGTCTTCTTCACCAGTCGCTACCATATTACTCTTAGCATAGTCTTTTCTTTGGTCTAGGGTACCTTGAATGTCTGTTACTTCTTGTTCAGCACTGAACTTAGTCTTTTCAATCTCTGCAGATGTCATACCTTCAAAACCAGTCTTGACACTGCTTGTATCCATATAGTCTAGTCCGCCGGAATCAGCCTTATTTTCTAGGTATTCTCTTTTCTCATCACCTTCGAGAGTTTCTCCATTTACGGTAACATTACCTTTCATACCTTGAGCAATATTTCTTTCTCTTCGTCTCAACTGCATATCAGCATTGTATGCTTGGTCTTCTTGGGCCTTTCTTTCATTGATGAGTTCTTGGGTATTAGTATCTTCCAATCCAGTCGCCATCGCTGTTGCCGCTGGTGACATTTCACCAGTAGAGTCAACAGATTCAGCCTGTTCATCTGTAATTGGTGCCTCAGCCTCGTTTCCGAAAATCTTTTTGACCAACCAATTGGGTAATATCTTTGAAGCAAAATCTCTTAACATCTTACCGATGTCTATGTCGAATACATTCTTAAAGAAGTCACCGATTGCTTTAAACGGTGCCATGAGTAAATCCCATAGACCACCAAACATACCAGTAAGACCTTCCATGACTCTATCAAAGTCACCTGTAAATAGTCCCACAACCAAATCAAACATACCAGCAAAGATATCAAAGATTGCTTGACCTATGTTCATGAGGTATGATATTCCAGTGTCTATGATACCTTTAAACCATCCAACATTCTCATACATTGCCATAAACGCATTGTAGAGTATCACACCAGCTGCAAGTATAGCAACACCGATTGCAATGAACGGTAGTGCAGTCAATAACATACTACCAGCAGTCAAAAGTAAACCACCAATAAATGCAAGACCAGCTGCAATAAATGGTATGACAGAGGCAAGCATTCCAGCAGCTGCTGTGGCCATTGCTCTGCCCGCATTTAGTATTGCCATTCCCATTGCACTTGCACCAGCCATTAGGAATACCATGCCTGATTTGATTGATGCAGCTGCAGCTGTAACCATCGACTTACCAGCAAGTATTAATGACATCCCCATTTGTTTAACGCCGCCCAATATGCCAGAAAGACCTTTAGCAATTACGCCTTTTGCAGTATCAAACCCAGCGGAAAGAGTAGATGATATAGAACTAACACCTTTTGAAATTATTGCAGAGGGCGAACCTAGTAACGAATCAAGTCCTTTCAATCCGTTCTTCAACCCATCACCGATACTGGTAAAGAATCCCGTAGTACTCATTACCAAGTTTTGGAATAGGTCTTCTGTAGCGAATATCTTACCAACAGCATCAATGTTTTTAACTACATCATCCGCAAGTCCGACAAGGTCAAACCCTGTGAGTGTTTTGAGACCATCAGAGAATTGACCAAGACGACCCGAATCCGTTGAAATTTCTGCCATCTTGTCGCCAATTAAAGTTTCTTCTACATCTTTAACTGCTTGTTGTTTATCAAGTATCTTTTGGTTCTTTTGTTTCAACTCATCTAATTTAGTGCCTTGTAACTCTAGAGTTTCTTTCTCTTTAGCAAATCTTAAATCCAAAGACTCCATAGTTCTTTTCTTAACTTCTTCTGCTTTCTTATCGAGTTCATCTCTTCTTTTGTTTGCTTCACCTAATTCTTTGGCAGTTTGAGCTGCACCTGTTAGTGCATACTCTTTAGCAAGTTTTTCAGCATCTTGTCTTGCTGTTTCAGTTTCGTTAAGAAGTGTTTGATATTGTTCTGTCTTACCAAGGATTGTTTCTGTTTGTTGTTCTTGTCTATCTTGAAGTGCTTGTTTCTTACCATTCAACATCTGTTCACGGAATGCAAGGTTCTCATTCTCTTCCGCTGCTTCCATGAATTTTTTATGTGAGTTGACGTACTTCGTCAAATCCACTTCAGGAAAGGAGTCCTCTAACTTTTTAAATTCTTCAGATGACTTATCGAGAGTTCCTTCCATAACACCAGCAAGGGATGATTGCAAACCTAAAAGTTTGTTTCCCTGTAAAGCGCCTGAGTAGGTGGACTTTTGAGTATTGATAGAATCGAGTGATATCTTAGATAGTGCTTGGTTAGTAGTTTTAAGTTTTTCGATAGAAGCACCAAACCGTTTGTTAACGCTCTTCATGCCCTTATCGATATCTCTACCACCTTGTTGTAACGTCTTTTCTATGTCAGTCGTTACACTGGTGATTCTATCGTTAATCTTCTTTATGTCCTTGTCATCTGCCATTTAATTATTTTCCGAATGCTTTTCCTGCTTCTGATATTCCAAACGCACCTAACGTTACTACAACAAATGAAGTGTAGATAGTGTCAGATACTTTTAAGTCCATATCCCAAAATGCAGTAATTAAATCTGCCATTCCGAATACGACCATTAAAAAGAATGAGGCAAATCCTATGATTGCTTTTTCATTGATGTCATTTTCATCTCTGAACAATGCACCAATAGAGAACCTTTCTTTTGGTTTTGCTGCTGCTGTTGCAACTTGCAATTCCTTAGATAACTTCTCCATCTCTTTGATTTTGTCCTGTGCTTCGTCTAACTTCAAGACCATCTCTGTATACTTAGCAACATCTATCTCGACATTACCTTGACTAATTTTTTTGTCGTCACTCATAATTTGTGTCCTCTATTATTATGAATCACTTACACATAACGAATATTAATTATTTTTTCGTTGTTCGTTCTTTAGCCTTTCCTCTTCTAAGTGTTGAAGTAATAGGTTGATGTATACCTCTCGTTCCCATGGTATCATCTCATCTAGTTCAGTTAATGAATACTTGTGGTGTTGCATTAACTGAAAGTTGGTGTTATAAAAATTCAACACCGACTCGTGGGAAAGGCCTATTAAAAAAAACTTTGGATGCCTTCCAGTACTCTAGTGTTCTCTTTGGAACATATTTCGCACGAGTAACTTACTTCATGTCTTAGTTTTGGTAAACTATCAAAGAACTGCCCGAGTTTGTCTAGTTGAGTAAACGTCAAACTATCAAAAAACTCATCCAACTCTTTTTGAGATACATCTTCCATAGGATACACTTCATCGGCATCAAATACAGAAGTGATACATCTCTTCACAATCTCCATACTCTGTTGTGTTTCGTCCATCTTTGTCAATCCATCGATGTCTCTAACACTAGGAACTTTCAATTTAACACCCAAGTCATCTGTTAACATGACTGTGTCGTCTTCAGGCATTTCACTTGTGGGTTCAATGTCTTCCAAATTTAAATCTACTTTTGCATTTCCTCTACATCCTTCGTCTGTACAACCAAGTACTAACTTAGATGTTTCACCAACTGAAACAGAACGGACTTTAATAAACAACCATTCCATATCCATCATAGCAATATTTGGTATCTTTAACTTACCAAATGTACATGCATCAAGCATCTTAATGATTGATTGCATAACTTGTTCTTGGTCATTGCTTTCTTTTGCCATGACTAGAACTTTTTGTTCCTTTACTAGGAATGGTCTATATTCTACTTCTTGACCATTACTAGGTAGCACTGTTTTATAAGTCGGTGCCGACTGAATCGGTAATGCCATAATTACTCCATATTATATTTTATTGAGTTCCAAAAAGGTCTCTCACATTCTTGTAACTGTTATCAATCCTCGATTTTGCAGTAGTAAGTCCTGAGACTTTATTCTGTAACCTTCCAGCAGCACTAGAAAATCTAGAACCGACCGCTAAGGCCTCTTGCAAGTTATCGATTTGACTCCTACCACTATTTAGTCCGTTCGGAGTCGTCCCTTCACCATTATAAACAGGGTGAGGAGTTTTCTGTGGATTTTTACTCTCCACATATTCTGTAGTAAAATATCTGTATGCAAATTGTACACTTACACTTAACATTTCACCTTGTGCCATATCCAATACCAGTTCATCGATTGATGTTGGATATGCATCATGTAATCTTGTTATTAGACTTGCACCTTGTTGCCCATCAGAAGCAAAGGTAGGATTATACCCATCCTTTCTAAGGTGTTTAATTTCTACTTCACCAATATAGTCTTTATAGAATGCAAAGATAGGTTGTGTGTTTGGGTCTGAACCTTCTCCTTGTTCAGGAGCTGCAGTGTCACCACCATAGATTGAGTCTAACCATAATTGCATGATTCTTCTATCTAAGAAATCAATGTCACAATAGAATGTGAATGTTGCAGTTCCACCGTCATCAATTTTACCTGTTGGAAGAAACTTAGATTTACCTTGTGTGTTCTTTTCAGTAACTTCTATTTTTCTACTTGGAATAGTTGCAGTCTTACATCTAACTGCATTAAGTGTTAACCCTTGAGGGCCAAAAAACGCAACCTCAAATTGGTTTGCCATTGCTGGAGCTTTAATTGCACCGATGATAGTGTCTATCGAGTCGTGTCTATTTCTTGGTTTATCTTCCATTATACTTCCTTAAATAAATAACAATGCCAATACAAATCCAACATTAAACCCTAGTGAGCATACTAGAATGAAATCTTTTCTAAATGATGTATTTACTGCATAGTAAGTTTTCATTACACTACCCTTTTGAGTGATTCAGCGTATACTGTGTTTGCATTGAATGCTGAACCTTGGTTGTCTACAAATTTCTGAGATGGTAACATTGCAACCACGTCCCAGTAATCATATGGTATCTCTCTTATTTGACCTTTAATATGTGTTGTGAGATACTCTTTCACACACGGTCTTGCCCATTTTAACTTTGATATGGACTTAACCATATCGTATGTAAGTTTTAGTCTAGTGTTCTCATCATCCCCCATATCGGGGTCTACTGCTAACTGGTCAAACACTTCCAACAATTCTAATCTCTTTCTTGGTGGGAGATAGTGTAAATTTAAACCTAAGAATCCTTTACTTCTAGGTTCTATTGGTATCACTACAGGGTATTTATCCCAATAAGGCAATGTAGCATACCCCTTTGCACCATAATTAAACAACACTAGAGTACCTAAAAATGGTTTTCTTATTGGTGTTCCTTCTACTAGTAACTTATTACGATTGACCTTTATAGTTCTAAGATTGTCCTTAAACCATTCTCTAGCTTCTAAGGACTTTTCTTCAATCTCAGACGGAAGTAAATTGTCATAGTTCTTAAGAATAGATGCCATACATCTATTTATACTAAGTTAGATGGTCTTCAGTTAATATTCTAAATTTATATTTACGGTCTTTGCAGTATTCGTTAGCTGCTTTGAACTTTGCTTGATTGACAAGGTATGTTGCAACCTCGTTGATATACCTTTTGGTTTTTCGTTTGGGTTCTTTGGGTGGTTTGGTTTGCTTCTTGGGTTTAACTTCGATGATTTCATATAACACTTCACCCTTAGTGTTACGATATTTTATGTAGAAATCGGGGAAGTATCTATGAACCTTGTTGTCCACAGGAGAAATGTATGGTATAATGATTTCTTCACTACCCCATTCCAGTATGTTAGTGTTATCATCACAATATTGCATGAATCTTCGCTCCCACAGCGAACGATAGACAATCTTTGTGGGGTCGCCTGTATATTTTTTGTAATTCTTCGGTTTAAACCGTCCGCTATATGACATAAATAGATGTAACAATAATGAAACTCTAGGTATTTATACATGGCATCACTAAACAAAATTCTATCGAAAGTCAACTCTGCTTCATCAGCATTGAAATCAGTAAAAGGACTGAAGTCTAAAATCTCAAATACAGACTACAAGAAAACAATCGCAGACCTATCAAACTATGATGCTCTTAAAGAACTAGCAGATAAAGAAAGAGAGATATTAGAAGGACGAAGAAGTCGACTCAATCAAGATGAGGATGCTGCTAACAAAATGAAATCCATTAAGGCTGCTAAGAGACCACCCGCTGGACAAACAAAAGAACTACAGTATCCTTTAGAACAACTCAACAACTATCTAGAAATAAAAATTAGACCAAGAAAACAACAGAACAGTGGTGCTAATGCTAAAAACTTAATGAACGACACAGACACATACATTTATATGTACGTTCCTACTGGTCAAGTAAGTGAGGCAAAGGTTTCATATAAAGAAGGTGAGGTCGGTGTAGCTGCAAGGGGTGTTATGGATATCATGGGGGCAGAAGGTTTCGTTGATACAAGTGTGGCAATTGGTGATGCATTGAATGCTGCTATATCATCAGGTCTAAATAAGATGGCTAATATGGCAACAGGTGATGTTGTTAACTTTGCACAGGGACAAGCAGTCAACCCAATGAAAGAACAGATGTTAGAGGGTGTTGGGTTCCGTTCATTCAATATGGAATTTACAATGAGACCAGTATCACAAGAAGAAGCAGATGTATGTAAAGAAATTATATACACTTTAAGAACTGCCATGTTGCCCGACACTTTTGGTTCGGATGAGACAAATCAGATTGAGAATTATTTTAACTATCCGAACATTATCGATTTAAGATGGGAAGGGCCTATTCAATATACTATGGACGGATTCTTACCAGCAGTAATTACAGATGCATCTGTAACATATGGTGGTGGTAGTACACTAGAGACTTTTTCCGATGGCACACCACTAGAGATGAAGTTGAATTTATCATTTACTGAGATTAAAGTTCTTACACAGGAAACGTATCAGATGATATCACCACACCCAAAAGCAGACACTAGTATAGGTGGTGGTACACGAAGTATACTCGACACTAGAGATACAACCAACGGATAACAATTATGGCATCACAATTATTTAAAAACTTTCCAACGATACAGTATAAACTTAATGATGGCAGAATTATCCACATCAAAGATTTCTTCCGTAAGGGTAAGATTGAATTACAAAAAGTTAATACACTGATTGATTATGAATTTTATCAATTAGATGAAGGTGAAAGACCCGATATAGTTGCTTCCAAACTATACGGAGATAGTGATTTACACTGGGTACTATTCCTAGTGAATGAGATAGATAATTACTATGATTGGTATATGGACAACTCCACTTTTAATAATTATCTAGATAGAAAATATGAAGGTGTATATCTAACCGCATCATCTTCAACAGATATTGTTGGCCCACACAACACAGATGGTCAGGGCAATATCACATCCGATAATAAATTTTTATTGGGTGAACTAGTCACACAAGGTACAACAACAGGACACGTATTACAGGTCGACCCATCAAACAATCGACTTAGAGTTACTGCTGGAGATTGGGTTGCAGACCAAACTATAACAGGCTCTCTCAAGAGTTCTACAGTACAAGGTGTAGTGCAACCAAGAGATTCCATATCACACTACATTAATAGTAAGGGTATAAAATCCACAACACCTCAGGCTGGATTTCAAAGTGTAAGTATATGGGAAATGGAAAATGCACTTAATGAAGATAAGAGAAAAATTAAAGTAATCAAACCACAGTATATAAAAACTGTGGTAACCCAATACGAATCACTTTTGCAAGTTTAATATATGACAACAGATAACCGTAAGGGTGGTGAGTTTTTTATAAACTCAATAACACTCTCCAATCAATTTAAAGAATCCGTTGAGATAACCAAACTCATAACTGGATTTCGCTTGTACGAATCTATCTATAAAAAGTACACTACTGGAGAAGTACACTTCATTGATGGTCTTAATCTAATTAAAAATTTCAGGTTTACTGGTCAGGAGTTCATACGTGTTTCTATATCTATGAAACAGGGAACTGGAGAAAAGGCGGCTAAAGAAGATAGTATCGATAGAGACTTTCGTGTATATAAGGCATCAAATATAAACCGTGTCAATGATACTACACAGACGTATGTATTGAGACTATGTGACCCACGAATGTTTGCGTGTGAACGTGTACGTGTAAGTAAGGCGATGCGTGGTTCGTATGATAAGATGTTACAAAATATCTTAGTAGAAGACGTTAAGATGAAACCCGAAGAGTTCGACTCATGGGAAACGACCATGCCCGACAACAATCAGATGATATGGCCCAACTGGAAAGTCTCTAAAATAATAGACTGGATAACACAAAACTCATCTATAGGAAACAAGACATCATTTAAAAATGGTATGTTCTTTTTCCAAACATTAAATGGTAAGTATAAGTTCAAATCCATTGACACTATGATGGAACAAGAATACCCACTGTCATTTTCTTTCAGACCAAGAACAGAAAACTTAGATACTGGAGAAACCGACATCAATGCCCCAAGTGGTTTGAACACACAAATTATAAGTTACACTAAACCACAAGCATTCGATACGCTTAGAGGTACTATCGCTGGAGCGTATGCTAGTTCCATGAAAGTGTATGACCCCGTCAGGAAAATTGAAGAGGATATTGTATTTGACTTGGAAGAAAGTTTTAAAAAGGGCAATCATGTTTCTGGCAAAAATCCAATAATATTAACAGATGGTGGTGAATCTTTTACTGAGATGACACTTACTACAGAAGATATTGTTGACAAATTTGTATCTCCCAATGTAACTGAGGTGGATGCAAATTTAGCACCCAACAAAGCATTTGATAGTGTTGTGGTCTATGATTACACTACTACACATGTATTTGACCAATCAACATCTCTTACTGAAAATGAGGTGTTTCAAGGTCAGAAGAATAAAGACAACGCAAAATTAGAAAGACAATCGATGATGGAGATACTACAACAACATACTATGGTAGTGTCTATTCCATTTAGAACAGATATTAGTTGCGGAACTATTATCAAGTTAGAATTGCCCGAACCGCAACTAGCATCTAATGCAGAAAGTAAAGATAAACTGAATGACGGTAGATATTTAATTACTGATATATGTTTCCAAGGAAATGTATTAGAGAATGGTGGTCTATGTAATATAGAGTGTGTTAAGGAGAGTTTTGCTAAATCAATAACATCCATCAACCCACAAGACACTATGGAAGCACCCGAGGACGATTAATGAAAATGTTTTATGGTATAGTAGAAGACCGTAACGACCCATTGAAGATTGGTCGTGTTAGAGTTCGTGTACATGGTTTACATACAGATGATAAACAGATGATTGCAACCCCCGATTTGTCATGGTCTCAAGTTATTCTACCAACAACTTCTGCTGGACTATCGGGATTCGGAACACAACACGGACTCGTTGAGGGGTCTACTGTTATTGGTTACTTTAGAGATGAAAATGTCCAACAAGATTTTGTAGTAACAGGGTCTGTTGCTGGGATTCCTGCTCAAGGATATAAAGAATCTATAACCGATGAGTTAATAAAGAGAGAGGTCATCAAAGGATTTAATGACCCACGTAGATTAACATCAGCAGACTATGCTGACACCCCCGATGGCGCTTCGCCTGCACAATCTCCAAATCGTACATTTGGTTTAGAGAAAGGTTTAGATGAGTTCCCCAAGAAACCTAAAGAGATTGAGATAAATCTCGTAGATGGTACAGGGTCTACAATAACAGAATTAGAACTTACAGAGACGGATTTGCCTTACTATCCTTTGTATTATGATAAGACAGATGTATCTCAATCCGCAACAGGAGATAAAGATTACACTAGTAGAGATATAAGTGCAGTTAACTCCAAACCCGATACACCGATGGGTATGATACCTTCAGTAGCGGCACCAATATATCCTTTTAACAAAACAATAGAAACTGAATCGGGTCACTTGATAGAAATTGATGACACTCCTACACTAGAAAGACTAGCGATTGAACATCGTTCAGGAACGTTTCAGGAAATCCATCCCGATGGTAGTGTGGTGCAACGTATAGTAAATGATAACTATCAAGTAATTGCAAAGGACGACAAACTTTATATAGCAGGTAATGCTGATATAACTGTAGAAAAAGGTAATGTCACTATCAATGTGAATACAGGTAATGTATCTACAACAGTACTCAAGGGTAATGTTGACACTAAGGTTATGGAAGGAAACGTTGACTTATATGTTAAGGGTAATGTATCCGAGGTCATTGATGGTAATGTAGATGCACAGATAGGTGGAACATTAAATGCAGATGTAGTGGGTAACACAACATTCACTTCACCAACTACAAAAATGACTACAAATTTAACAGTTGACGGTACGGTTCATATCACTGGTGCTCAGACAAATGACTCCACAATTGATGCAGTTGGTGATATATCAACTGATGCTGGAAATGGCCCAACACTTGCAACCCATAAACACAAAGCAACTTCACAAGATACTGGTTCAGGTTCAAATGCTGGTAAGAAGAAAAATACAAGTGTTCCCGATGCATAAGCGCTGTAAGAACGTATAAATAGAACTATGAAAGATGTAAAAAACAATGCTTCAACCGTAGCAACTTCAAATTTATATTCTGATTTGGATTTATTGTTTCAACCACATCCAGTTACTGGCGATGTGACTAGGAAAACAGATGTTGCATCTATTAAAAGGGCAGTAAGAAATATTGTTCTAACAAATGCATATGAAAGACCATTCAAACCAGGCTTTGGTGGCAATCTAACAAGTAAACTATTTGAATTAAATACAGATAGAGGAATCCGAAGAGTTGGGGAATCGTTATCTAAAACTATAACAACCTTTGAACCAAGAGTTGAGAATGTAACAATTCGTATAGATGAAGATAAATTCGATACCAACACACTAGATGTATCAGTATCATATAGTATTAAAAATGGAGTAAAAGACCAATCCGTAAAAATCGCAGTAACGAGGGTAAGATAAAATGGCAAAAGTAAACAGTTCACAATTAAACATTACGGAATTAGACTTTGATAATATTGCTCTGAATCTAAAAGACTTTTTAAAGGGACAAGACCAACTAAAAGATTATAACTTCGAAGGGTCAACTATGTCAGTATTGATTGACCTTCTTGCATACTCTTCTCATATCAGTGCAGTTAACACTAACATTGCTGGTAGTGAATTGTTTCTTGATTCCGCACAGATAAGAAAGAATGTAGTATCTCGTGCTAAAGATTTAGGATTTGTTCCCTCTTCAGAAACTGGTGCAACAGCACTTGTTGATTTGACTGTTTCAAGTGTTAGAAATGGCGATGGTAGTATACCAACTTCTGGCGACATGACACTCAACAGGGGTTCAATCTATCAAACTGTATATGATGGAAGTACTTATGATTTTGTTGTTACAGAGAGTGTGAAACCATCTCAGAACGGAAATGAATTTAGATATTCAAACGTAGGACTCACACAAGGCACTTATGCAAATGATACCTTTGTATTTGATACACAAATGTCAAATCCAAAGTTTGTCCTTAGTAATGCCAGAGTAGATAAACAACACATCCAAATAAGTGTGAATTCAGGTGGGACTTCTTCTACTTACACACTGTCAACTGGTATCTCAAATATCACAACTACATCTAAAGTATTCTATGAACAAGAAAACGAAGATGGGTATAGAGAAATATATTTTGGGGATGGTGTACTAGGTGCAGCTCTTAAAGATGGTGACATCATTACAGTAACTTATATCGTAGTCGATGACTATCATGCAAATGGTGCTCAGACATTCACACCTGTAAATGGTATTAATGGTTTCAGTAATATTTCTGTATTGACTAGTAGCAAGGCCGCTGGTGGTTCTGAAAAAGAATCTATCGACTCAATCAAATTTAAAGCAACAAAGTTTTACACTTCACAAAACAGACTGGTAACGTTGAATGACTATAAAGCAAAGGTCAGTGAGTATTATCCAAACGCAGATGCAGTTGCAGTATGGGGTGGTGAAGACAACAATCCACCCGAATATGGTAAAGTGTTTATTGCACTTAAACCTAAGAACGCAGACTACCTATCAGAAGTAGAACAGAAACAAGTTGTCCAAAAACTGAATGCATTAAACATGTTAACAGTTAGACCAACTATTGTCAACCCCGAGATTATTAAGATATTAATTTCTACTACATTCAAATATAACCCTGCTGGAACCACACTAAGTAAAGGTGAACTTGAGAGTATTATAACCAATGCTATTAACACATTTGATGCATCTAATTTAAGTAACTTCGATTCTATATTCAGACATTCTAATTTAGTGAAATCTATAGACGAAGCAAATGATTCTATACTTTCTAACATCACAAACCTAAGATTACGTAAATCACAGAAAGTGAGTACAGACCAATCCAAAGGTGTTACAGTAGACTTTGGTAATGGGTTCTACAACCCTGTAGCAGGTTATGCAACAGAAATAGGTGGTATCATAGTTACCACTGGTTTCAAAGTGTCAGGGGACACAGTAAACACACAATATTTTGACGATGATGGAAAAGGAAATCTAAGAAGATTCTATCTATCAGGCGCAACAAGAATTTATCTAGATAATTCAGCTGGAACAGTTGAGTATTCTACTGGTAAAATTTCAATTAATAATATCTTCTTCACTTCAACAGAGAAGACAGATAGTACGATTGACTTCACCATTATACCAGCATCATTTGATGTTGTTGCTTCTAGAGGTAATCTAGTTGACATCGACCAACAAATGATTTCGGTTAAAGGTGAGATAGACACCATCGCAAGTGGTGAAAGTAGTGCTGGTGTTGGGTATAACTCAACATCTAGTACATCATATTAGTATGCATAAAGTGGTCTAGGACACATGGTGTGTGCCTAGAGTAGCATTCCATTAACTTGGTTTTTATAGGAGAAAAACAAAATGGCAGATAAAAAAATTAGCGCATTAACAGCGGTTGCTGACGCAGCAATTGGTGGAGATGATTTACTACATATCGTAGACAACCCAGGCGGTACACCTGTTAATAAAAAGATGACTATTGCTCAACTTTTTAAAAACATCCCTACATTCTTGGCGAGTGACGATATCACAACTTTAACAGCAAGTGCAACAGACCTTGCATCTTCATTCGTTACTATTATTAATGGTAATGGTTGGGGTGCTCATACCAACTTTACGTTGGATGATGGTACTGCAGTTGGTCAGTTAAAAATTATTATCGCAGGCACAGAACCAGCATCTTCATACGAAGGTAGAGTTACAGTTACTAATTGGCAGAAGTCAACTACAGCTGCTCCACAAATCGTATTGGATTCACAAGGTGAAGCTGTTGTATTGATTTGGACTGGTACTGCATGGAACCTAGTCGCAAACACTGGCGCAACAGTAAGTTTTGCTTAAGTAGATATATATGCAAGAGTACCAAACAGATAGTTTGAGTTCGAGACTTCCTTCTTTACTTCCCGAGTATTTGAAGGAAGAATCTCCAGCGCTTGAAAGCTTTCTAAAGGCGTACTTTGAATTTTTAGAAGCAGAGATTATTACTCTCTCTTCACAATCTACTTTAGATAACTTGAGTTTAGAAGACGGTGTCGGGGACTTAATATTAGAAGACGGCACCGTCTCTAACAGGTTTAGTGATGAGTCAAGAAACATAGTCACAGAACAAAGTATTACTAACACAGAAAAGACTGCTTCCCCGTTTATTAAGGGTGAGTATGTTGTTGGTAGTAAAAGTAAGTCAGTTGGTAAGATAACATTAGTTACAACTGATAAACTATATGTACAGACAATTGAAGGACATGGTTTTCAAAAAGAAGAAACTATTACTGGTAGAGAGTCTTTACAAACAGCAGTTGTAGAAAGTTTCAAACAGAATACAGTTCTTGCAACAAATAAGTTGTTAGACTATTCAGATGTAGACAGAACAACAGAAGAATTCCTTCAGTATTTCCAAAATGATTTAATCCCATCTTTAGATATTGGTAATACTGTTAATCGTAGACTTACGATTAAAAACATAAAAGATTTATATCAATCAAAAGGTACTGCTGAATCAGTCAAGTTCCTTATGAGATTGTTGTACGGTGAGGATGCAACAATTAGATATCCCGATAATGAAACACAGTATATATCTGAATCGGGTTATAACGAAATTAGAAGATTACGTGTTGTAGTAGATACAGGACTACCATCTGCAACAGATAGAATTATTCAATACACCCCCAACAGCAAATTTGTAGAAGCAGAAGCTATTATCGAAAATGTGTTCGTAGATAACTTCGATGCAAAAGAGTATGCCTTAGAGATTACTATAAATCACTCAGGCACATTCACTCAAGGTAGTGTAGTAACTTTCATTGACAGAGATGGTATAACAGAATATACTGGTACTGTATTAGGTATCATCAATCAAGTTAGTAGAGAATCCTCTTCAACTTATGTATCGCATGACGATAACGGTGTCATCTTACTAGAAGGTGAAGATGAAGGTGGACTATTATTCGAACAACAAGGTTTAGGTTCATTATACACTAAGAATGATATTATAGAATTCACTGGAAGTAAAAGTAATCACACAGCACTAAACGCTAGAGGTGCTGTTGATGGTTTGACTAGAGGTGGTATCACTAAAATCTACATCGATGCAGAAGGTACTGGTTATGAGGGTGAGGACTTAATTGTATTTGATAATGTTGGAACTTCAGGTGGTGGTGCAGAAGCAGTAATTGGTTCTGTAGGTGACGAAGTCATGCTCGAAGGTGGTACAGCATATGGTCACTTTACTATTACTGCAACTCAAGGGCAAACACTATTTGGTGGTGCTGGAGTTACAGATGACAATGGTATGGCAATATTCTTCAATGATGCAGACCTTGTAGTTTTTAAAAATGATATAAGACAAACACCAAACACTACTTACACTACACACGATTATACACATAGAAACGATAGAGTTGTATTCACTGCAGGTTTGAATGCTGGCGATAGAGTCGACTTATATACCGAATTTAACAGACTAACATATGAAGATAATACAAACAATGGAGATACCATTGTACTAGAAACTACCATAGGAAATGTTAGAAGTGTACGAATTAAATCAGGTGGTAGTGGATACGAACAAGTCCCTGCTTGTTGGCCTGGTGGTTACATTTACTTTAATGACCTTAGTGGATTTGAAGTTGGTGAAACAGTTACAGGTGGCACAACTGGTGCAACATCTACTATCTTGCGTATAGAAGAAGATAGAAACCGACTAGTGGTCAAACGATTGCCGACAGACACTGGTGGATACCAAAATGGGGAAACAATTATTGGTGGTACAACATCCACTAGTAGAGTGAATGTCGAAACACAGGTTACTAGAGGTGAGGGTGCTAGATTATTTGCATACTCAGATGATATCGGTGGTATCACATCTATAAATCTCATCGAACAGGGTAGTCATTTCTATTCAGATGGTATTTTATCAGATACTAGTTTCTTCCCAATGTTAATTAGTAGTCCATCAGCAGTACCACAACAAAATGTAGTCATTGAAGGACAAGTTTCAGGAAGTACTGCAACCATTGTTAAGTATGATGCAACAAGACACATACTAGTGTATAAAAACTTAAGTGGCTGTTTCGCTGATAATGAGACTGTTGCATTTAACAATGTCGACACATTTAAGATTTTAAAAACAAATCCATATAATGGTATTGGTAAGTTTGCTGGTGAAGGTAACATGCAAGAACAGTTTGTCACAGACAAAGGACAACTCAATACTTCCGCTAACCACTTACAAGATAGTTTGTATTATCAAACACACTCATATGTAATTAAAGTTGCAGAGTCTATTAACAAATACAGGTCAGTAGTAAAGGACTTGTTACATCCTGCTGGACATATATTCTTTGGTGAGGTTGGACTAGAAAAGTCAGTAACAGGTATTTCACCTACATCTAAATTTGTACCAACAATTATCTTGGTTATGAAACCTGTTTTGTATGTACCCGATGCATTCTCAAACTCATTGAGAACATATTTACTCCATGCAGACATGTCTTCAACAGGCCCCGAAGGTGGTGTTGGACTATTAACGCTTGACGAAGCAGGACAACCTGTATCTAATACAGACCCTAGAACTGGTGGTGGAATAACAGAACCAAGAACAGAATATGGTGATTCTTCACATAGAAGTCGACATATGAACATCCTTAAGATTGTTAATAAATCAGTTCCTTCAGTTAGAGTAGATAATGTAAGAGGTGTTGTTAGGTCTGTAGGTTCAGTCAATTTAATGGACAATCAAATAACACTTGATTATCATAATAGAAAGTTCGTTGCAGCTGACCAAGGTAAGATACAAAGTTTACATGTACATAGTGAAGAAAAACTCATTATGGAAGACGGTTGTTATATAGAATTCGAAGAAGATGCATGTTTAATGAGAGCAGAAGAACAACTGGGTGCTATCGTTAAAGGTGAGTTTGGTTCCACCTTCATATCAGAGGATGGTGAGTTCAATATAAGATTAGAAAGTGCTACAACAGACGAAGAAAAAACATTCTTTGTCTCAGAAGCTACAATTGATTATGATGATAAATATACATTGACAGAAGACGGTTTAAGATTGGTGATGGAAGATGGTTCACCGATAACAGACGAAGAAGCTTCTGAAAATAGTATTACAACATATATCCCATTTGGCCCAACATTTAAAACCATAAATACAATGAGCGGTCAGCAGACATATCGCATCTCCTATTATATTAAAGATGAAGAAGATGATGGTATATTGATGGAGGACGGATATGGAACCATGTTAAATGAAGATTCCATACCCGAAGGACTTAGAATTTCAGATTTGGATTTTGTTTATCCGAAGATGTTTATGCCTAAGTTTAAGACTAACGAAAGAAAACGCATAGATTTATCATATTCTGCCTACGTAAAGTCGGCATAACTGTATAAATAGTATAATAAATATCTGTAGGAGATAACTAAAAATGGCAGCAATTATAACAGAAAAGTTTCGTACCCATAATGCGAAACAGTTCAAAGAGGACTTTGGTGAATCAGCTTCATCAACGTATATTTTCATAGGAAGGTCACACGCATGGCCAACTGATACTTCACCCCCTGTTCCAGTAAACGGAACCAGCGAAGAGATGGATTCATTTGATGACATGCTTTCAATGAAGAAAGTGGGTAGTGGTGATGTATCACATTGTTTACCAAGATACGATTGGACTCTAAACACAATTTACGATGAGTACGCACACGATTACAGTACAGCAAACACTACACCAAATAATGGTAGTAATCTATGGGGTGGTAAATTCTATGTAATGACAGATGACTACAATGTATACAAATGTATTAGAACTGCAAGAAACAGTGCAGGCGCTGTAGTTGGTTCAAACGTTAAACCTACAGGAACATCCGCAACATCTTTAATTTACACTTCAGATGTTGATGGTTCAAACAACGCTTATCCACAAGGATATATTTGGAAATATATGTATACAGTTACTGCCGCTGATACAATCAAATATGTTACTTCAGATTTCATCCCAGTTAAAACTCTTGGTGCTGTAGCAGCTGTTGCTGGTACTGGTACTAATGGTACATTGGGTTCTACTGCAACAGACGATTCTTCATCATTGTGGGATGTTGAGAATAGTGCAGTTAATGGTGCTATATATCACGTAAGAGTTGATAACGGTGGTGCAAGTTACACTGCTGGAACATATACTGGAGTTCCAATTGCTGGTGACGGTACAGGTGCTACATGTTCAATTGTTGTTGGTAGTGATGGCGCTATCGATGCAGTTAACTTAACCACAACCGCATATGGTTCGGGTTACAAACGTGCTTCAATCGAACTTGCTGAATCAGGTCAATCAGGACTTGTTGCTGGTTCGGGTGCGGTATTAACACCAATAATTTCACCTATGAACGGACATGGTGCAGACCCAGTTGAAGAACTTGGTGGTAACCATATCATTGTAAACTCAAGATTTGAGTTTGCTGAAGGTTCAGGGGACTTCCCAACAGATAATGACTTTAGAAGAATCGGTCTTCTACAAGACCCATTTGCTAAGGGTACTACATCTGTGTTTACAGATACAACTGCAAATGTATGTTCAAAAATGACACTTGCAAACGCTAGTTCTTTAGAGGTTGATGACTTAATTGCTTCTGCTGGTACAGAAGTGGCTGGAACTGCAAAATCAAGAGTGATTTCAGTTAGTGGTAACGTTGTTACTCACCAACCGATTGCCAATGCTAAAGGTCAATATGTCGCCTTTACAGCTTCTGATACAGTATTCAGAGGTTCAAGTAGTATTAGTGATGTTTCTTCAGTAGATGCTGCATTCCCCGAAGTAGAAAGATTCAGTGGTAATTTATTATATGTTGAAAACAGAGGTGCGGTAACACGTGCTGCTGACCAAATCGAAGATATTAAACTTATCATCGAAATGTAATTCGTGGGGACTTGTTCCCCACATTAAAATAAAAGAGTGGAATTATGCCAGAAAAGACAGATTTAAATATATCTCCGTATTATGACGATTATTCAGAAGATAAAAAGTATAGTAAAATACTTTATCGAGCTGGGCGTCCTCTACAAGCAAGAGAACTAACACAATCCCAATCCATTCTTCAAGGACAGATTGAGAGATTTGGTTCTCATATCTTTGAAGAAGGTTCATTAGTAACAGGTGCGGAATCTGATATTGACATGGATGTCTTTTATGTGAAGGTCAAGTCTGCTAATCCTAATGCTAGCGGTCAAACATCGGTTGAAACGTACAGAACTGCATTTCATGGTAAATATGTTCAAGGTAAAAGTTCAGGTGTTGTTGCAAAGGTAACAAACTCTACAGCAGAAACTACAGACGACCCTGTAACACTATTCCTTCATTTCCATTCACAGGGTACAGATGTTTATAACTCACCAGTATTCTATCAAAATGAGGTACTACAAGAAGTATCGATTTCTGAAGATGGTACGATTAACGTTGTTGGTGGTAATAATAATGAGTTTACAATTAAAGCAACTACAGACGACCCGATAGGTAGGGCATCTCTTGCTAGTATTTCAGAAGGTATTGTTTTTATTAGAGGATTCTTCTGTTTAGTAGATAAACAACAAATTGTTCTAGAGAAATATTCTGCTGCTCCAAGTTATAGAATAGGTCTAAACGTAACAGAAACAATTATAGATAGTGCAACAGACACTACACTATTGGACAACTCACAAGGTACATCAAACGAGAATGCTGCTGGAGCAGACAGACTTAAGATGGAACTTGTCCTCTCTAAATTTAAATTAGACACAACAGATGACGCTGACTTTATTGAACTTGCAAGAGTTAATGGTGGTATCATCGAAAGTAAAATCAGTAGACCGCAGTATGGTCAGATTGAACAAACATTAGCACGAAGAACATTTGATGCTAACGGTGATTTTGTTGTTAATCAATTTACACATAGTCTTAGAGAACATCTAAACAACACAACAAATAATGGTTTTTATACTGAACAATATGGTGGTGATGCAGACAGATTTGTTATGCAAATATCGCCAGGTAAAGCGTATGTTAAAGGTTTTGAGATTGATAAAATTGGTACAACATCTCTAAACTTTGCAAAAGCGAGGTCAACAGTCACACTCGCTGGTTCTAATACACCAGTCAGATTAGGTAATATTTTAAGAGTCACAAATGCACATGGATTGCCAGAATTTGGTAATGAAGGCACAAATGCAAGTCAAGAAAGATATGGTGATATGGACTTGTATGATACTGTACAGAATTCAACAAACGTTAATGCTGGGTCGCCAAGTTTTGCTGGAAAGCATATTGGTAAAGCACGTATTAGAAATGTAGACTTACATAGTGGTGCTTCGGATTCAAGTGGTGAATATAACCAAACTACTTCTATTTGGAACATATATCTATTTGATATCAAAATGTATACTGAAGTTAAAGCAAATACATTTACTGGTACATTTACTGAAGGCGACCAAATAGTATCTACAAACTCAGCAGGTCAAATAGTTGGTACAGGTATTGTCGCATACAACACAAGTAACACAACTGTATATATTCACGATGTTACTGGTGGTTTCTATACTGGTGATACTATATCCACTAAAGGTAAGACAAGTGCAACAGGAACAATTACAGAGACAAGAACCTATAACGTAGACCGTACTCGTGGGGTTACACAAGCTTCAAAAGATACTACTTTACAAACATTCGTTGGTGATGCTGTTGCAGATGCCGACAATACTTTATCAGGTTCTATTTCATTAACGGCACAAGGCGCACTAACAGGATTTGGTTCAAGATTCGCATCCGAACTTAAAGAAGGTGACATCATCATTGATGGTACTGGCAACGAAAGAGTTATTCAAACTGTTACAGATTCTAGTAATGCTCAGTGTACCGACAACACTGGCGTATCTCCAATCTCAAATGGTAATGTAACAAGACGTAGAGTTAGAATTCATAAACAAGACCAAACTGCAGCTATCTACGCATGGCCTAGAGATTGGGTTGCTGAACATACTGGTAAGAATGTTAAAGTAAGAAGACAACACATAGTAACAATAAACAGTGGTGCATTCACTATTAGTGCTGGTTCTCAAGCAACCTTCGAAGCTAGAAATACAGATAACTTCTCAATCGCAGTGGTAAAAGCATCTACAGATAGTGGCGCATTCGATGCTGGGGATTTACTAGACATCGAAGACCTAAGTCCCAATGTGACTGGTAATCAATTAACATGTACACTAGCAAACAATAGTGGTGCGGTTCTTAAAGTTACATCTACAGTATTGTTGACTTCTCCAACATCTCGTTCTAAAACACTAAACAAATCAAGATTGCTTAAAGTCACTCAACCTAGAAGTGCTAATGGTTATTATGGAACTGCATATGATGATAAAGAAATTACACTAGGTGTTGCTGACGTTCATAAGATTCATGCAATATACGAAGGTGGAACTGCACCAGTTATGCCGAATGCAAGTTTTGGTACAGTTACTGGAACATTTACACAATACGAAACTTTGGTTGGTCAGACATCAAATGCACGTGCAATATTGGTATACTATGCTGGTAGTGGTGCTATATCTCATTATAGAATGGTTAGTGGTTCATTTGTTGAGAATGAGGTAATTGTTGGCGCATCATCAAGTGCATCTGTTACTATATCAAACGTACATCAAGGTTCAGAAGATATTAAGAGTAGATACTTCTTTGATAATGGTCAAAGAGATGGTTACTATGACCTTGGAAAACTAACAAGAAAAACTGGAGAACCTGCTCCTAACGGCCCACTACTTATTTGTTTCGATTATTTTTCTGCTGCTGCTGGAGAATATTTTGATGTTGAATCATATAAGTCAATCGACTATGATGACATACCAGTATATTCCCCCAATAGAATAGACTTGGGTGGTTTAGAACCCGATGGAACATTTGAACTTTCAGATTGTATTGACTTTAGACCAGTTGCTGGACAGATTCTTGGAACTTCTAATTTTAAAATAGACAATTCAAAAACTCCAACCAACGCAATTGATTTATCAAATAATACAACTGGTGCTGTATTTGCTCCGTTTGGTTATGATACAGGTAGAAACTTTAGTGACTCAAGAGTTGGCATTACACAAACACATGCAATCACAAATGATTCCCCAGTTCCAGGCTCAAGTGTAACTGGTGATATAAAATTCTATGTAGGTAGAACCGATAAAGTATATCTACACAAATCAGGTACATTCCAAACTGCAGTAGGGATACCTTCACTATCACCAACTAAACCAAAAGGTATAGATGATGCTATTGAGTTATTTGAACTACAGGTTCCTGCTTATACTTCTAGTATAAAAAATGTTAAAGTAAGGTCACATGACCATCGTAGATTTACGATGAAAGATATCGGTAGGATTAATAACCGTGTGACTAACTTAGAAAGAATTACATCTCTTTCTCTATTAGAAAAAGACACACAAACAAAACAAATACTAGATGCAGATGGATTCGATAGATTCAAGTCAGGTTTCTTAGTTGATAACTTTAAAGGACACAGAGTTGGAGATGTTAACCATCCCGACTATAACGTTGCTATTGACACTGAACTTGGTGCTATGAGACCTAAGAACTTCTCACAGTTCTTTGATATATCTTTAAACACTGCTCTTTCTTCTGATTATCAGAAGACAGGGGATTTAATTACCTTACCATATACAACTATTAATTTAGCACAAAATGATAAGGCCTCTAGACATATCAATGTCAACCCATATCACGTATTCAGTTTCTTTGGTAATGTTAAGTTAACACCCGAAACAGATATTTGGCAAGACAGAGACCAATTGCCAGAAGTAAGAATTAATAGAGAAGGTAACTTCGATGCACTTGTGTCTGAAAATAAAAATGCTATGGGAACCGTTTGGAACGAATGGCAGACTACATGGGCGGGTAAACCCGAAATGGTTGCTACTGAAGTACAAGCAACTTCAAATGGTTCTTGGAATGGAGACCCAACACAACATGGTCAATGGACTTCAGGATTTCAGGTAACAAGAGAGATTACAGAGACTGTAGAAACACAAACAAGAACTGGTGTATCAACAAGTGTTGTTGAAGACTTTGTAGAAACAAGAAATGACAGAGTTGTAAGTGTAACACTTATACCATTCATGCGTGCTAGAACTATTGCGATACATTGTACAAACTTAAAACCAAATACATTCCATTATTTCTTCTTTGATAACGAAAGAATAGATGATTTCATCGCACCTACTAGTTCTACATACTCACATAATGGTGGAACAACCGTCCTATCAATTTCAAAGACAGACAAAAATGGTGAACTGAAGGCGAACTTCTTTTTGCCAGGCGGAAAATTCCCTACTGGTCAAAGAGAATTAAGAGTTACTTCAAGTTACAGTAATATATCATCACCTAATTCACATGGTAGTGGTATGTATCAGGCTCAGGGTCATTTAACATCAACTCAAACTGAAGTTACATCTACAAGAAATGGTAGAGTTATTCGTGAAAGAACAAGTGGCGAAAGACAGATTACAAAACCTGGCGAAAGGACGAATATCTTGCCTTGGGATACTGTTGCACCACCAGTGCCTATTCCCGAAATACCACCTATTAGAGAAGTTTACATTGAACTTCCACCACAGATTTTAATAGAAGAAGTTATTATTGAAAGAATCGTGGAGGTTGAAGTTCCTGTTATATCAGTAATTCAATCACCGCCTGTTTTCATTCCAATACCAAATGATACAACTCCGCCACCTGTTTTTGTTCCGCCCGTTCCAGTGTCACCGCCAGAACCTGTAGTCATAAATGAACCCATAGACACTTGGCGAGATTTCACGGGTCGAAATATATCACCTCAATTCCCCGAGATGGAAAGAGGATGGGGTGACCCACTTGCTCAATCATTCCTAGTGGAACAATCAGGTGGTACCTTTGCAACTGGAATTGATGTATTCTTCCAGTCTAAAGATACACATATCCCAGTTTCTGTTGAAATTAGAAACATGGTTAATGGATATCCTGGCCAAATAGTAATGCCTTTCTCAGTGGTAACATTGAACCCATCTGCTGTCAACATATCACAAGATGGAAGCAAGGCGACAACATTTACTTTTGAATCACCAGTATACCTTCAACAAGATGTTGAGTATTGTTTTGTAGTTTACTCTAACTCAAATGAGTATGAGGCTTTCATATCTAGAATGGGTGAAAAAGATATTGCAACAGGTCAGACAATTGCTGGACAACCATATGCTGGTTCATTGTTCTTATCACAGAACGCATCAACATGGACTGCTACACAGGAAGATGACCTCAAGTTTACAATCAAAAGGGCTGTATTTAACCAATCAAAAACACCAAAATTGGTATTTGAAAATGATGCATTACCAACTACAAAACTGCAATCGAACCCGATTGAAACATACATTGGTAAAAACTATGTGAAGGTATATAACTACTCACATGGTATGTATAAGTCAGATTCAAATGTTATTCTAAGTGGCATAACAGGTAATGCATTAAATGGTGTATTACGAATTGCAACACCTAGTGTATCGGGAACACCAAGTGCTGGTACATATACTGTACAACAAACAAGTACAACTGGTAGTGGTACTGGTTGTTCTGTAGAAATTGTAGTTGTAAATAATAACATCACTAGTTCTACTATTACGAACCCTGGCGAAGGACATGCTGTTGGTAACACTTTAACATTCACAGACTTTGATGGTGGAACAGCGGATTGTACAATAGTTATCGATAAGGTTGGTGATACTCTAGGTGGGTTCCCAATCGAAGAGTTGAATAGAACTCTTGGATATAGTACTATTAGTAATATAGAAATCGATGCATTCACAATAGTACCCGACCTATCATCATATGATTTAAAATCAAGTTATGGTGCCTTGGAATCTACAGTAGGTGGTGGTTCGAATTCTTTTGCAACAAGAAACTACTACTACGATTCTATACACACAATGATTCCGAATGTTATTCCGCCATTGACAAGAGTTTTGGCTGCAGTAACTAGAACACCTATGGATTCGCCTGAAGGTTATAACCAAGGTGGGAACGCATATGATAAGAACTCAACACAAGATTTCATTACACTAAATGACAACGCATACTTTGGAACATCAAGTGTTGTTGCATCGCCAATCAATGAACAAAATGAAATGGCAAGTACGAAATCCTTTACGTGTACGTTGCAACTACAATCAGCAACACCTAATATATCACCAGTCATAGACGTGGGTACAGTTGGTGCTATTGCGATATTGAATAGAATTAACAACATTGATACTTCTGCAGACGTGCCTGGAGAGCCAGGAAGTCCTGTTACTAATTATATCCCGTCAACAGACCCCGATGGTGATAACAATGCAATGGTTTATATCACTAGAAAAGTCAATCTAAAAACTCCTGCTACATCTCTAAGAGTTGTTGCAGATGTATTTAAACCCGAAACTACAGGTGTTGAAGTACTATATAAAGTGCTGAAGAATGATGACTCAACACCGTTTGATGATTTAGGGTGGTCATACTTTAATGGTGATGGTTCGCCAGACACTGCAGTAGAGTCGGATGCTAGAAACTTTAAAGAAAACGAATGGTCAGTCGAAGACTTGCCAGAGTTTAGTGCTTTCTCAGTTAAGATTGTAGGTAAAGCAACAAACACTTCAGTAATTCCTATGGTATCTGCTCTTAGATGTTTAGGACTTGCATAATGTCTGAATATTGGAAAGTAGATGGTCATTCATCATTAGCAAGAGATTCAGAATCTACTGCTGTGGTGAATACTGATATTAATGCTTATAGGGCGCAAAAACTTAGGAAAGAAAGCTTCAAAAGACAAGTAGAAGAGATAAATAATTTAAAGAAAGATGTTTCAGATATTAAAACATTATTAACACAACTGGTAGATAAAATTCATGGCTAAACAAGTAGACCAATACAGTACTATAGAAACATTCAGACAAGTCTTCAATGAAGTATCTTCGGATATGGGAGACACAAGTGGTCTGAGAACAGAGAGTCAAGAAACTCTTGTCGATGCAGTTAATAGTATTGAAGATAAAGCATTCTTTTTCCAAGAATATCGCTTCGTTGCAACAGCAGGTCAAACCACGTTTAGTGGTAATGATGTTGCAAATCACGAGTTAGAATTTAAAGCTAATAGAGTTCAAGTGTATGTCAATGGTATACAAAAGAACTTTTCTAGTGAATATTCTATCGGTGGATTTGGTATACTTAACGCAACTACTTACAATTCAATCCAGTTACAGTCTGCTGCTTCAGTCGGCGATGAAGTAACCGTTTTCTCATTCACAGGTTCATACTTAGGAACAGATGCCGCTGGTTCAACAACAGGTTTTTGGTCTACCACTGCTACAGGTGATATCTATAATAATAACTCAAAAGGTGTTATCATTAACGGTGAGGTTGACCCTAGGGTAACCTCTCGTGAAAGTTCTGATATCAAAATTCAGTTAGAAGGTAAGACAAAAATCAATGGTGATGTAACCGTCCATACTGGAGGTACATTAACATCTCCAACACTTACAGATGGTAGTGGTGCTACAATTACTGGTGGTGATTACGCTGGTATTGATGCAACACTTACTGGAGACTTGAGTGTCGGCGATGCTGGTACGTTTGGTGGTACACTTGGTGTCACAGGTAATACAACAGTTGGAGGCACATTTGGTGTTCAAGGTGCTTCAACATTATCTAGTTCATTAGATGTAACTGGTATAACAAATTTAAACAACACGACAGAATCTTCAAGTATTTCAACAGGTGCTTTGATTGTTGATGGTGGTGTTGGAATCAAAAAGAAATTATTTGTCGGTGGGAATGCCGACTTTGCTGCAAATCTACAAGTAGATGGTAACTCAGTATTAAGTGGAAGTGTTAACATTGATGGTGCTACAGATATCGATTCGACACTAGACGTTCTTAATAACACAACATTACGAGCAGATTTAAGTGTTGCTGGTAATACATCAATGACAGGAACGCTGGATGTTGATGGTGCTACAACACTAGACGGTACTACAATCGATGGTGATTTAGACCTTAACGGTAGTGCAAACATCTCTACTAACGCATTAATAGGCGGAACTTTAGGAGTTACAGGCGCTACAACATTATCAAGTACATTAGGAGTTACAGGCGCTGCAACATTATCAAGTACATTGGGTGTTACAGGAAACACAACTGTAGGTGGAACTCTAGGAGTTACAGGAAACACAACTGTAGGTGGAACTCTAGGAGTTACAGGAGATACATCTTTAAGTAATGCATCCTTGAGCGGTACACTTGGTGTTACAGGTGCTACAACATTATCAAACATACTAGACGTAACTGGTGTAACAAATTTAAACAACACTACACAATCTTCATCTTTGTCAAGTGGTGCTTTGATTGTTGATGGTGGTGTTGCAATCGCAAAGAATTTAAATGTTGGTGGTAACATTACTGCTACTGGAAGTATTACTGCAAACGGTGACATAACACTAGGTGATGCAGACACAGACAATATTGTTTTTGGTGCTGATGTTGATTCAGATATCATGCCAGATGATAATAATACATATGATTTAGGTTCAGATACTAAGAAGTGGGCGAAAGTCTACTCAACAAATTTCTATGGTGAATTGAACGGAAACGCTTCAACAGCGACAACTTTAGCAACTGCAAGAACTCTTGGTGGTGTATCTTTTGATGGTAGTGCAAATATCAATTTGCCTGGCGTAAACGCTCAAGGTAATCAAGACACTACTGGTAACGCAGCTACTGCTACAGCATTGGAAACTGCAAGAAATATTGGTGGAGTGTCATTCGATGGTACACAAGCTATTAACCTTCCTGGCGTAAACACTACAGGTAATCAAGATACAAGCGGTAATGCAGCCACAGCAACTACACTTGCTACTGCAAGAAGTATTTCAGGTCAATCATTCGATGGTAGTGCAAATATTACACTTAAAACTTCAGGGATAACAGAAGAAACCAATCTGTACTTTACAAACGCAAGAGCAGATGCCAGAGCAGACGGAAGAATTGGTGCTGCTAGTATAGAAGACCTAAGTAATGTTTCTGCTGGTGCAGGCAATGGTCAGGTACTAGTGTGGAGTGGTTCTTCTTGGGTGCCAGGCGACCAAAGTACAACTACAAGTTCTGTACAAGAGACCAGCGACTTTGTATATTTCACAGACAATAGAGTTGCAGACACATTAAAGGTCTCAAACGGAACACCTACATATAATAATGGTATTAAATTATCATATAACGATAACGCTGATGGTGGTGACAATACCACTACCGATGGGAGAATAGATTTGGCATTAGATTATGAAATAACAAGTAGCGCACCTACAGCAGTCGGAAGTACTAGTAGTGGTCATCTATGGTTTGTGATATGATATGGCAGATGAAATTTATATAAACATTGGCTCTACGATACAACAACCGTATCAAGGACAAGCTATTGCAACTGGTACAGCACCAATCATAAGACAACGTATAGCTCGTCAGCCTGCCAATCAACAAGTACCCTTTACATATTCTAATAGAAGTCCATTCACCTATGCTAGACAGGGTCGAACGCCAGCACCATATAATCATCAAGTTCCTGCTACATATGTTGGACAAGGTAGACAACCCTCTACTTATGTAAATCAACAACCTAGTACGTATAGAAATCCAGTGAATGGTCAACAACCATATATCGCTAGCGCTAGACAACCGAGTACGTATCAAAATCAGATTCAAACACCTTATATTGCTAATGCAAGGCAACCTAGTATCTATAACCTACAGGGTAATATTCCGTATCAGAATCCTGTTATTGCACAACAACCTTATCAAAACCAAGTTAATAAACAGATACCGTTTACGTATACCAATCAAACAACGTATCAGTATACTGCTAATGCCCAGCAACCGTATCCGTACATTGCTAATGGACAATATGTAGCACAAACACAACAACCTTATACATATCCGTACATTGCAAATAGACAAAACACTGCTCAACAACCAGCGTCTTACAGACATCCTGTAATTGCAAATAGACAAACTACGATTGATAATGCTAATCCTTCAATTGCAAGTAGACAAACAGCGGTGAATGCTACATATCAAGTTATTGCACAACAACCAGCAATACAAGAATACACATATCAAGCAAACGCCCAGGCGAGTGTGCAAGCTCAATCACCTTATATTGCTCAGGTGCAAGCTAATTATGGGTTTAGACAACCAGCATCATATCAGTTCACTACACAAGCAATTGCTCAAAGACCAGTGATATATACAGCGACTGGTAATTACCAAGCAAGTTATCAAACCCAATTACAACAACCTTACATATATCAACAACCAAATCAGGTTCCTGCTTCAGGACAAAACCAATTAGCAGTCTCATATAATTATCCCGACCCTATAATTGGAGAATATTTCCATGGTACAGGAAATTTCCAAAGTTATTCGTATGGGGGACTAGTCGGAACAGACCTATATGCCGCTATGGGTGCCCCACTTGGGACATACTATGCTCCAGCAGGTGTTGATGGTAATACTAACAGTGGTTCCCCTCAAAATGGCGCAACAGGTGCTTACTTACCGCCGACCGTTGGCGTACCCGCTCAGGCGCTAGCGGGTCAAGCGACACCAGGCGTATCACCAACTTGGAAGACAACTCAAAGAATGGGTGGAACAATGCCTTGGACTGGATTGTACTCACATGACCCATCTGTGAATAATCATATACAATTAAAACCAAGTCAACCTATGAGATTAAATGCTACTGGTCAGTGGAATAGGATAGAATATGCTTACTGGAGTTATAGCTCCAATACATGGAATCATATCGGTGGAATACCAGTAATATATATGCAAGCAGTCAATGTCCAAGGCCCAACTCAAGGAATATATGATATTCAAGGGGTGAATTGGATTGTTGGTGGAGGACTACCATCATCTGTTCAAGGTTACACAGTATTGAATGCCCCTAAACGATTGAGGTTCTATTAAGATGGCTATAGGATTTACACAACAAAATAACCCTTTCACATTCCAACAAACGTTGAATGTGGAAACTGAAGGGCAAAGACCTGTACCTGCTATAGCACAACAACCAGCTACGTATTCATATCCTGCTATCGGACAGCAAGATTATCAGGTTACGTATCAACACCCTGCTAGTTATAGGACACCTGTTATCGGTACTTACCCATATACTACAAATGCTCAAGCACAGACGACTTATCAGAGTCCATTTACATATTCTAGAACTGCACAAAAAGAAATACAGGTATCTATACAACAAAATGCTCCGTATATAAACCAACAACCTTCTACGTATCAGCTTCAGAGTCCGACTACTTCACAGCAACCGTCTACTTATCAACATAGACAACCTGCTATATATCAAGTTGCATATCAACACCCGACAACGTATTCTAGACAAGGTGTTGCACAAACACAGGTGTCTTATAGACATCCATTCACATATGCACGACAAGGACAAACCCCGTTTACATATACTAGAGAAGCTAGACAACCTTATATTGCTAATGCTAGACAACCTACTACATACCCTGTAATATCAGATAGGAATTATAATCATCAACAACCAGCGATACAAACGTATCCATTTACTGCTGATGCACAGACACCGTTCACCTATCAACATAGACAACCTAGTACTGCAGTTGCTAATGCACAAACACCGTTTACGTATCAGAATAGGAGTCCATTTACATATAGGAATCCTGTAAATGCACAGACACCTTACATTGCTAATGCACAGACACCTTACATTTTACAGAGGGCATATAACACCCCTGTTATTAGGATAACACAACAACCTTATCCGTATATTGCGAATGCACAACAACCTTATATTGCTAATGCTAGACAACCCACTACATACCAAGTTACATATCAAGTTGCATACCAAGTACAGCAACCTTACATATACCAACAAGATTATAGTACAACTAGAAGTATTGGGCCGATCGCTAAAGTTAAAGGGATATATGTAAATGATGGAAACCAAATAAAGAAACTAGATAAAGTGTATGTCAATGATAGTGGCACTGTAGAGAAGATTCACCAATCTGTTCCAACTGCACAGTTTAGTAAAACATAAAAAGGTATAAATAGTTAAATGGCCATAATTGCAAATATATTCATAGACCAAGGCGCTGACTTTCAGATTACTGTTGACGTTACAGATGTTAACGGTGCAGTTTTGAATATGTCAGGGTATACTGCAACAGGACAAATTCGAAAAACTTATGAATCTAGTACAGTAGCAGCAACATTTACTTGTACTGTAACAGAGGCCTCAGGACAGGTCACTATGTCACTCACCGACGCTGTAACAGCAGCTATGAGTCCAGGCAGGTATGTTTATGACTTGGTCACAACTGATGGTAGTGGTCTCAAGACACGTGTTGTTGAGGGACAAGCTATAATTACGCCGGGAGTTACAAGATGAGCAATATTAAAGGAACATTAAGCAGAGTCGCAACAATAGGTGGCAGAGTACAAGGTGGAAGTAACTTACGTGCGAAACAAGTCGCAGTAGGTAACGCAGCTTCTGTAGCAGGTGGTTCAGACATCACTGCAAAATCTATCAATGAACTTGCAGACGTAGATGCAACAGAAACTGATAACGGATTGTTATCATATGATGCAGCTTCAGACAAGTGGACTACAACTACCATCCTCGATGGTGGAACATTCTAATTGTCTAAATAAAAGACAAATCAAGGTTGTCGACAGTGAGACAGCGACCCACATAGTGAGTGGACAGACTACATAATGATTCATATTCTAGACAACTAGAATTAACATAATTTTATTAAAAAATAACTAATTTTTTCAGGAGAAAAAAATGGCAACAGTAATTCAAATTAAAAGAAGTACAGGTGTTGCGGCTCCATCTACGAGTGATTTATCAGTAGGTGAGTTGGCATATGTACAAGATAGAGCGAATTCAGGTGCTGGTGCGAAACTATATATCGAATCAGTAGACTCAGATAACTCTACTCCACTTATTCAAGCAATTGGTGGTAAATATTATACGGATATACTAGGTGGTTCAGCTGCAACGCCTGCTAACTTTAAAGTTGGTAATGGTGCAACTGCTGGTGCAAGTGTTCAGTTAATGGAAGACAGTGATAATGGAACGAACTTCGTTGCATTAAAAGCTGCTGACACATTGGGTGCTTCGACAACCTTTACTCTACCTACAGCAGACGGTTCTGCAAACCAAGTAATTGGTACAGATGGTAGTGGAAACTTATCATTCTTATCAACAACATCAACACTAGCAGGTGCAACGGATTCAGATATTTCATCTCCAACAGGCGGACAAATGCTTGTTCATGATGGAAGTAATTCATTCGATAACGTATCAATGAGTGGTGATGCAACTATGGCATCTAGTGGTGCAGTAACAATCGGAAACGATAAAGTTACAACTGCTAAGATTCTAAACGCTAATGTAACAGTAGATAAGATTAACTTCTTAGTTGACGAAGATGACATGTCATCTGATTCAGCAGTCAAAGTTCCTTCTCAGCAATCTGTTAAAGCATATGTAGATTCAAACATCACAGCACAGGACTTAGACCTTGCTGGTGACAGTGGAAGTGGTTCAGTCGACTTAGACTCTCAGTCAATCACATTTACTGGTGGAACTGGTGTAACAACTTCTGTTTCAGGTCAAGCAGCGACTTTCGCTATTGGTCAGGCAGTTGCAACAACATCTAACGTAACTTTCAACAACGTAGACGTTGATGGAACACTTACATCGGATGACATCACATCTACAAACATCGCTGCTTCAGGTAACCTAACAGTTTCAGGCAACTTGACAGTAAACGGTACTACAACAACAGTTAACTCTACAACAGTAGAAATTGATGACCCTGTATTTGAAATCGGTGAAGGAACTTCAGACGATAACTTAGACAGAGGTATTAAATTTAACTGGCACAATGGTTCAGCTGCTAAGATTGGTTTCTTTGGTATGGACGATTCAGACGGTAAGTTTAAGTTCATCCAAGATGCAACAGATACATCTTCAGTCTTCTCAGGAAGTGTTGGTGATGCAGAATTTGGTGCATTAACAGTTGGTAGTCTTTCAACAGGTGGTAACCTTTCAGGTGCTGGTCTTGCATTAAGTGGTTCAATCACTTCTGTAGACGGTGCGGCTCCTGCTGCTGGTGAGTTATTGGTTGGTAATGGTTCTAATGGAGACATGGAACTTGCAACTCTAACTGCTGGTGAAGGTATCGATGTAACTAATGCTGACGGTGCAATAACAATCGCTGCTGAAGATGCTACAACATCTAATAAAGGTATCGCAAGCTTTGCTTCTGCTATCTTTGATGTTTCAAGTGGTGCTGTATCTATTAAAGATGCAACAGCTTCAGTAAAAGGTATTGCTTCTTTTGCTTCAAGTAACTTTACAGTATCAAGTGGTGCGGTAACAGTTACTGCTATTGACGGCGGAACATTTTAATTAATAATCCAAATTAACCGATTCAATAGGAGAAGAAAATGGCAACAGTAATCCAATTTAAAAGAAGTTCTACTCAGAACGCATTACCAGGCGTAAGTGACCTTGCACTTGGTGAATTAGCGGTAAACACTTACCACGGTAGGTTTTACACTGAGAAGAATGATGGTTCTGCTGCTGTTGTAGAAGTTGGGTCTAACCCGACTTCTCTTACTATCAATGATGCTTTAACATTCCCAACTGCAGACGGTACAAGTGGTCAGTTATTATCAACAAATGGAAGTGGAACTTTAGGTTTCGTAAATGCACCAAGCACTGGTGTTGTAACTTTCAAATATGATATAACTGGTAACACAACCGTAATTTCAGGTTCAGATGATAATGGTGTAACACTTGCTTACACTGTTGGACTAGAACAAGTCTATCTGAATGGTGTTAAATTAGTGAGTGGTGATGACTATGCTACAACTAGTACTTCAGTTATCACATTACAGGCGAACGCTGTGGCGGGAGATGTATTACAAGTAGTTGCACAGACTTCAATATCAAACCTTGTACAAGGTTTCTTCACGACAGTTGCTTTAACAGCAACGACTGCTGACCAAGTATTGACTTCTAACGCAAAAGCAGTAATTGCAATTAAACATGTAATTGTTGCAACACATGCTACTGGTGGTACTCACGCTGCTGAGGTTCTTTTAATCAATGACGGTACGAATGTATACTTCGTTCAGTATGGTGATGCATACTCAGGTTCATCTCTATTCACACTTTCTAGTGATATGAATAGTAACAACATGAGATTGCTGGTAACACCTGCTAATACGAATACTACATTCAAAACGTTCCAAATTAGAATGCAATAGGGAGGCATAAGAAATGGCTAAAACAAGAGGTTTCGAACTTGCCGAGTTAATCCGTGGTATACAGTTTGATGTCAGTAATGATGTTATTACTACTACAAAGGATATTCGTTCTAATGGACATACACAGGGTGGTTCTACCACTACTGCAGTAACAGAGGTTGCACTCGATACATTTGCTCACGCAACGTATAGAGCTGCAAGATATGTTGTTGCTATGTCCCAAGGGTCAGAGTTTCACTCTACTGAAATTGTCGTAGTACATGACGGTTCAGCAGTGACTCTAACTCAATATGGAACATTGAAATCATCTAACCTTGCATCGTTTGATGCTGACATTAGTGGTTCAGATGTAAGATTAAAAGTAACTCCAGCAAGTGGTTCATCTACAGTTATCAAATTTGATAGGACAACGGTAGACGCTTAATTATTAAAAAAACTATTTTTAGGGGACTTTTCAGTCCCCTTTTTTTAACTCTCATAATGTATAAATAGTATCATGGCAACGAAATCAAAGTTCTACACAGACCTAGGGATAGCATCCCAAGATAACTCGACAGTAGATGGTGACTTAACAGTCACTGGCAATCTAACTGTTTCGGGTACTAGTTTTACAATTGATTCAACAACAGTTTCTGTTACAGATTCTATGTTTGAACTTGCAAGTGGAAACACTTCAAGTGACTTAATCGATATTGGTCTCTATGGAAACTATGATGATGGATTGTCAGATGGCGCAACTGAATATACTGGTTTATTCAGAGATGCTTCCGACTCAACATGGAAGTTGTTTGACGGATTAGAATTAGAACCAGGCAATACTGTTGACGCTACTGGTTCAGGATTTGCATTTGCAGATTTTAAAGCTGGTGATATAGAGGCGACAGGTCAGCTGACAGCAGTTGGGCCACTGAGTTTAGGCAATCTAAGAGTAGATGCTAATGATTCAGTCACTACAACTTCAACAACTGAAGCTACATTAGATACGTTTTCACTACTAGCATATAGAAGTGGTAAGTACCATGTACAAGCATCTAGTGGTAGTAATTATCATGCTACAGAAGTGATGGTAATCCATGATGGAACCAATGCTTACTTCTCACAGTATGGTGATATAACAACAGGAAGTTCCCTTTTCACACTTTCTGTTGACACTTCATCGGGTAGTGTTAGACTTAGAGTCACCCCCGCTTCAGCGACTTCAACAGTATTTAAATTTAGTAGAAATATTTTAAAAGTTTAACCCGATTCCCCCTGTTATGAACACTCCAATGTTCTAAATACAGTAGTAAGAAATCACATTTAACGTACAGGACACACGCAAAAATGGCAACACAAAATAAATTTGTAGTAGAGTACGGAGTCAGTGTTGGAACCACCGAAGTAATTAATTCATCAGGAAAAATCGTTGCAGCTGCAATTTCAGATTTAACAACTGATAATCTTTCCGAAGGTTCCGCTAAGTACTACGCAAACTCTTTAGTAGACACACACATGTCGGATGCATCGACATCTAAGACACTGAATAATGTTCAGATTGACGGAGGAACTATCTAATGGCTGGTGAAAAGAATTTTAATATTAAGAATGGGTTAAACGTCAATGGTGTTGAGGTAATTGACTCAAGTGGTCAAATTACTGGTGCTGCTATTGGTACTGAAACAATTGACGATAGAGTCGCTTCGTTACTAACAGCAGGAACAGGTGTGTCATTGACATATGACGATGCTGCTAATACACTAACAATTAACGGACAACAAGGTGATATCACTGGAGTTAATGCTGGTGCTGGTTTAACTGGTACTGCAAGTTCGGGTGATGCAACATTAAACATCGGTGCTGGTACAGGTATCACTGTAAACGCAGATGATATCGCAGTTAATATGTCTGCATTCGATACGGGTGACTTATCAGAAGGGTCAAACCTTTACTTTACAAATGAAAGAGTTGACGACAGAGTTAATTCTTTAATTGTTGCTGGAACAGGACTTACATCTACATATGATGACAGTGCTGGAACACTTACACTTAACGGACAAGTTGGTGATATTACAGGTGTTACTGCTGGTGATGGTCTTACAGGTGGCGGTACAAGTGGTGATGTATCACTTGCTGTCCAAGTAGACGATAGTTCAATTGAAACAGATTCAGACACACTAAGAGTCAAAGCGGGTGGTATTACTAATGCCATGTTGGCGGGTTCTGTTGATAATAATAAACTATCCAATTCAAGTGTAACAATAAATTCTAATGCACTATCATTGGGTGGGACATTAAATTTAGACACTGGTGATTTTGCAGAAAACGGAAATCTATTCTTCACAAACGAAAGAGTTGACGATAGAGTAAACGGTTTATTATCTGCAGGTGTCAATGTCGCATTGACTTATGATGATGCGAATGGCGATTTAGAAATTAGAGTACCTTACGAGAATATACAAGATACAGTTGGTACTCAGTTTGCAACCAACGGTTCACACACTGGTCTTACAGCAACTTACGATGATGCTGGTGACGGTGCAATCGACCTTGCAGTATCAACATCACATGTTAGGGGTTTAATATCAGCAAGTGGAGATTTATCATACGATAACTCAACTGGTGTAATTAGTTTCACAAACGATGCTGGTGATATCGAAAGTGTCACTGCTGGAGACGGTTTATCAGGTGGTGGAACTACAGGTGCATTATCACTTGCAGTAAATGTTGACGATAGTTCAATCGAAACAAGTTCAGACACATTACAAGTAAAAGCACTTGGTATTACAGACGCTATGTTGGCGGGTTCTATATCAAACGCAAAACTTGCTAATAGTTCAATCACAGTTAACGGAAGTGCAACTGCCTTAGGTAGTGCAGTCACACTAGACACTGGTGATGTATCAGAAAATGGAAACCTTTATCATACAACAGAAAGAGTTCAAGATGTTGTTGGTGGTATGGCGACTGCTGGAACAAACATAACACTTGCATACGATGACTCTGCTGGAACACTTACAATTAACTCTTCAGGAAAAACTGAAGAAGAAATCGAAGATATCGTAAATGGTTTGATAGTTGGTGGAACAAACATCACATCAACATATGACGATACTGCTGGAACACTTACACTTGCTGGTTTGTCAGATGCAAATATCAGAGGATTAGTATCTGCTGGTGGTGATTTATCATACAACAGTGGAACTGGTGCATTCTCATTCACAGAGAGAACAGATGCTGAAGTAAGAGGATTAATTTCTGTTACTGATAATGCTGGAGACGGTTCATTATCATACAACTCTTCAACTGGTGCGATTACATACTCAGGTATTAGTGATTCACAAGTAAGAGGTAAAATCTCAGTCACAGATGGTGGTGGAGATGGTTCACTTGCATACAATAGTGGTACTGGTGTAATAACATATACAGGCCCAAGTTCTTCAGAAGTAAGGGCGCATTTAAGTGCTGGAACTGGTGTATCATATTCAGGCGGTGCATTTAGTATCGGTCAGGCAGTTGCAACTACAAGTGATGTATCATTTGCAGACCTTACGCTTTCTGGCAACTTGACAGTAAATGGAACTACAACAACTGTTAACACTGCAACGCTTAATGTGTCTGATAATATCATTACACTTAACAATGATGTTACTGGGACACCTTCACAGGATTCAGGTATTGAAGTTGAAAGAGGAACTTCTGCTAATGTTTCATTAACATGGGACGAGTCGGAAGACGAGTGGACATTTGGTTCATATAATGTTAAGGCATCTTCTTTTGAAGGTTCATTAACAGGAAACGCTTCAACTGCATCTAGTGCTGCTAAGTTAACTACTGCAAGAACAATTGCATTGGGTGGAGATTTATCAGGGTCTGCATCATTTGATGGAACTGGTAATATTACAATTTCAGCTGCAGTTGCAGATGATTCACATAATCATACGATTGCAAATGTTGACGGATTACAGACTGCTTTGAACACTAAATACGAGAGTGGTTCAAACGCAACACTAGGAACAATTACTACAACTAACGCTAGTAATTCAGGTGGATATGTGAGAAACATATATCAAAACACATCAGCACCCCAAAGTTCTGATGGCGCAGTTGGTGATATGTGGATTTTATACTCTTAATAGAGTATATTTTTTTAATTTTTAAGGTATAATATAAATGGCATCAGGTTCACAGAAGGTAAAAACACCGCAGGGCTGGAATTCTACCCAAGGTGCTTGGGTTAAAACAGGTTCATCCACATGGAAAGCGGTAGACCAAATTTATGTTAAGACACCTACAGGGTGGAATAATGCATCGGGTCAACAGTCTGTACAACAACCTTACCCATACATTGCTAATAGTCAGACCCCATATATTGCGAATGCACAGCAACCGTATCCTTACATTGCTAATGCACAGACGCCTTATATCGCTAACGCTCAGCAACCGTATCCGTACATTGCCAATAATCAGACACCTTACATTGCAAATGCACAACAACCGTATCCTTATATAGCGGATAGTCAAACCCCATTTACGTATCAGAATAGGAGTCCATTTACATATAGGAATCCTGTAAATGCACAGACACCATTTACGTATCAGAACAGGACACCATTTACATATAGGAACCCAGTTAACGCTCAAACGCCTTATATCGCTAACGCTCAGCAACCGTATCCTTACATTGCTAATAGTCAGACCCCATATATTGCGGATGCTCAACAACCGTATCCTTACATTGCTAATAGTCAAACACCATATATTGCGAATGCACAGCAACCGTATCCGTACATTGCTAATGCTCAATCGCCTTATATTGCTAACGCTAGACAACCTGCTATTTATCAGAATCCATCAAGTTCACAGACACCTTACATTGCTCAGGCAAGACAACCTGCTGGATATAGAAACCCTGTTTCTGCACAACAACCATATATCGCTAACGCTAGACAACCATTTACATATAGAAACCCTGTAAATGCTCAATCGCCTTATATTGCGAATGCACAGCAACCGTATCCTTACATTGCTAATAGTCAAACGCCTTATATTGCGAATGCACAGCAACCGTATCCATATATTGCTAACAGTCAGACTCCATACATTGCGAATGCTAGACAACCTAGTACGTATAGAAACCCAGTAAATGCACAGACACCTTACATTGCGAATGCTCAACAACCATATCCGTATATAGCAAATAGTCAAAGTCCTTATATTGCAAATGCTCAGCAACCGTATCCATATATTGCTAATGCTCAAACGCCTTATATTGCTAACGCTAGACAACCAAACACATACGCCCGACAAGGTAGAACACCGTTTACGTATCAAAACAGGTCTCCATTTACATATAGGAGTCCAGTAAACGGACAACAACCATTTACGTACCAAAACAGGTCTCCATTTACATACAGAAATCCTGTAGGATACCAAGTACCGTTTACGTATCAAAATAGGTCACCGTTTACTTACAGAAACCCTGTAGGTTATCGAGTACCGTTTACATACCAAAACAGACAACCAAGTACGTATAGAAACCCAGTGAATGGACAGCAACCTTACATTGCTAATGCAAGGCAACCTGCTGGATATAGAAATCCAGTATCAGCACAGCAACCATATATTGCTAACGCTAGATACCCTGCTAACGCTCAGAGTCCTAGTAACGCTCAGTCGCCGTTTACTTACAACGCAAGATACCCTGCTAACGCTCAGAGTCCTAGTAACGCTCAGTCGCCGTTTACTTACAATGCTAGGTATCCTGCTAATGCTCAGTCACCAAGTAACTCACAAACACCGTTTACTTACAACGCAAGATACCCTGCTAGCGCTCAGTCACCAAGTAACTCTCAAACACCGTTTACTTACAATGCTAGGTATCCAGCGATTTATACTGCTAATGCTAGAGCATCTGTGAGTTCAAGAACTCCTGGCACCTATCCATACAGGGCACCTGTTGGTTATTGGGAATCTAGTACTAATTATGTTCAAAGTTATCAGATGGGATATGCTGAGGGAGTGGGTAAATATTCAGCCTTCGGTGCCGCCTTGGGAACTTATCAGTCATCACTTGGTTCTTTACAGCAGTTTGGTATTGTTACTGGTTCTCAATCGCCATTTTACTCTGTCATTGCATACCAAAATTCTTCTAGCGCACCTACAACGTTTTTCATTGGTGGTACAAATTCACTACCAATTGGGCCGCTTAGTCAAATTATGACTCAGTGGACTAGAGGTTATTACCCATCACCGTTCTCTCTACCATTCCAGTACATGCAGTTCTCACAAGGTAGATGGTATATACAAGGTAGAAATATGATAAGAGAAAACAGTCCTGCCGGTGTTTACGGGGCTCTTAGAATAAGTGTAACAAAATAGGAATTAGAAATATGGCATTATATGAAACAACAATAACAAACCCCGATGGAAGTACTGAAATTGCTTTAAATAAAGATTTCGTATTCTCTGATATTGGTGGAGATGTAACTTGTACACAAACAGGATTTAAAGCAGCATACACAGTAGGAGACAATACGGACTTAGTACAAGCTGAGGCGGATATCGATTCTTGTATTGCAAACAACTTGGAAGTTTGGGCTTGGCAGAAGTATTACCAAAACCCTCTGAATCCAAGTGAACTAAGAGAATAATAGGAAAAAGACATGGCACAAGGCAGTTATCAGGTTCCGTCCATTGCACAACAACCGTTCACGTACAGCGCATCGTATCGTGTGCCATACATTGCTAACGCAAGACAGCCTGGCACCTATAGGAACCCATTTACGTATCGTGTGCCTTATATTGCTAACGCAAGACAGCCTGGCACCTATAGGAACCCATTTACGTATCGTGTGCCTTATATTGCGAATGCTAGACAACCTAGTACATATCGTAACCCATTCACGTATCGTGTGCCTTATATTGCGAATGCTAGACAACCTAGTACATATCGTAACCCATTCACATATAGGGTTCCGTTCACATACCAAAACAGGTCTCCATTTACATATAGGAACCCTGTAAGTTATCGTGTGCCATTTACTTATAATAATAGACAACCATTTACATATAGAAACCCTGTAAATGCTCAATCGCCTTATATTGCTAACGCTAGACAACCTGCTGGTTACAGAAACCCTGTTTCAGGACAACAACCATATATCGCTAACGCTAGACAACCTGCTGGTTACAGAAATCCAGTATCAGCACAGCAACCATATATTGCTAACGCAAGAAACCCATTCACATATAGGAACCCTGTAAACGGTCAACAACCGTACATTGCAAGTGCTCAACAACCGTATCCATATATTGCGAACAGTCAAACACCGTTCACGTATCAAAATAGGCAACCTAGTACATATGCTAGACAGGGTAGAACACCGTTCACATACCAAAATAGACAGCCTGGTACATATGCTAGACAAGGTCAAACACCATTTACATACAGTAATAGACAACCTAGTACGTATAGAAACCCAGTAAATGCTCAAACACCATTTACATACAGTAATAGACAACCTGGCACATATGCTAGACAAGGTCAAACGCCATTTACGTATCAGAACAGACAGCCTGGCACATATGCACGACAAGGACAAACTCCTTTCACGTACCAAAATAGACAACCGAGTACGTATAGAAACCCAGTGAATGGTCAATCGCCATTTACGTATCAGAACAGGTCTCCGTTTACATATAGAAACCCTGTAGGTTATCAAGTACCATTTACATACAGTAATAGACAACCTGCTATCTATGGAAACCCTGTAAGTTATCAGATACCATTTACGTATCAGAACAGACAACCTAGTACATATGCTAGACAAGGTCAAACGCCATTTACGTACCAAAATAGACAACCTGGCACGTATGCTAGACAAGGTCAGACACCATTTACATACAGTAATAGACAACCTGGCACATATGCTAGACAAGGTCAAACGCCATTTACGTACCAAAATAGACAACCTAGTACGTATAGAAACCCAGTGAATGGACAACAACCATATATCGCTAACGCTAGACAACCTAGTACGTATAGAAACCCAGTGAATGGTCAACAACCATATATCGCTAACGCTAGACAACCTGGCACATATGCTAGACAGGGTAGAACACCGTTCACTTATCAAAATAGACAACCTGGCACATATGCACGACAAGGACAAACTCCTTTCACGTATCAACACAGACAACCTTCAACATATAGTAGACAAGGTAGAACACCGTTCACTTATCAGAACAGACAACCTTCAACATATGCTAGACAAGGTAGAACACCTGTTATACGTTGGGATGGTAACTTGTCACAACAGTGGCCTGCTGCTGATATAAGTTAATTTTTTTCATCGACTAAATACTGGTAGAAGCAATTTACTGGAATTTAGTTTATGGAAAAAATAACAACACTTGATGCACTACTTCTAAAATTAGAAGAAACCCCTATACCAACTGAAGAACTCAAAACCTATGGTCATGCTCAGAGACATCTATTACCCCAATATCATTTAGGGTCTACTAATATTGATGAGATTGATAAAGACAGCGAGTTCTATAAAGTCTTATCATACTTTTTTGATAATGTTATGCCTCCCCTACGACTTCTTAAGTGGTCAGACCTTGATACACTGAGAAGAAAGAAAGAGATTACGACCTTTAATGGATTACAATTTCAGTGTAATGCATATCACAAATTCATGCCAGATATTTACACTTCAGGAATCCAACCCGAAGGTGAAACAAACATAACAACAAAATTCCAAGTTGCCACTGTTGATGATGAAGTGCAAAAAATTCAAGACTACTGTGGTGAAGCAACCGACCCACGTGACTTTTATTCAGAAGATTTTGACATGTCTATGAATTCAATGTATTATCATAGTGCGAAAGCTCATTGGATTACACAAAGTATTAGAGAGGAGGGATTGTGGGCTCCTATTCAAGGATATACTCAATCTCCTAACGGTACTAATTTCACACAACTTATGATACATCCAGGCAGTGTACGTTCAGGTGTATTTGAAGAGATGGAAGACCCAACACATGAACTTTTGATATGGGATTTCCAAGATACATTCCCCGACATTCCAGCAATGTCCATAGACGATTCTTTGAATTACTGGAAAGAAACCATCCTCAATGGTAATACAAAATGCAATCATAAAAACTTGAGTGTTATATTTACTAATGGTACACTTGAATATCAATCCGACCATTCCAATATAGAATTTAGAAGAGAAGTTTGGAAACATAGTAAGAAGTTTACAGAACTTTCTGCTGGAAAACCTCTAACAATTTATATTGGTTATGACCCTAGACACAATAATCTAGAGTTGTACTCCAAGCAATCTATATTAGATGCAGTGAAGAGAAGTGTTGGTGGTGGGAGATTTGTTGATTACACTAGGTTTACGCCAGAAATTAAAATACTTGACATTTCAAAGATACCCGAGTACACTAGAGAGTATGCAAATCAATCTACTGAATTTACATACAGTAGATTCTTAATACCGTATCTTGAGAACTATGAAGGGTTTAGTATGTTTGTAGATGATGACTTCATCTTTAATAAAAACCCTATGCCTATGTTCTATTACCTAGGTCAAGATGATGCAGTAGCATGTATCAAGTATCCACAAATTAAACATGATGAAACCAAGTTTGATGGAGAAGTTAATATAGATTATCCATGTAAACTATGGTCATCTATGATGTTCTTCAATAACAGTCATCCCGACTGTAAGAAGTTGACACCCGAAGTGGTTAACACTTGGACAGGTGCCCAATTACATCAATTCGAATGGACTGATAAGATTGCTCCCATCCCCGAGAAGTATGTGTTCGTTGAGGGATATGATGACCCCGAGGTTAAGTGGGATTTCTCTGCTGTTCACTATACAAGAGGTGGGCCATGGATAAATGGGATGGATACAGGACACATAAATAATTTAGAACACTACAACAAAGTTAAAAACAGCTTGTTGTGATAACAATCTTATGATATAATGGAGAAAAAGGATATATTATGAATGCACTAATTTACACAGAAAACAATGAACTTATGATTACTAAACCTAATGGTTTGCATTATAAGTTTGATAATGTCGACAAACCCGAATTGGGATTTGATTATGATGTTCTAGTCTACGCTGAAGAAGAACTTAAGATTCTAAACTGGGATGTCCAAAAAGAATTCCCAGACCAAGAACAAATTCCTTTAAGTGCGGATGAAAAGGACGCTGTCGAAACTTACATTAAAAATTCAGAACCACCTATGGGTGTCACCTTAAATGGTCAATACATTGAACAACTAGCTTATATGTGTAATAAGAATGTTGAAGCATGTGCTGGCGGATTTAATTTTTCTGATATAGCAGAGGTTGTCTATGTTGGCAGAGAAGGTTCCAACCATCCTTACAGGTCTAATGCTAGACGTGTTATGGAGTATGCTGATGCATTATGGCACATCTTTGACCAAGTCATGAATGAGATTGTAGGAACTAGAGAAGATACTCTTAGAGATTTTGCTAGTTATGTGGAACAACTACCACAACCACAATCAATTCCCGAAACAGATAATCACCAATTTCAAAAGGATACAAAAATTGGCGGTTAATTTAAATCCAAAGGTTGTTCATATTGATAAACCTTTTAAGATTCAAGACCTACCTTTACAAGATATCTATGTATTAGATGATTGGCTCAGTGTTGATTTATTTCATCACTATGCAAATGTCCATCTAAGGACTTATAGTGAATGGTCTAAAACAAATGAAGTTCAGAGCGATAGTGCTACTGGATTCCCCCATCATAGTTTTTGGGGTGCAACTTACTTTAGAGGAGCATTTCAAGAGGATGGCAGACTAGGTAAAGGTAATTTGGTTCTTGAGAGAGGGTCAGACCCATTGAATGCCGTGTTTGCTAGATATATAGATAGCAGACTGAGAACTGAATTTGGATTTAAATGGGAGAAATTTCAATACATGGGATTGAACTCTCAAACACAAGGACTAGATGGGACAACACATTCTGATTGCGCTCAAGATGAAGATTGGAATATATCGTTCTTATATTATTGTAGCCCTGTATGGTATCCATCATGGGGTGGAGATTTGAGAATTTATGATACTATGCAATTTGGACTTGATGGGAGAGAAGACCACGTCAAGAATCACCAAGTTGCTTCTGTAGAATATAAACCAAATAGATTATTAATGTTTGATGGAAGAATACCACATGGTGCGGATGCACCTACATCAAAAGCACGATACATGGACAGACGTTCCATAGTATTAAGAGGTGATGAAGTATCACTTACACATGAAGGAGAAGAATATCATGCCAATGATAGAATTTCACAGTTACAGCTCAGAGACCCTCGCTGATTTTAAACCAGTATTAGCAAAGAGTATTTTACCCGAGTGGTGGAAGAAAACTAAGGTAGCGGAGTTTACTCAAGCCAGAACACAACAAACTATTCGTGCTTGTCCAGCAATGGATGATTGGTTAAAGAGCGGATGGATTATTGTTGCTAATAGAGACATTCATGTTATAAATGGTGATAGTATCACAGATAGTGGTACCAATAAAGTATTTACTTGGGATGGTAAAGATGCTGGAACCCATTCAATGTCTCATCCTAAAGAACAAGTTAGAGAATCTTTTGAATACTATGGTAGCGGTGACGGTAAAGCTCCTATAAAAGATGCATTTAAATTTAGAAATCCGTGGAACATAAAAACTCCGCCAGGCTATTCATGCTTCTACTTAGACCCATTCTTATTTCAGAATAAATACTTTGCATGTTGGCAGGGTATTATTGATACTGATACATTTAATGTTGGTCTAGACAATGCACAGATAATTTTTTATCCTAAAGTCGACCATTCATTTGTTATACCAAAAGGAACCCCTCTTTGTCAGATTATACCGTTTAAGAGAGAAGAGTGGCATGCTTCATTTGAAATAAAATCACATGAACACTGGCAAGAAACTAAAGGAAGAGGGTATAAGATAGACCCACATGACAGTTCTACTGAGACGGTTTTATCAATGCAAGAATGGGGTCATAAAGCGCCATTTGAAGGGAAGGATGGCATTAGAGATTTGGGCCCGTATAGAAATAAAGGTTATTGGGTGCCTAAAGCTAGACTATTTAAAAATGATAATCCCCCACCCGAATGCCCTATGCACATAAGTGAAGAACAAGAACCTACTGAGGTTCAACTGGAGTTAGACTTTAATGATTAGATATTTATTCCCAACCGTTATCTTTCAAAGAAACATGACATGTCCGACACAGATGGGGGATGACCTCGTTCTAGATGATGAATACATGAAGATGCTGAAAGATGAGATGGATGCTATGCGTAGACGTGATGGTGTTGGTAGACAAGTTTCAAATGCTTATACTGGATGGCAGTCTAACGATGGTGTAGACAATAATCCAACGTTCCAAAAATTGATGAATCGAATTAGTACAGTATTCTACCAAGAGGTTTGGAATTACTTTGGGATTGACCCAACAAAAACAGCATTTCAAATGGGTAACTGTTGGGCAAATATAAATGATAAAACTGCATGGAACAGACCACACTTACATAATGGTTGTTGGTATAGTGGCGTCTTCTATATCCATGCTGATGGTGACGAAGGAGATTTTGTTGCTATTAATACAGACCCTAAAGTTGTTTCTGATATGCCAAACTCCAATAGACACCAAGAGTCATGGGACTTCAAACCAAGAACAGGGGAATTGATTTTATTCCCTAGTGGTATGATGCATATGGTAGCACCAAACTTGACAGACAAAGACAGATATTCAATATCATTCAACTCAGCATTTCAAATTAAAGACTATGATGCTTATAGAAATAATTTCGCTACAGGTTGGCATCCCGATGAGAATACATTCGGTTTAGATGAAAATGGTATGTTACAAAAGTATCAATATGAACCTATTGACTGGGAAAAAGAGCAGGGTTGACAGGCATACTTTCCTAAATAACTGTATGGAAATTGCTATCTCGCCAGGCGTACTTTGGAATATATTTCTAACACTTTTTGTCCTACCTATGGGATTTCTTGTTAGAACACTCTTATCCGAACAAAAACGTATAGACATTTTGGTTAATAAAACTAGGGAAGAAATAGCCCGTGAATATGTCACAAGAGACCAAATAGAAACAGAGTTTCAGAGAATTATCGACAAGATGGATAAACTAGATTCTAAACTAGATAGAGTAGTTTCTAAAACTTACTTCCAAGAATAGGTTCTCAACTGTTATAAATAGTAGTAGACACAAATACTACGGATTTAAAACATGGCAGAACCAAATTCAAAAGCATCTTTAAAAGAGTATATAAAAAGAAAACTCGGAGCTCCTGTACTAGAGGTTAACGTTGATGATGACCAATTCGATGATAGAATCGATGAGGGTCTTCAGTATTTCAGAGAGTACCATTACGATGGTGCAGTTAAAACATATCTAAAACACCAACTAACCCAATCAGATATTGACTCATTTAAAACGAATGCAACACATAACGCAGCTACAACTGGTACACAAGCTGTATCAAATCAGACGTACTTAGAGAGTAATAGTTACATCACACTACCCGAACATGTGTTAAGTGTAATACAAGTATTTCCATTCAGTTCAGGCACAACATCGAGTATGTTTGATATCCAGTATCAGTTAAGACTCAATGATTTATGGGATTTAACATCAACTAGTGTTTTATACTATGCTCAAGTACAGTCGCATCTATCTATGATGAATGATATTCTAGTTGGACAAGTTCCAATCAGATACAAGTCACACTCAAATAGATTGTATCTAGACTACAGTGTTGAGAAATTTAACGTAGGTGAGTACATTATCATCGAGTGTTATAGAAAGTTAGACCCAACAGATATGACTGATATCTATAACGATATGTGGTTGAAAAAGTATTGTACCGCTTTAGTTAAGTATCAGTGGGGTGAAAATTTATCTAAGTTCTCAGGTATTCAACTTCCAGGCGGAGTCACACTAGACGCTACTCAGATGAAAACTGAAGCGCAAGAAGAAATTACAAGATTAGAAGAAGAGTCGAGACTGAATTTTGAAATGCCAGTTCTCGATATGATGGGATAATATATGCCAACAAACGTATTTTTTAACCATGCAGTACAGACTGAACAACACCTATACGAAGATTTGGTTGTTGAGTCATTACGTATGTATGGTAATGAGACGTACTATCTACCAAGAGAAATTGTAGAGGAAGACGCTATACTTGGTGAAGATGTACAGTCTAAATTTGGAGATGCATATTCTGTAGAAATGTATTTAGAAAATACAGAAGGATATGAGGGAGAAGGAGACCTTATGTCCAAGTTTGGTATACAAGTAAGAGACCAAGCAACCTTTGTTCTTTCTTTAAGAACGTGGGAAAGATTTATATCACTAGACTCTAACCTTGCAACATCATTAAGACCAAACGAAGGAGACTTGATTTACTTCCCACTTAGTGGTTCTATGTTTGAAATCAAATTTGTAGAACACGAAAATCCTTTCTATCAAGTTGGAAAACTATTTGTATTTAAATTACAATGTGAACTCTTTGAATACAGTGGAGAAGATTTTGATGTTGGTGGTGCTGTCGACTTAATTGAAACTGAAAACGCCTACACAATAGATATGATTCTACAAGCAGATGGTACTGGAAACTACACACGTGGTGAGAATGTTACCCTTGGTGGTGCAGTTGTGGGTGAAGTTGTTGGTTGGGTTCCTACCACTAGAGAACTGAATATCAAAGATAACACTACAGCGATTGCTGTTGGTAATACACTCATAGGTGTAGACTCAGGAGCAGAATATATTGTTTATAGTATTGAAGATGTTTTAAACTTCTCTTATGATAAGTCTGCACAAAACAAAGACTTTGAAACAAAAGCAGATGGATACTTAGACTTCTCAGAGACAAACCCATTCGGTGAGGTTACATAATGTTTGGAACATTTTTTTATAATGAGACAATGAAGCGAGCGGTGTCAATCTTTGGTACCGTATTTAATAACATAACAGTCAAGAAAATAAAAGAAGACGGAACTGTATTACATGAACAGAAGGTTCCAATTTCATATGGGCCAAAACAAAAGTTCCTCGCCAGACTACAACAAGAAGCAGACTTAAGTGATAACAATAGAAGTGCGATATCTTTACCAAGACTTGCATTCGAACTTACAGGGTTTGAGTATGATGCTACTAGACAACAAAATAAACTATTACGTCACAGTAAATCGCAACTAGAAACTAGTGATGGTAATAAGAGAGGATATCAATACCAACCAGCTCCGTACAACTTGAACTTTACTTTGAATGTTCTTGCAAAGAATATGAATGATGCTCTACAGATTGTAGAACAAATCTTACCATACTTTCAACCCGAGTATACAGTTACAATGAAGATGGTAGATTCTATGTCAGACATTAGAGACGTACCAATTCAATTAACTAGTGTTAATATGGAAGACACATACGAAGGTGATTTCACTGAAAGACGTGTCATATCTTATGCACTAGAATTCACTATGAAGTTATACTTCTTTGGGCCTGTGTATACTGGAGATGTTATTAAGAGTGTTGTCGAAAGAGATTATATAAATCAAACAAGTGGTACATTTACTACAACACAAATTGATGGTGCTGGTCTTGTTAAAGAGGTCAAGCACTATGAACCAGCATTCGCTGAGATTGTTAGTGCTGCAAATGATGGCACTTCGACAACATATACCTTTGCGAATGCAATAAATAGTAAGATAAGTGTTGGGGATGAAGTATTTGGTTTCAGAGGCGCATTTGGAAATGTGGTTGTGGCCACAATTTCTGATGACAGACGTACAATAACTACTAACGAAGCAAATGCTATTTCGGAAGGAGAAACACTAAAGTTTGTTGGGTCGGTACAACCAAATGATACATTTGTTGTTGCTGAAAATGTTACATTTTATGATGACGGAACAATCAGTACATTTGCTGATGATAAGGTTACCGATGCGAGTTAATTATGGCAAAAGATATAGATTCTAAATTAGACGAAGTTCTAGATATAACTTCGGATATTCAAATACAGACTGGAGAGATTGTCAAATCTGTTCCAACAGATGACAAACGTTCTAAAAATATAGAAACCGATTACAAATACACTAGAGAGAATCTCTATGGTCTCGTTGAGCGAGGACAGGATGCAATTGACGGCATCTTAGATGTATGTAAGGAGACAGAAAACCCACGTGCATATGAAGTTGCTGGTCAGTTAATTAAAACTGTAGGAGAAACCGCTGAGAAATTACTAGATGTTCAAACCAAATTAAAGAAGTTAGAGGGCGAAGACCAACAGAGAATAGGGAAACAAGAGAATCATTTATATGTTGGTTCTACTTCCGAACTACAGAAGTTTCTGAAGAAAAATAAGAATGACAGTTAATAAGAATGAAGGTTACTTAGGTAACAGCATGATTAAACGTGCTGGTATCGAACACCAGTACACTACAGATGAAATGGCTGAATATTTAAAGTGTTCTGAGAACCCATGTCATTTCATTGAAAACTACACACAGATTATATCACTAGATGAAGGTATGGTACCCTTTAAACTTCGTGGTTATCAAGATAAACTTATTGAACACTATGATGCAAATCGTTTCAATGTAGTCCTTGCATCACGTCAGAGTGGTAAATCAATTACTTCGTGTGCATACTTGTTGTGGTTTCTGTTATTTAAACCCGAAGTAACAGTAGCGGTTCTTGCTAACAAAGGTGCAATTTCTAGAGAGATGATTGCACGTATTGTAACCATGTTAGAGTCTGTTCCGTTCTTCTTGCAGCCTGGTGTAAAGATTCTCAACAAAGGTTCAATAGAGTTTGCAAACGATAGTAAGATTGTAGCAGCTGCAACGTCATCATCATCCATTCGTGGATTGTCAATTAACCTACTATACCTAGATGAGTTTGCATTCGTAGACGATGCAGAGACATTCTATACTGCAACATATCCCGTTGTGACCTCGGGTAAGGATTCAAAGGTTATTATCACATCTACTGCAAATGGTGTGGGTAATATGTTCCACAAGATATACGAATCTGCAATACATGAACAATCTGAGTATAAATCATTCACAATCAACTGGTATGATGTGCCAGGCAGAGACGAAGAATGGAAGAAAGAAACTATTGCAAACACTTCAGAAGCACAATTCGAACAAGAGTACGGTAACAGTTTCTTAGGAACAGGTAATACACTTATCAATTCTAATACACTACTAGGTCTAAAAGCATGGGATGCTGAGTGGTACAAGGATGGTTTTAGTGTGTATCAAAAACCTGTTGAAGACCACACCTATATATGTACAGTAGATGTTGCAAAAGGCAGAGGAATGGATTTCTCTACCATGACTATATTTGATGTGAGTACAGACCCATTCACACAAGTTGCAACGTATCGGGATAGTATGATATCACCTATGTTATTTCCCGATATTATAAATAAGTATGCAACAGCATACAACACTGCATTAGTTATAATAGAAAACAATGCAGAAGGGTCTATGGTAGCAAGTCAGTTACACTATGATATAGAATACGACAATGTATTCACACAGGGGATGACTAAAGCTGAAGATATTGGTGTTACCATGACCAAAAAAATTAAAAGAATCGGATGTTCTACACTAAAAGAGATATTAGAGGAGAACCGATTAAATTTGATTGACAGAAGCACGATTACCGAGCTTATGACTTTCATAAATAAAGGGATGTCTTTTGAAGCAGATAGAGGATATCACGATGATATGGTTATGAATTGCGTATTATTTTCTTGGTTTATTACAACTGATTATTTTACTCACCTCACAAACCATCAAGTTAAAAATCTCTTATACTCAGAGCAACAAAGAGTCATTGAAGATGATATGTTACCAGCTGGAATATTTGGGGGTGACCCATATACAGAGGGCAGTTTTGTAGATGAGGGTGGAGATAGATGGTTCTTTGAAGCCGAAAGGAACAATCCTTAAGAATTCTTAGAATCTTTAAAGTTATAAATATATCAAGTAAAACAAAACTTTTTACATTAACAGGAGAAAAGTATGGCATTTCAAGTATCACCAGGCGTACAGGTCAAGGAAGTTGACCTTACAAATGTTGTGCCCGCAGTATCATCTACAGTAGGTGCATACGCTGGTTCATTTCAATGGGGCCCTGTTGATGAAGTAGTAACAGTTTCAGACTCAAACGGTTTAATAGAATCTTTCTTCACACCTGCTAACACAGATGCTGGTGCAGAAGATTTCTATACTGCTGAGTCATTTCTGAAATATGGTTCATCACTAAGAGTAGTTAGGATTAATACCACAGGTATGTCTAACGCAAACGCTGCCAATACGGCAAGTAAACTTCTGAAAGGTTCAGAAGACTATGCATCAACATATGAAGGTGGTGCAGGCGGTGTTGGTTCATTTATTGCTAGGTGCCCAGGCGCTTTAGGTAATAATATAGACGTACACGTATGTGCAACAAGTGATGCATATTTCAAAGGTTCTGCATCTCTCGTAGATAATGTCAGTGGTTACGCCGCCGGCGCTACTGTGGTTGCTGTAGACGCTGGAGCTAATTTCCTAGTCAGAGACATTATTACTTTCTCAGGTCACTCAACACAATACAGAATTACCGCAATCAACACTAACGCTTTAACTATCGAATCAATCGGACAACCAGTTAAAGGTGGTCTAACAACTGCAATTGCAGATAACATTGCAGTCGATAGATATTGGGAACACTACGCTTTATTTGATAAAGCACCAGGCTCATCAGCTGCTGCCGTTAACGGTGGTATTGCGAATGATGAGATGCACGTAGTTGTTGTCGACAGAACAGGCGTAATCACAGGAACACCACAGACAGTATTAGAAACATACGGTTTCGTGTCTAAGTGTTCAGATGCTAAAGATTCAGGCGGTCAATTAAACTATTACAGAAACGTAATCGCACAAAAATCAGATTGGATTTGGTGGTCAGGTCACGGAACTTCACACGCAGCTGCAAGTACACACTACACTATTGCAGATATTGCTGGTGGTTCTGCTTTCCCAACACCTGCTTTACCAGTAAAATCAGTTCTTTCAAACGGAAACGATGGTAGTTTACCTACTGCTGGACAAAAGAGTGCTGCTTACACTGATAACTTCAGTGATGCAGATTCAATAGATGTTTCATTCATGATAGTAGGTTCAACAAGAACACAAGGTTCAGATTCAGTTACAGACCATAATACAATCGTCAATCAGTTAATTCTTGATTGTGAATTGAGAAAAGATTGTATGGTCATTGCATCACCTAGAAGAACTTCAGTAGTTAACGTTTCTTCAGAATCATTACAAACAACTAACGTTCTTGCTGATTTCGCTTCAGTAACATCTTCATCATATGCTTCATTCGACAGTGGATGGGTATACCAGTATGATAGATTCAACGACAGATATGTATGGGTGCCAGGCAACGGACATACAACAGGTATTATGGTAAGGTCAGACTTACTAAGAGACCCATGGTTCTCACCTGCTGGATTCTCAAGAGGTCAATACTTAGGTATTACTAAACTTGCTTACAACCCTAAAAAGGCATCTAGAGATGACCTTTATAGACAAAGAGTTAACCCGATTGTAACTTTTGCTGGACAAGGAACCGTATTATTCGGTGACAAGACTGCTTTAAGTTCGCCTTCTGCATTCGATAGAATCAACGTAAGAAGATTGTTTATCATATTAGAAAAGGCAATCGCAATTGCTGCTAAGTCTCAGTTGTTCGAATTCAACGATGCATTTACACGTGCTCAGTTTAGGGCTGCGGTAGAACCATTCTTAAGAGACGTTAAAAATAGACGTGGTCTAACAGACTTCTCAGTAGTTTGTGACGAATCAAATAACACAGACACAGTAATTGACAGAAATGAATTTGTATGTTCTATATTTGTCAAACCTGCTAGGTCGATTAACTTTATTACTCTCAACTTTGTTGCTGCCAGAAGTGGTGTCGACTTTGAAGAGATTTACAGTGCAGTTTAATAGGAGTATATAAATGGCAACAATAGACCAATTTAAAGCAAACCTAATCGGCGGTGGCCCAAGAGCTAACCGATTTAGAGTGTTTGTACCTCGTGCTGGTCAGAGATTAGAATTCTTGTGTACCGCAACTAAAATACCTGAGAGTACAATTAATACTATTAGTGTACCTTTCAGAGGTCAAAATTTGAAACTTGCTGGTGATAGAACATTCGCTGACTGGTCAATTACGGTTATCAATGACCTAGACTTTTCAACAAGAACTGCTCTCGAAGCATGGTCAAATGACATTGCATCTTTATCAACAACAGAAGCTGCAACTGATACAGACTACTTGCTATCACGTGCATTTGTAGAACAATTACACAAAGATGACTCCGTCCTTGCGAGATATGAATTCTTCAACATGTTCCCAACATCAATCGGTGAAATTGCACTATCAAGTGCAGAAGCATCTGAAGTTGAGACATTTGAGGTAGGATTCACTTATTCTCACTGGGAAAGAGTTCTTTAATAAAACAGTGAAAAACTACCACATATTGGTGGTATAAATATTAGTATGGATATATTTGGGTTTGAAATTACTCGTAAGAAAGACGAGTTAAGAGTCAAAGAGGCACCAAACGCTAAGTCGTTTGTACCTTCTCTAGAGGATGACGGTACCCCCGTCATTCAACAACAGAGTGGGTTCATTACAGGCGGAGCTTATGGTGCTTATGTTGACATGGAAGGCGGCATTAAGAATGAGGCAGAACTCATTCGAAGATATCGTGAAACATCTTTGGTGCCAGAATGTGATTCTGCAATCGAAGATATTATTAATGAGTGTATCACGTCTGATAGTTCAGATAGAATCGTGACGCTCGACCTCAGAGATGTAAAACTCTCTGAAAGCATCAAGAAAAAGGTGCAAGACGAGTTTAGTCACATCTTATCTCTAATGAAGTTCAATCAGAACTCTCATGAATTATTCAGAAAATGGTACGTAGATGGAAGAATATACTTCCATAAAGTCGTTGATGGCAAGAGACCCAAACTTGGTATTGTTGACGTAAGAAATGTTGACCCTCTTAAAATTAAGAAGGTTAGAAACGTAGAAAAAGAAAAGGACAAGAAGACAGGAATAGACCAAATCAAGAAGATTGAGGAGTTCTATGTCTTCAATGATAAGGGTTTTGATAAATCCTCATCACAAGAAGGACATGTTGTAAAGATTGCACCTGAAGCAGTGACATACACTACTTCGGGATTATTAGATTACACTAAGAATGTTGTAATCGGTTATTTGCATAAAGCATTGAAGACTGCAAATCAGTTATCAATGATGGAGGATGCACTTGTTATATACCGTATATCAAGGGCTCCCGAGAGAAGAATATTCTACATTGACGTAGGTAACCTTCCTAAAGCAAAAGCAGAACAGTACCTTGCAGAGGTAATGAACAAGTATAAAAATAAACTTGTTTACAATGCAGACACTGGTGAAATCAAAGATGACAGAAAACATATGAGTATGTTGGAAGATTTTTGGTTACCAAGAAGAGAGGGCGGAAGAGGAACAGAAATTAGTACACTTCCTGGCGGTCAGAACCTTGCTGACATAGATGATATAGAATACTTCAAGAAGAAACTATATCAGTCACTAAACGTACCGTCAACTAGAATGGAAGCAGATAATGGATTCAATATGGGTCGTGCTTCAGAAATTTCTAGAGATGAACTTAAGTTTAATAAGTTTACAAACAGATTGCAGAAGAAATTTGCTAGGGTGTTTGTAGATATGTTGAGAACACAATTAGTTCTCAAAGAAATAATGACAGTGGAAGAGTTCGATAAGAACAAAGACTTTCTACAATTTGATTTTGCAACGGACAACCACTTTACAGAGTTGAAAGATGCAGAGATTATAAGAGAAAGACTTGATACACTAAGTCAGGCTTCAGAGTATGTTGGTAAGTATTACTCAGACGAATATGTCAGAAAGTATATACTAAGACAAACTGAAGAAGAAATAAAGGTCATTGATGCTCAAATCAAATCCGAAGGTGGAAGTGATGACGGCGAAGATGACGAAGATAATTTTGGAGGCTTTTAATAAATGAGCGAAATAGCGAAAACAATCGTAGACCAAATACAAGATGGTCAGTTACAGGATGCAAAGGATTCTATCAATGATGGAATCAAACAAAAAGCTGCAGAAGTTGTGGACATGAAACGTGTAGAGATGCAAGTTGATTGGATGTCACAACCACAGGAAGGTTAGTATGAAAACCTTTTCATCAATCTCTAACGAGTTGAGGGAAGCGAAGTACACCATTCCTGCTGGATTCTTTCCTATGAGAAGGAATACATTGAGATTTTGTGGAGAGTCAGTTGATGTGGCATTTGTTGTCAGAAAAGGACTCACACATATAGTTTTAAACGGCAACGTCTTAGAGGAGTCCTACGAAGACCTCAAGGTGGCTGAGAGAGAATTTAAACTTATCCGACATATGATGGAAGAGATGGTGAAAGAGGATATACCTTTTGGAGAAATTATAAATGAAATTAATATCAGAGTTTAATGATTACAGTGTAACCCCTGTTATTATAGAACAGAACGAAAAGGGTGAGAAAGAATACTTTATTGAAGGTATTTTTATGCAATCTGAAATCAAAAACAGAAATGGTAGAGTATATCCTAAAGAAGTAATGCAAAAAGAAGTTAACCGTTACGTTAAGGAATTTGTTGCCAAGGATAGGGCATTCGGTGAGTTAGGACATCCCGAAGGGCCAACAATTAATTTAGACAAAGTGTCACACATGATTACATCTTTAGAAGAAGATGGAAATAATTACGTGGGACGTGCAAAGATTTTAAGTACACCAAACGGTCAGATAGTAAGAAGTCTTATCAGTGACGGTGCTAAGTTGGGTGTTTCATCAAGAGGTTTGGGTTCGCTCGAACAGAAGGGTGGCGCTCAATACGTAAAAGACGATTTCCAACTTGCAACGGCAGGTGATATCGTTGCAGACCCATCCGCTCCCGAAGCTTTCGTTGAAGGTATTTATGAAGGGGTAGAATGGGTAATGGAGAATGGTATATTGAAGGCAGTAGATATGGAAAGGATGCAAAATGAGTTAAAGACTGCATCACTAAATAATCTTGAAGAAACCAAACTTAATCTATGGAAAAAGTTTGTTAAAAACCTATAATATATAAATAAAAAAGTAAACTCAAACAGGAGATAAACATGGCAGAGTTAGAAAATAACCTAGAAACAGTCTTAGAGGCAGGTCAGCCTGACGCTAAAGCTGAGAAGGGAGATTCAAAACCAGTCAAACAAGGTTCATCTGATGCCGAATCAATCGAGGCAGGCAAAGTTGAAGTCGTTAAACCTGAAGAAAATCCTGTTGACAAAGCAGTTGACTCAGTAAAGAAGGCGGAAAATGTTAAGGCAGTCAGTGGTGACGCCCCACAAAAGAATGCTAGTAAAGCTGATAGTCAACCTAAATTGCAAAAAGTTAAAGAAGAAGAAGAGTCAGAAGAGTCTACTCCTTCTAAAATGGAATCAATAAAAGCTATCGTCAACACTATGAAGGAAATGACAAAGGAAGAACTTCAAACAGTCTGTAGTGGATTGACAGAAGAAGAAGTTGACGAAAGTTTGACAAAAGCAGAACAAGCTAGAAAGATTGTTGATACTTTAAAAGGTATGGACGAAGAGTCGGTCGCTGAAGTTTATGGCAAGATGAAGAAGAAAGAAGAAGTAGAAGAAGAAGTCGCTGAAACAGAAGTTGAAGTTGACGAAGAAGTTTCTGCTGAACTAGAGTCTTCACTCGTTGAAATTGAAATAGATGACGACCTATCCGCAATTTCAGAAGCGCTAGAACTTTCTGAAGAAAATGCTGAGAAGGCAAAGACTATCTTTAAGGCTGCTGTAACTTCAAAAGTTGCAGAAATTAAAGAATCACTTGAGTCACAGTACTCAGAAGAATTACAAACCACAGTAGAAAAAGTTAAAGGTGACCTTGCGGAATCCGTAGACAAGTATCTAACATATGTTGCAGAAGAGTGGACGAAAGAAAATGAACTTGCAATTGAACGTGGTTTGAGGTCGGAAATGACTGAAAACTTTATTGAAGGTATGAAAACATTGTTCGTAGAACATTATGTTGACGTTCCTGAAGATAAGTATGATGTTATTGATGAACTCGCAAATCGTCTCGATGAGATGGAACAAAAACTTGACGGTGAAGTAAATAGAAATATGGATGTCACTGAAGAGTTGGATACACTCAAAAGAGCAAACGTGATAAGAGAGGCCTGCGAAGACCTATCCGAATCACAAAAAGAGAAACTAGTTTCACTTGCAGAAGGAGTAGACTTTAAGACTGAAGAAGATTTCGCTGAGAAAGTTTCAGAAGTTAAGAATGCATACTTCCCTGTAGATGGTGAAAAACTAGTTGAAGATACTGTTGTTGAAGAAGGTACTGGTGTTATCTCTGAGGAATCAGACGAACCAAGACTTGCACCTGAAATCGCAACATATGCTAACGCATTATCTAAACTAAAACCATTAGGTTAATTTAAAGGAAAATAAAAATGTTTCAATCAGAAAACTTACAAGAAAAGTGGGCGCCAATTCTAGAGCACTCCGATTTACCAAAAATCGAAGACAACTACAAGAAAGCGGTTACTGCAGTAATTCTTGAAAACCAAGAAAAGGCTCTTAAAGAAGATAGAGCAACTCTTGAAGAAGCTGCACCTTTAAATGCTACTGGGGCACCTATTTCTAACTGGGATCCGATTTTGATTTCATTAGTAAGACGTGCTATGCCAAATCTCGTTGCTTACGACATTTGTGGCGTTCAACCAATGACTGGCCCAACTGGTCTGATTTTTGCTATGAAAGCAAGATATCATGACGATGTAGACGCTGTTAGAACTGCAGAATCAGAAGCGCTTCACAACGAAGCAAGAACTGGTTACTCAGCAGCAGCACAAACTGCATCCACTTCAGTTGGTACAGACCATTCAGGCGACCCTTTCAACGGTTCATATGCTTCACAAACCTCTACTGGTATGTCAACAGCAAGTGCAGAAGCACTTGGTGATGCTGCTGGTAATCAGTTTGCTGAAATGTCATTCACTATTGAGAAGGCTACTGTAACTGCCAAATCCAGAGCATTAAAAGCTGAATATACACTAGAACTTGCACAAGACCTTAAAGCAATTCACGGTCTTGACGCTGAGTCAGAACTCGCTAACATCCTATCATCTGAAATCCTTGCTGAAATCAACAGGGAAGTAATCAGAAGCGTAAACAACCAAGCAAAAACTGGTGCTCAAGGCACTGCTTCTGCTGGTACTTTCAACTTAGATGTTGACGCTAACGGTAGATGGTCAGTTGAAAAGTTCAAAGGTCTATTGTTCCAAATCGAAAGAGAATCAAACTTCATCGCTAAAGATACAAGAAGAGGAAAAGGTAACTTTATCCTTTGTTCATCTGATGTTGCTTCTGCTCTTTCAATGGCAGGTGTATTAGATTACACTCCTGCTTTATCAACAAACTTGTCTGTAGACGATACTGGTAATACTTTTGCTGGTGTTCTAAACGGAAGAGTTAAAGTCTATATCGACCCTTATGCAAGTGCCGATTACATGACTGTTGGTTACAGAGGTTCAAATCCTTATGACGCTGGTATGTTCTATTGCCCATACGTTCCATTACAAATGGTACGTGCTGTTGGTGAGAACACATTCCAACCAAAAATCGGATTTAAGACAAGATACGGTATGGTTTCAAACCCATTCGTTGACACAGGTAACGTACAAGACAGAGATGGTCTTGCAACTGCTGGTCTTAACCAATACTACAGAAAAATGGCTGTTTCTAACATCCTATAAATCTGAAGTAATTGATTTTAAAAGGTCTCTTCGGAGACCTTTTTTTTTACCTAAATATAAGTATGGAAAATAAATATTATAAAGATGTGAAGGTTTTGGAAGGCCCATGGGAAAGAGGAATCTTTGAAGACGGTGTTGAAAAAACACATCAAATACTCGCTAGACGAGTCGTGACGACATTCATAGCAGATGGATATCTGTGTGAAGAAGAAAAGACTAGAACCTACAGAAATGATGGTGATTACCATGATACTACTGTTAACAAGAGGGTGATGAAGATAGATGACTGATATTAACAAATCAATATTAAACAAAAATAATTTTAGATTACTAATAGAGAAAGTTCCCACTGTTGAATACTATGTTCAGAGTGTTAGCATTCCTAGTTTATCGTTTGTTGAAGTAAGTGTACCAACAAGGATTGGTGTTAATGCTTTCTTCCCAGGCGATAAAGTTGAGTTTGGTAATCTAAGTGTATCATTTATTGTAGACGAAGATGTGTCTAACTATAAAGAGATATATGATTGGATGGACAGTATCATTCCTATATCAGATACAGTAGACTTCAGTACTCTAACTGGTACTGAAAGAACTAATCTAGGACAATTGGCAGATATCAATGATGACCTTCAACAATACTCACAGATTACACTAGTCACTAACACTAACAAAAATATCCCTAACAGATTTTTTAAATTCTATGATGCATTCCCTATATCGTTGAGCGGTATAGACTTACAAAGTGGTTCAGATGCTGAACCAGCTATATGTACAGTAGAGTTTAGGTTTACACATTTCGATATAGAAACCACTAGTTAATATCACCTTTTCGTGATATAATATATACATTATGACTTTAGATGAATTAAAGGCCCAATGGGCATTAGATTGTGAAATTGATGATATTGAATTGGACAACGCATCTCTCGAAGTTCCCAAACTTCATGCTAAGTACCAAGACCAACTCACTAATAAATTACTAACACTCAAAAATTGGGAGTTCAAATATGATGAACTTCTCAAAGATAAGTGGTTGTGGTATAATGGTAAGATGGATTCAGATAGAATCAAAGAACTGGGATGGGCAGATGACCCATTCGATGGTCTTAAGATTATGAAAAGTGACATGCAATTCTTTTACAATTCAGACTCAGACCTCAGAGAAATTAAAGCTAAAATTGAATACTTAAAAATAACCATCAACTTCCTAAAAGATTGTATGCAAAATATCACTTGGAGACACCAAACGATTAAGAATACAATCGATTGGAGAAAATTTATGGCAGGTCAATAAGATGATATTACGAAACAACATGTGCATTATTGAAAATGCATTCACAGACGATGAAGTCGAACAGATAAAACGAGTTGCAAAAGGACAAGAAGAAGTCGTAGCAATGGTTGGAGACCCATCCACAGGCGGTGCAGATGATGCTCAAGTACGCTCGGGTAAAGTTAAATGGTTTATGAACCAAAATATGCAGAACTCGATTCCCGATGTGTATGATAAATTATATAAACTTATAGAAGAAGCGAATGTAAGTTCTGAATGGAATCATAAAATTGAATTTGTTGAGAATCTTCAATACACCATATACAATGCTCCCGCTAAAACCAAAAAAAAGAAGGGAGACTTTTACACTTGGCACACTGATAGCGGGCCAGAACCTTTACCAAATGGTAAGATACGTAAATTAAGTTTAACAGTTCAATTGTCAGACCCCGAAGAATATGAAGGTGGTAATTTCCAATGGTTAGAACCTACTCAACAACTAAACGGTATGGGGAAAGGTTTTGGGATGAAGTTGGATATGAATAATTCTGTTCGAACAGTACCATTCAGTGGTAAGACAAAGGGGACATGTATCATATTCCCATCATTTATATATCACCAAGTAACACCAGTGACACATGGAACACGTGAATCTCTAGTGGGATGGTTTGCTGGCGACCCATATGTCTAACATTGTAAGAGTAGAGAAATGTGATGAAGTATTTCTAAGAGTCCATTGTGATAAAGGACTTTCTAGAGACTTGTTTGAATTTTTCTCATTTACTGTACCCAATGCAAAATTTATGCCATCATATAAGAATCGTATGTGGGACGGTAAGGTACGACTCTTCTCAATTAAAACAAACAAAATTTATATAGGATTACTTCCATACATCGATGAGTTCTGTAGAGAACGAGGATTTGAGTTTGAAGGTGTCCAAGATGTTATAGGTGATAAGACTAGAATATCAGATGAAGATGTGGACTTCTTTATCAATGGAGACGACTTAATTCCAGGCTTGGGACTTCCTTTTGCACCAAGAGATTATCAAATAGATGCATTCAAATCTACAGTACAGTATGGTAGACAGTTATTATTATCTCCTACTGCTAGTGGTAAGTCATTAATCATTTATATGTTATGCAGATGGTTTGAAGGAGAGATGTCTCTACCCAATTGTAAGACTGTAATAATAGTTCCTACTACTTCGTTGGTTGAACAGATGACCAAAGATTTTCAAGAGTATGGATACAAAGAACCTATTTGTAAAATATACAGTGGACAAGAAGTATTTGATTCCTCTATAACAGTCACAACATGGCAGTCCTTTGCAAAAGCACCTAAAGAAGTATTACAATCATTTGATGTTGTGGTAGGGGATGAAGCACATTTATTTAAAGCACAAACACTCAAAGGTATTTTAGAGAAGATGAAAACTACTGCAATTCGTATCGGAACTACTGGTACACTTGATGGCAGTGAAGTTCATAGACTACAACTAGAAGGTTTGTTTGGGCCAGTCAAAAAGGTCATAACCACAAAAGAGTTAATGGACGAAGGGACGATTGCAAATTTAAATATAGAATGTGTCATACTTCGTCATACCAAACAGAAGAAAATGTCATACCAAGATGAGATGGATTATCTCGTAGGAAATGATAGTAGGAACGAATTTATATGCAACCTAGTATATTCCCTTAAGGGGAACACACTTGTACTATTTCAATATGTCGAAAAACATGGAGTTCTTCTACATAATAAGATGACATGTCGATTGGGTGAACAATTACACTATGTCTATGGCGGAACCGATACCAAGGATAGGGAGAACGTAAGGGAAATCGTTGAGAAAGCAAATGACAACGTCATACTGGCGTCATACGGTACCTTCTCAACTGGTGTTAATATTAAGAAGATTGATAATGTAGTCTTTGCATCTCCTTCCAAATCACGAATAAGAAACTTACAATCTATTGGTAGAGGTCTTAGAAAGGCTGATGGTAAAACTGAAATGCGATTGTTTGATATATCAGATGATTTACAATGTGAAAATCATACTCTGAATCACCTTAAGGAACGTATAAATATATACAACGAAGAGGGATTTGTATATCAAATGAGACAATTCAACATTACATGAAGGCAAAAGACTTGCACACACCACAACAATATGAAGTAGTTAAACTTAAAATTGGTACTGAACTAGTTGCAATGACTAGAGACCGTGCTGATAAATTGGAGTTAACACTACCTATGTGTTATACACTCACTCCAGCAGGAGACGGAACAAGTAACACTACCTTCTATCCCTTTGCACCAACTAGTAAAAGCACTAACATAGTTATCGATAAAGAAGATATCATGTACAGGGCAGAAGTTAGTGAACAATTCATTCCCATTTATGATAAAGCTTCATCGTCTTGGGCAACGATGTTAGAAGCACAATCTATTCCCATTTCTACAGGACAAGTTATTAAGTCCCCATCACTTCAGAGAATGCATGAACTACTCGAAGACTACATGGGTGATGCTGAACTTGACGAAGAATGGGACGATGATATACTTGATGTTAGTGGAACCCCCAAGATAATTCATTGAGCAAAAAAGAATACTAAATAGTCTGCGTATAAATCAGAGTTATATTTGATTATACAATATTTTAATATACAACAACTAGGAAAATACCATGACAACAGCTGCGATAGCTAAGAGCATGGTGCGAAAAACTAAAGAGATTAGAGAGAGTAAGCAAGTGTGTGTTCTCTGTGATGTTATTGAATTTCTAGCATTCATGACTCTTCCCTTTATAGTACCATTTATGATAATGTATTTTACATTATTAAATTTCTAATGCGGATACTTATACTTCTTACCATTTTAGGTTCATGGGCAATTCTATATGACCGAGACCCAGGCTCTTTGCGGTCTTTAAGAAATGCCACAGAGTTTAATAATATGAGTCCAAACTCATGAAGAAGTCATCCAACCTCAAAGACCTCATGGAGATAGGCACACTAGTATCTATCTTCATGATAACCATTCTATCTTTAGTGGAGGTATAATATGTACGTACCTTGGTTTACCAAACCCGAGACTGAAAAGAAAGTACTTCAGATAGTCAACCTCTCGCCCAACGAATCAGTTATAGAAAAACTAACAGATGTACATCCCATGAAACAAATCTTTTGGGCAAGTATAGTACAGGTTTGTGTATTCGGTTTTATGATTCTCTCGTTCGCCGTCATCAATAAATTAGTCCAATGAACACACTATATAATATAGTAAAACGTAAATTTACAATGTCTTATGAACCGTCTTATATGGAGATATTATTTCACTTCATAGTAACGATGTTATTAGGAATGATTCCGCTACTCGTACTATTTCTAATCGTTAATCTCTTTATATAAGCTTCCCTGTGGGGACATAAGCTACTTTAACATAGATTTTCTAATCCACAAGTGGCTTTTTAAAAAAACTTATCTTTTTTTATTACCAAATAATTTCAAAAAGCCACTAGGAATCCTATAACTAAGGAGTATAATGTATACATGACTAAGAAAAAAGACCCTAAAACACAGGCGCATTACGTCAACAACAAGGACTTCACAGCGGCAGTTTCTGAGTATGCAATTGCAATCAAAGAAGCGAAAGAGTCGGAAGGAACTCCACCCCAAATGTCAGAGTACATAGGAGAATGCATCTATAAGATTGCAACAAGACTATCTACTAGACCCAACTTTATCAATTACACTTATCGAGATGAAATGATATGTGATGCAATCGAGAATTGTATTCAGTATCTTGGCAACTTCAATGTAGAAAAATCAAACAATGCATTTGCATATGTTACACAGATTTGTTACTATGCTTTCTTGAGAAGAATACAGAAAGAAAAGAAACAAGTGTACATTAAACAACAAGCAATTGATGCTACTTCACTCACACTCGATGCATTTGATACAATCGATGGAATACACGACCCTACCTTAACCAACACTAACGTGGAATGGATGCAAGAGAATATGAACAGGGTTGCATATGAACCAAGAAAATCAAAAAGAACAAGGAAATCTACAAAACAAAACTCACTAGAGAAATTCGAAGATAAATGAAAATAGCGATATTGAATGACACTCACTGTGGAGTGAGAGGTGATATGATTGAGATGTCTAATTATCAAGGACGTTTCTATAATGAAGTGTTCTTCCCATACTTAGATGAGCATGATATCAAACACATCATTCACATGGGTGACTACTTTGATAGAAGGAAGTATATCAACTTCGCTTCCATGAAAGCAAATATCAAACACTTCATTGAACCTATGACTGAACGTGGTATAACCATGGACTTAGTAATTGGTAATCATGACACATATTATAAGAACACCAATGATGTCAATGCTCCCGAATTACTTCTTTACAATCAACCAAACGTATCTGTTTATTCTGAGTGTGAAGTTAAAGAGTATGATGGGTTTTCTATTGCACTTGTGCCATGGATTAATAGTGATAACTATGCTGACTCAGTAGAATTTTTACGTTCAGCACCAGCATCTGTTGCTATGGGTCACTTTGAAATAGAAGGTGCATTGATGATGCCAGGCATGACATGTCAACATGGACTAGACCATTCATATTTAAAACGTTTTGATAAAGTGTATAGCGGGCACTTCCATCAAAAGTCAGAGGTCAAGAACATTCACTACGTTGGTTCACAGATGGAATTTACTTGGTCGGATTATAACGATAAGAAGTACTTCCATATTTTTGATACTGAAGACCAATCCCTAACTCCAATACACAATCCTATTACTATGTTTGAAAAGGGTTTCTATGATGACGCTAAAGAAACTTTTGAAACTATAAGTGAAAAAGATTATTCAAATTACACTGGTAAGTTTGTGAAAATTATTGTCGTTAATAAAGACAATCCGTATTGGTTTGATACATTCTTGGACAAGGTACATGCTGCTTCACCTTTACATGTATCGGTTGTGGACGATAATAAACATATGGATTTTTATGGAGATGATGAGGTAGAAGACATCGAAGACACTCTAACTATCCTATCCAATTACATCGATGGATTAGAAATCCAAGGTAAGAAAAAGCCACTTAACGAATTGATGACAACGTTGTATAATGAAGCATTGGATGAACACTCTTATTTATGATAAACTTCAAAACTGTGAGGTGGAAGAATCTTCTTTCATCAGGCAACAAATATACTGAGATACAATTAGACAGAAATCAAACAACCCTAGTATTGGGTGAGAACGGTGCTGGTAAATCCACACTATTAGATGCATTGTGTTTCGGATTGTACGGACGTGGATTTCGGAATCTAAAAAAAGACTTATTGATAAACTCAATCAATCAAAAAGAAATGATAGTTGAGGTCGAATTTACGATTGGCCGAAGAGAATACAAAGTAATACGTGGTGCAAAACCTAACAAGTTTGAATTATATGTAAATGATATGTTGGTAGACCAAGACGCTACGGTTAAAGACTATCAAGAACATTTAGAAAAGAACGTACTCAAAATGAGTTACCGTTCATTCACACAGGTTGCTATCTTGGGGTCAGCAAACTTCACTCCATTCATGCAATTGAAATCGGCAGAGAGACGTAAATTAGTCGAAGACTTGCTGGACATTTCAATCTTCAGTACCATGAAAGACATTTTAAGGAAGAAAGTATCCGCACATAAGATAGAGTTGAAAGAAACTAACCATGAAGTTGAACTCATAGAAGAACGTGTGAGTGGTCTCAACGAACAGTTGGAAGCACTGAGAGAAACAAGAGAACTTAAGATACAAAAGTACGAAGATACTGTACAAGAAACGCAAGATAATATTGATACACTACTAGAAAAGGTAAGTGTTAAAGAAGAAGATGTGGTAAATAAGCTTGAGACCATATCAGACAGAGACCCACAAGGGGATAGACTTAAACAAGCAGAAGCAGTAGAACAGCAACTTATAACTGCACGTAAGAAAGCACTGAAAGAAATAGAGTTTTATGAAAACCATGATGATTGTCCAACATGTAAACAGGGGTTAGACCATGAACACAAGACGAAACACATTGAGGAGAAGAAACTTAAGTCAGATGAAATCAAGAAAGCGCTGCTTTCTCTTGACACCACCCTCGAAGATACCCGAAATCGATTGGCGGAAATCACAGAAGTCCAACGAGAAATAGAATCCATTCAAAAACAGAAAGGTCTTTTACAAACTGAGATACTTTCAAATCAGAAGTTCATTACAAAGATTCAAAAGGAAATTGAAGAACTAAAAATAGAACAAAATGTAAGTTCTAATGTCCATGAACGAATCGAAGAATCAGAAGATACACTAGAAATTCTACATCAAAAACATAAGACACTAGTAGACCAAGCACACTACTTTGATATTGCTTCTACTCTATTGAGAGACCAAGGAGTAAAGGAGAAGATTATTAAACAGTATGTTCCTGTTATGAATAAGATGATTAACAAGTATCTCGCCCAATTAGAATTCTATGTTGGGTTCGAACTCAACGAAAGTTTCGAAGAGACTATCAAGTCAAGATTTAGAGACGTGTTTAAGTACGACAACTTCTCACAAGGTGAAAAGATGAGAATCGATTTATCACTTTTGTTTACTTGGAGAGCAGTTGCACGTATGAAGAACAGTGTAAACACTAACTTGCTTATACTTGACGAAGTGTTTGATTCATCACTAGACGTTAATGGAACAGATGACTTCATGAAACTATTAAACACCTTGACGGAAAAGACTAATGCATTTATAATTAGTCACAAGGGAGATGCACTGTACGACAGGTTTGAGAATGTAATTCGATTTGAGAAACATAAAAATTTCTCACGACTGGCGGAATAGGATAAATAGTATTATGAAAAGTTTTTCCGAATTTAAAACACCAAAAATAGAAGATATAAAGTTAGACTTACCTACAATAAGTGAGTTGACTGTATCTCCATACTACACACAAAGAGGTGTAGCGAATCCGTATTATGATTTAGATATCAGTATGGATGCTATCACAGCACAAGTTGGTGAAGGTGATATTAAATTTAAGAATGTTGAGAGTGCAAGTGGACAAGAAATATTTTCTGTAGGGAATGGTAAGTTTTTCTTCCAAGTAGAAAAGAATGGAAGTGACACTCCATACTATGTAAGGACTACTAAGAGTGCTGTTAAATCGCACTTAGGTATGGGTAAACGAAAGGATTCGACAGCTTCATCTAATGTGAATGAGTTATTATCTGTATATTTTTTAGATAAAACCAGTGAGATGAAAATGGACTCCGTGGAATGGGAGATGGTAATAGGTAAGAAGTCAGGCAAGACTGGTGTGTTACTTGGAGACGGAAGTCCGCTTACCTATGAGACCATGATTCAGTTGATAGATAAAGATGAAACTGCACAAAGAGATATCAAGATTGGTCAACACAATGCTAGAGCAATTCTGCAAGACTTAAGTGGTCAATCAATTAAGAATGTATACTGGACACCACGTGGAAAGCCAGGCGGTATCTCAGATAAGAACCCTTCAGATGTTATGGTTGAACTTTCGAGTGGAACGTTCATAGGATACTCTAACAAGATTGCTGCTGGTAAAGATATGACACCAAAGATGAATGCATCTGCTGTCGCACAGTATAGTAAACTTGGGGATTCAAAACAATTAAAATCAGTTATGAATCACATTGATGTTGCATGGGATGAAGCAGTCAATAGTGTTAAAAACAAAGAAGTGCAAAAAGAGTTGAAAGTTAAATGGACTTCTAAAGTTAAGAGAGAGAAGTACACAGAAGGTGGTTCAAAAGCATCATTCTATAAGATAGGTCAACTATTCACTAAACATGGGTTGAGTTTTTATTCAGAAGATTTCTATTATCCATTTAGAAATTCTGTTATCCAACAGATGTCAAAACACTTGTCTAAACCAAATAACCTATTATACATGTTGAACACTATGGGGTATTACACTTATCCCGATGCTAACTCTACACCATGTCCATACAAGTTATTGATTGGTTCAGAGAGTGGGTCAAAGATGAAAGACGTAGGTGCTAATGAAGAATTAAAAGCAGTATGTCTCGATGAAAATCCTAAAAATTATGGGAACATCAAAGTCAATTACGTGAAGGGACAACAAAGTTTTACTTTGTCGTTTGTATATAAACCACTGAAGAAGTATTGTGAACTTCCCATTACTATGAGGACAAGGGCGTCCGGCGGTTGGGCAGGTAAAGCATTATATATGAGTTCTTCAGGCATTAGGATTAAATAATGTATCAATTAGTTGAAGAAGCGAGTAAAGTATTAAGGACACGTCCAAATGATTTTGATTTTGAGACAAGGGAAGACGCTGAAGAGATAGAGAGTAAATTGTCGGAGACCATGGAACAATATGGTGGTCTTGGTTTGAGTGCAAATCAAGTGGGACTAGATGCTAGAGTTTTTGTCATGAGAACACAGGACGGTATTCAAGCATTCTTTAATCCCGAGTTAACTAAAGTGTCTCAAGAAACAGACTTAATGAAAGAGGGGTGTTTATCGTTCCCCGATATATACCTTATGATTAAGAGACCCAAAGTGTGTGAACTTAGATGGAGTAACGCTAAGGGCGAAGAAAACACACAACTATTTGATGGTATCGGTGCAAGATGTATACAACATGAACTAGACCATCTCAACGGTATCTTGTTCTTACAAAGAGCGAGTAAATTGAAATTAGAACGTGCTTTAAAATCACGTCCTAAAGAAAAACGAAAAAGACTAGATTATGAAAAACGACAAGCATATGCAAGATTCATCCAAGAACAACAGGAAGCTCAATCTAATAACTCAGAACGAGATGACATCTCCGCAAGAGAATCAGATTCTAATTCAGTGGTTTAGAGAAAACTTACAAGACCTTAGAAGTGTTGGTGATGGTTCCGATTACGTTGGAATCAATATCATACACATACACGACCATTTTATAAGGACACTCCTTAGACGAATTCAATTTGATGCTGTTGCAGAGATTTATAAAAGAACTGGTAGTAAACAGTATCCCGAAATGTGTATTATGACAGAGTGGCCAATCGGTGGTTTTCAACGCCCACATAAAGATACCTACTCTTCAGTTGAACTAATTTACGGTTTAGAGAATGACGACAAACCTAAAAGAGAGTGGACTCTTATATTAAATCTCAATAGCAACTTTGGTGATGGTAAGACATACTTCCCCGATGATGACTATACACACGACCCTGTATCGGGACAGGGAGTCCTGTTCCAAGGACTTTATCACGAACATGGTGTACAGAAGGTTCGAAGATGTCCTCGTTACACTATCGCCATGTGGTTCTCCGCTGACCCAAACAACATGCTTACCGATATGGTCACAAATGACCTTAAAGAAGACCAATTTTCTTTACTAGGAATGCAATTACCCACTAGACAAAGCCAGTAACTTTTTGATACTATAGTATCTGTTGGATTGATTAAGTCCTTGTAGCTCAACTGGATAGAGCAACAGCCTTCTAAGCTGTAGGTTATAGGTTCGACTCCTATCGGGGACGCCAATCCAAACCCCCCCAAATTAAATTTGACAAAGCCCCTCACTTTTTTGTATACTATGTATATAATGAAAAAAGGAGATA